TAATCTTAACTTTGTAATGCAAGGATGTTTAATTTTACCAGTTCTAAAACCAGACCCGGTTAAGTAGTTCATTGTTATCTTGATCTTGTCATTACTTGTTTTATGTATAGGACCAAGATATTTCCTGAGTTGAGCGCAGCACCATTCTGGTTTCTTACTCCACTGTCCGAGCAATTTTTTTCTAACTGCTTGCCACTCTTTGTCCTTTACAAGCTCTGACATTTTGCTCATTATTTTACCTCGGCTGTGACCTTTTTGTAATAATCTTGCGGTTCTACAATAACTCTACCTGAACCATTACATTCCCCACATGTAAAGTATTGTCGTAAAGCAAAAACTTTTCCACTTCCCCGACAAGTAGGACATTGTCTCTTCACTTGGAAGACCTTTTTAACAGGAATGGTTAGTTTAACTTCTTTCTCACTATCCCATGAATGTTCTTCACCACCCATCCCCATTGTCACTTTCTCTGTGATATGGGTTCTGACTACAACCTGTTTTTTGTCAGCGATGTATTTTTCAAAATGACACCACTGTTTTCCTTCGAGTTTCTTATGTGTTACCTCACATTGAGACCACCCACAGAGTTTTTCAAATAAACACCAGTTGGTTGGCTTAGGTTTTGGTTTATCATATTTGAAGACTAACTCAATCTTACTTCTCCAATCATGGTGTTTATCACAGATCATTTTACTACTCAAGAATTCTTCACACCCTTCCATTTTTCCAAGAGCATCAAGAAGTTGAATGATAATTCCATTTGCAGTCTGACTTGAAAGAATAAACTTTCTGGTTCCTTTTTTGTCCTCTACGTCAAAGTGAATATTACTAGATTGAATTTCGTCCAACTCTACTGTTTGATCTCTTCCAAGATACAAATTCCTTATCCAAAAATTGTCAGTTTCATTTTCTCTTATACCGTATTTTTCACTCATTTCGCCAGTTCTCCTTTACCACCCCCAAAACCATTCAATGATCCAAATACCAGCGAGAAAAATCCATGGAAGAAATCTCATGAATTTATCTCCTGTTCTATTCCAAATCAGTTTGATTGTATCATGATATTCTTTATTTTCATCACAACCTTCTCGACACGTTGGTGAAATAATACACCATTTACATGGATCCCTAAATCTCATTTGAATCCTTTCGTGGCGGTGAGGACAGGATTTGAACCTGCAAGAGCTGTTAACTCAATCAGTTTAGCAAACTGACGCCTTTACCGACTCGGCCACCTCACCTGTATGTTAAAAAAAATGCCATTATAACTAACAACCATAAAAACATTTCAGGCCTCACACCAGCAACCATTGTATTTCTAATTGCCAGCCACCATAACCGCATGAACTTCCAATAATACAACTCAAGTAATTTAAACATAGGGACTCACGGTCAGTCAGATAGATGTTAATTGATGTCGATTGTGAGAGAACCTTTTCTTACCTCAACCTTTTCTTTCTCGAAGGTGAGTGTTAATATACCGTTCTCAAATACTGCTGCAACACCGTTGGTGTTGATTTTCTCAGGGAATTTGATAACTCTCTTAAAAGTCCTTTGAGAGACTTCTTGCATGAGATATCGTCCCTTTTCCTCTTGTTGATCTTCTTTCGTTGCTTGCAAGAATAATACATTATCCTTGAGTTCAACATGGATGTCATCTTTTGAGAAACCAGCAAGAGCGAATTCAGCAATGTACTGAGTGTCAGTTTCTCGAATGTTGCCTTTGGGTAAAGTTGATCTTGGCTGCATACGTTTAAATATCTTCTTTGTCACTGGTGGTGTTACCCAACCATCATCAAAGAAACTTCCAAATGCATCACCAAATGTTTCGAACAGTCCTTCGAACTGGTCGAAGAGATCATCAAAACGATCAAAAGCAACGAGTCCATCCATTGGATCTGACTTCTTTACTAGATCTTTTGTTTCTTTACTCATGGTCTTTCCTCCTGTTTGAGTGACCGACCGTGAGTCCCAAATTTTAGTTATTGTTGATTTAAACATTTTTGATTTCTTTCTATGGCGGCTCCGACCGGGTTCGAACCGGCAGTAACGCCGTGACAGGGCATCGTGTTGACCGATTAACACTACGGAGCCTAAAATTGGATTTTACTAATAGAGGGGAGTTTTGTCTTCCCTCTTTAACCAAGAAGGAAGTCAGACTATCTTAAGATGTGATTCCTTCGTGGGTTGTTGGTTCAATACTATCTGTTGCTGGAACCATATAACCGGTATGTGCGCAGGCGTTCTCACTAAACCATCTCGGTGATTTTAATTTGAGTGCTTGCATTACTACCTCCACATACGACTATTATTTATATTATGTTCTTGTTACAAATGAATATTACACTTCTGTTTGTTTCTCGGGTTCGACTAGTTTCCAACCCTTCTTTTTCATATCCTTTTTGATCTTTGAGTGTGTTTCTGGAATATCCTCACAATACGAAACCCTAATTGAATCGTGAATTAAAATTAACTCAGCTCTGGTATCATATAACAAAGATTCAATCCAGAAATGTTCTTTATTTTCTAATAACAAAGATGTGTGAAGAACAGGCATATAAAGAAAGTCATCATATTTCTCAAAATGATATCGAACATCTTTAGATCCACTGTTCTCGCGAATGTAAACTGTTTTGATTAGTTTTGTAGTTATCAACCCCATTGACATTCCTTTCAGTGGCGGCGGGAACAGGAATCGAACCTGCTACGCTTTTTTAGGACGCCCGACTTTTCGAGAGTCGTTATCCCCATGGATGACCCCGCCTTTGGTGGCTAAGGAGGGAGTCGAACCCTCACGCCCAATGGACACTAGATTTTGAATCTAGCGCGTCTGCCAGTTCCGCCACTCAGCCTTGTTTTATTCGAATACCTGACCAGTTATAACCGCCTTCGCCCAGCATTTTCTTTGCTGTCTCTCGCTCTTCTGGGTCTTTCCAAATAATGTAATGGCCATTGGCATCACAAAGAGCTTGCATTCCTTTTTCAACATTTTCCCAACACATCATACCTGGATGACTGCAATTTACCGTAGAATGGTCTAACGGGATTTCTGTAAAACCTTTACTCTCGATATCGCTTGCAAATGATAACTGACTGCCCATTTATGTTTCTCCCTTCTCCTAGTATACTTTCACTCTCGTTAACTTTTCACAAGGAACACAAGTAAGACCAAGACCAGATTGATTGGCTGTACCAGTTTTCCTGCTTGCAATAGTTGCAAAACATAATCCAGTTCTTGAATCTTTAAAGTAAGTTAATTCCGTTGCCATTTTGATAGCATGGTCTCCATCAATTTTTGAAGGTTCCACTGAACATCCTGTAAGACTCAAAGACATCACCAAACCCATACACAATACCGCTAACAATACATATTTCACTTTTACCTCGCTTTCATTCTTACTTTGGAGAAATTAGGATCTTGATATTCTTATGTTACTTCCCAAGATTTCAATTCTTCAACTCTCACCCAACCACATTCAAAACACGTTGTGACTTTTTTGAATTGGCCGTCAGGTATTGTTTCCGCAATTCCATTACACTTATGACAAGTTGGTTCTACAATCCAATGAGATTGCTCCATTATCTTCTGCCTTTCTTTTTCTGTTTTTGTTGTCCAACGCGAATTTTATTTTTCTGTTCTTCTTCGATTTTTGTATGAGTAGCCATGTTACATTTTCCGAGTCGCCACTTTGCTTTTGGATATAAATATACAGAACAATACCCTTCAGCAACTCGGATACAACCCTCGCACTCGTCTACTACCGGTAGTTTTTCTTCCATTGGTCCTCCTTTTACATCCAGTGACCAAAATCATTGAGATGAGGAATATCAAACTCATATTCATCACCACCCCACTGATATGGTTTTTCTTTTGTAGTTTCCTCTTGTGTTACTTCTGGATTTTGCTTCTTTTGATAAGCTTTTACCCATCTTGAATTAGGATTAGTTGATGTACAACTAACCAGTTCAATCTCATCACGCCAATCAACTGTTTCTTCCCGTTTCCATTTAAGAGATGCAAAACATCTGAAACATTGATCTGGTAACTCATCCTCCCAAACTTTAACTGGTTTGACAGGGTCATGTTCTAATCTATGCGCCAAAACTGGCGCTCCACAAACAGTTCATGTATCATCAGGAACAATAGCCTGTAGTATTCGCATGAACATAGATTCGTCCTTTCTAATGGGAAATATATTTCACATTAACATACAAAATTGGCTATAACGGGAAATATATTTCACATTATAGCAATTTCAAAAATGGGAGTTAAACTCCCCATTAAGCGAGGTTAAGGGGTGTTATAACACCCATTTTCACTTTTCGTTAATGGGAGTAAAAAGGGGTGTTAACCCATAAAAAGCGAGCTAACACCCCTTAAAACACCTGTTATAAAATGGTGCGACTGAGAGGAATTGAACCTCCACGGACTTGCGTCCACTAGATCCTAAGTCTAGCGCGTATGCCTAGTTTCGCCACAGTCGCATAGTTAGGTGCTAGAATCTACTCATACTACCCTCAAGCAATGTACCGCGCGATATACTGCTGTCTCGTTTAGTCATGTTGCAGCTCTAGCACCAAGCTGACATTAAAACTTCTTTGACGTCATTTCCGTCTGCTTTTCCTTTGAGGTCCTTCATGATTGGACCCATTGCTTGCATCTTGTTTTTAAACTGAGACAGATCGACGTTGTCAGTTATATGTTTGAATATTTCATCTTTTGACATCATTTGAGGTAAATAAAATTCAACGATCTCAAGAAACGTTGTTGGTTTTCCATCTCCGATAACCTGGAGTTCATTCTTTCTGAGTTTTCGGAGAATACCAATCATTTCTTCTTCCGTTGCTTCCTCCCCAGCCTTTTTGTTCAGCCTTGGAATCTCTCCGAGTATGACTCGAATGGCATCTTTTCGATCTTGGTCATTTGTCATCATTGCAAGTTTCAATGCAACTCTGAGTTGTGTTTCAGTTAAACACATCATCGTCTCCGTCCTTTCTTTTTCTTTCCCTTGCCGCCTCTACTCGGAATATGGAGTCGAATTGCAATGTCTCCAAGTGTTCTCAAGACTGCCATGTTCTGTTTGTATACTTGAGGGTCAAGATTCCTACAACAATGTTGATATTCCGGAGAATCAAGCCATTCAATATATTTCATATTGCCTCTTGTCTTGTTACATCGTCGACATGCTGAAACAAGATTCTCTTCAATACTTGGTCCACCATCTTCCCACAAGACCAGATGGTCAACTGTTAATGGTAAATCATCTCTTCCACAATATCGACATTTGTATCCATCACGTTTGTATACACGCCATGACACCATTTGATCGATTTGTCTTGCTGATTTACGAAGAATGATTTTAACAAGACCTGTTTCATCTTTACTCAAAACTTCTGTCTCTTGAAGATCGCTCTGTCGTAAAAAGGCTTTCCAGTCCTCATACGTCAACTCTAACCATACTAAATGGTCTAAGTCTAGTTCGGGAAGAGGAACCAGATAGGTGTTATCATTATCAGAAAGCATAATACCTGACATTTGAATGTCAGTCCCAAATTTTAATAGATCAAAGTCCTCCATTCGCTTGTGGCTAATGTCCACTTTCATTCTCCTTTCAAAAATGGTGGGCAAGGCGGGAGTTGAACCCGCACAGAGTCAAGCTCCGCAAGATTTTAAGTCTTGTGTGTCTACCAGTTTCACCACTCGCCCATTAAGTTTACTTTTTCTTTAACTCCAGTCCATAATTAAACCACCACGACAATCCTTGTTTAATTTTAATCCAAAACCACAACAGATTATCAAATACTTTCACAACCAAAGATTTCTTCATCTTGCTCCCTCATACGTTGGACGAGTTGGTCTTCCATTTCTAACTCTCGAGTGATCTCATCACAAATCTTTTCAATCTTCTCAACTAGATCAGGTTTAATCAACATGATTGATCCAATAGCTATTTCTCTAACTCCAAGAAATTTAATTAAGTATTTAAGTTCGTCTATATTTGTGAACGAGCACCCAGACACATTCCAACCCTTTTTAATGAGGTGTTTCAAAAACCACCAATTTTCAAACTGAGCACCTTTTCCAGAAACTGCCCAACCATCTCTAAACCAACTTTTCTTCCACACTGAATTCAATCGAATACCTTCAATTCGATCAAGGTCTTCAATTTTCTCGTCGAATTCATAATCACAACTTCCAACTTTTAACCAAATTGGATGTCTTGATTCTGGTATTTGATGAATCTGTATCTTACGAAGTTTTGTATTGGGACATGAGATGTTAATTTCAATTCCTTTAATCTCAAGTTTATCTAACTCGGAGACTATATAATCAACTTCTTCTTGGGTCCCTGCAATCGAAACAATTGCTCTTTCATTGGGTTTATAAAATTTTTCTTTCCAAATTTGAAATCCGGGATTGTGTAAAGCTACTTGGTTATATATAGATTTATTCCATCTCCATATTCTCCACGGATGTCCATTTTTGGGGTGAAGTGTTATTGTTTTTGTGACAAAGGGAAATTTTGGAAATTCAAATAAATAATGCCACATATACCCTTCACCGTAATATCCCATTGCTCCTGCAGAATATACATATTTCACATGTTCACTCCCAGTTAATGTGTACAGGATGGTTCGGACTTCTCCATTGAACTCCTTTAGGAGTTTTACCACATTTTTCACAAACAAAATATTCCGAATTTCTTACAGTGATTTTCGATACTGAAAATACAGCACCACAGTGTTTGCAATCTTCTATAAGATATTTTTTCTCTTCTGGTTTGTGTCTTTGACGATCTACTCTGAAAATATAACACTCATCGTCAAATTCACCTTCAATCCAACAATGTTCAATCCTAAAACACATCTCTTCAACAACGTCTCTCTGCATAGGCCAGTTGCTCCTTTTAGAGATGGTGGCGGAAGTGGGATTCGAACCCACACGAGCTAATGCTCACAAGATCCTCGGTCTTGCGCGGCTGCCATAGTTTACGCCATTCCGCCACTTCGTTAATCTGGAATTACAACATCCATCTTTTCCATAATCTTTTTGAAATATTGTGGGTTGACTCCAAGAGCTAACGAAGCTTTTTTAAGATCACCTTTACAAAGCTTAATAGCAATTTCAATATACCGTTTTTTCGTCATATCTTGAAAGGTTGCCCATAACATTCCTTGGTGAAATAAATCGACTAATACATCGTCTAATTTTTCTTCAGTAGATGATTTATTCGTCTCATCTTCGATAACTTCACCATCTTGTACATCTCCATCATATGTGATGAGTTTAGTTTGGACTTCATTCAATTCTTGTTGAAGTCTTTTAATTTCTTGTTGATCTGCAGTTATCTGAGCAGGTCGCACTTTACATTGACCAGTTAAAAGTGCTTCGTGAAGACTATCAACAGTCCTCAGAGCTTCAATCACATTGACTGCCAACTGCCGATTATCAACATGGTTTTGAAGCTGTATGATGTTAACTCCATCCTTCTTAATGGCGCTTGTAAGGCTAACTCCAAGTGTTTGTGTTAATGACACATCTTTGTCTTGTTCTGCTGGAGTCGTTGATTCCTGAAGAATCTGATACAACGAATCTTTCAATTCACCTACTTCAGTTGGCACAATGTTTGCCGCCGGCATTTTTTAACTCCTTTCGTTATTCTAAAAGTGGTGGAGGTGCCGAGAGTCGAACTCGGGTCCAACGATGTTCCATATCAGTATCTACGCTCATATCTGCACTACTATTCCAACTTTGGGGGCGTGGTGCAGAACTTCCCAAAGAGGTTTGCTGGTAATCTTTATCTAAATGGTCCCAGCACCGTATCTAGATGCATCTCTCTAGTCGACGCTCAATTCCAGATAGAGAGAAGTCTCTGGATTGAACGAACCCGCTTTAAGCAGCGAGTCTAACTTCAGTATAATAATCGTCTGCAGTTATGTTTAAGTAGTCAATTTTTAACGCAGCCTTTTGACCAACTGCGGAGCGCAACCTTTACTTCTCCATCCCTGTCGATACCTTTTCACCCCCGTTTTAGTTTAAGCCGATACCATAAATCTCCAACTTCTATTTCTTCTTTTTTATGAACTACTTCAAAACATAATAATTGTTCTGGTTTAGTTGTCACTAAAGGACTTTCTTTAAATATTTGCCTAAAGTTTCTAACGTTGTTGTGAATATTACTGTCCATAGAAAATTCAAAAACTTCTTTTAATTCATGACATGTAATTTCAAAATCTAAACACATTTCTTCCCAGAAAGAGGAGTATTTGAGATGATCTATGATATGTTCAGTGCCGTTATTCAATTTAGCGCTGATTGTAAGTACAGAATCAAGATCAAAAAACCAATCTCGATAATCTTTAAATGGTTTGATTAAGATTTTGCATTCCATTCTATCCTCCGAAGAGTTTCAAATTCATATTCTCTATTCTCGTTACTAACTGAGCTATTTGAGTATAACCATAGTTAACTAACCTTTGATTAACTTCTTTCTCTGCTTCTGCCCAGGTTCTATTTAGATCTTGTCTAATCATCTTACAAAAGTTCCAAGTAAAAGCTCCTTGAACTTTATTATTGAAATAACCTTCATAAGAGTAATTATCTTCAGCACAACCAGCAAATAGAATGTGTCTTTGATCAACAATTCCAACAGTCGCTTTTTGACCAAATCGTTTGATTTTAGTTCTCCCAACAAGCTGAGCTGCCAGATGTTGTGGAGGCGCTAAAAATCTAATTTTACGTTGTTGAAATGTATTAATCCTTGATAATGCTCTTGAAACAGTTCCGCTATGACAAGAATCACAAATAAATGTCATTTGCGCTCCTTCTGGAACTTTCTTGAAATAGGAGGCAAGAATGTCATCAGTAAATGGATCGTCAAAATTCAGATCTGTGGGACAGATAATTTCATCCATTCCATCTGCTTCATCCGCGTTATTATCAGGAACTTGTGAACCATGACCAGAAAATGACATAACAAGTTCATCACCAGGAATAGCATTATCTACAAGATTAGCCAAACCTTTAATAATGTTGGATTTTGTTGCCTCATAATCAAATATCAATTTTATGTTTTGAGTTTGAAAATCAAACTTAGAAACTAAAATATTGTCTATGTTTAGAGCATCTTGTACACACCCGCTTAAATCACAATCGAATGCTGGATCATATTTATTTACTCCAATGAGCAACGCTCTTTTCTCTGGCTGTCGTGTTGGTGTTTCTACAACAGGTTGAGATACAGATACTGTTTCTGGAGGTGCAACAACAACTTCACTCTTCATCATACTAATCGCGTCATTTATTTGTTGTTGAGCAGCTTCTAATTTTTGAAGAATGACAGTTTTGTTCATTGCTACTCCTTATTTTAGGAGATCCACAGGAAATTCAGTTTCTTTTCCTGGCTCCCTATCATACGCGGCTTGGAGAACTTTTTTGACGTCCTCTATATTTGAGCCGTCTGTTTTTAATACGTGTTTATTAAACCAAACTTTGTTGCCTTCAGTCATTGGCATTATCCCAAACGCTCGTTTACGCCATTTTAACCAATCCTCCATATAAAGGGGATAGTCATCAACTAGGACCCGTCCATAGACCAGTCCTTTGTTCTCAGTTATGGTTATAGGGACTCCGCCAATATGTTTCTTACACCATTCAACTTTTTCTAACCAAGCATGAGGTTTTGTGGTAGGTCCTTTTGTTAACACATTAATGGTGAAACCAATTTGAGCTGCAGCATTCATAATGTCAAAACCGAGTTTCTTTGGTGGTAAATTTCTCCACCAACCTCTTTGCTGCATAATCAAATGTTTACGACGCTGCAACCAGATCGGAGCTGTTTTATCATGTACAGTTATTGGTTTCGGGTCTTCAGGTCCTTGAATATCTAATAGATCTTGTAGCATTCTCCCGTCAAAATCTACAAGAGTATCATCCATGTCAAATAATGCTATTTGTTCTGCCATTCAAATTTCCTTTCGTATGGCGGCGGGAACAGGATTTGAACCTGTGGGGCTATTACACCCACTGCCTTTCCAAGACAGCACCATAAACCAGACTCGGACACCCCGCCTTATTCTATTAACTCAATGTCATATTCATGCCAATCCAATAATCTCAATGGCTTAGAAGCAATGACGGATAATATCAACGTATCTTTCCCAGGTCTCAAAATTTTTTCTTTTCCTGTTTCTTTCTCGGTGATTTTGACTCGCACATTGTCAATATTCATTGTTCACCTATTCAATAAAATGGCGGAGAAGACAGGAATCGAACCTGCTACGCTTTTTCAGGGCGCCCGAGTTTTCAAGACTCGTTATCCCCATGGATGACCTCTCCTTATGCATTAGAATACCCCTAACTCTTTCAGAATGTCGTCGATTCCAAAACGTTTCATTCTCAACATTAAGAATTCCATAATAGTTGGTTGAATTGGACGTCTTGGCAATCTCATCTTAGCTTGTCTTGGTGTTCTGTTTCCCTTGTCATTGTTACAAGGTTTACAAGCAGCCACGCAGTTTTCCCAAGAAGATATTCCACCTTGTCCTCTTGGTGTTACGTGATCAATAGTTAACTTTTGTTTCTTAGTACCACAATATTGACAAGTGAAATTATCTCGATAGAGAACATTTCTTTTACTGAAAGGAACTTTACTTCGGTAGATTGTCCGGACTAAATGAACCAGGCGGAGAACTTTTGGAACGGTTCTCTCCCACGCATTTTCAAGACTTTTGATAATCTTTTTTGAAGCTTTGACAATTTCAACTTTACCTTTTTCAATAAGGCACATCGCCTTTTGCCAACTGATTGTGTTCAAGAAACTGTAGTCTGCATTTAATAAAATTACTCTATTCATATCAGACCTCCACATGTTTCCACGATCTACCTGTTTTGATATCGTAAACCGTGGCTGCAGAAACATTATAGTCTCTTGCGATTGTTTTTAATCCTTCAAAATTAGAAAGCCGGTTCTTAATTTGTATAACTTGATCCTCAGTCAATTTAGCACTAGAATTCTTCTCACCAAATTTTACACTATTCGTTCCGGGTTGAAATCCGCTTACTTCAATATGATTCCATGAACCACCAGAACTAATACTTGCGATAGCAGTTCCAGAAACACCATATTCTTTACACAAAACTGAATGTAGTTCACCATCTCGTAATCTTTCTTTTATTTTTCTAACATCATTTCTTGTTAATTTTCTACTATTAGTTCCTCTTTCCTTAGCAGTTTGAAAAGCTCGTTCTCGTTCAAGTTTCATTTCTTGTTTTGTTAGGAGAGACCGATGTATTTTCATATGTTTTGATCTGGTAACTACTTCAAGATTTTCTAACTGGTTATCACTAGGAATTTGATTCTTATGATGTACAATTTCATTTGTTGAAAGTTTTCTTTTTAGTTGAGTTTCAACTACTGCTCTATGAACAGGTTTTTCTTTTCTTTCATTCCCCATGTAATATTGATAACCATTTTTGTCTGTTACGATTTTATGACACTTTCGTTTGTGCATTGTAAACCCGCTTTGTGATGTGCAGATTCTTCCACATTTTTTACAAACGAACATACCAATACCTTTCTTTTAAAAGATTCGGGGACAGTGGGAGTTCCTGCAAATCCATGGGTGGATATTTAACGGCTCTGCCAGCAGTTACTCCACTGCCCATTCAACTGATGTCCGAAGACATACACTGCCCCCAAAATTGTGGAAGGCGGGGTGGGAGTCGAACCCACAAATGTCCGAGGGTCAAAACCTCGCGCCCTACCGTTGAGCTACCCGCCTATTAATATTCTATGAAAAGACTTCGACTGAAGTTTGTTTTGGAAGGATCTGGAGATACTACGTTGATAGGACACTCCGTAAACTCAGTAAAAGATTCTCGCTCAAGAGATCGTGGAGCACAATCACATTGAAACATTGATTGAAACTCAGCAATAGCTTGGCAACCTTCCAAACAATCTGGAAACTCCTTTTTATGTCTATCACATTCCCTACACGGACTCTTCATAGGCAATCCTCCCCTTATGAAGTGAAGTTGGCTCCGAGGGCGGGACTCGAACCCGCATGAGACACTGGTTAACAGCCAGCCGCTTCACCGTTGAGCCACCTCGGAACATGGGTTAATCCGTTGGAAGTTTCAAAATATATGTTAAGTTACCTTCTCTTTTACTGTGGTAGTGCGAGGAGGATTTGAACCTTCCGTTAATCGATTATAAGTCGACCGTTCTGACCAGACTGAACTACCGCACCATAGAATGGCAGGCCTGCGAGGAATCGAACCCCGTCCTACTGTTTTGGAGACAGTTTGGTAACCATTACCTCAGACCCGCAAGAATGTATCCTTGTTTATTTGTTCTTCCTTAAATCAAATATCGCCATTTTCTTCAATTTTCTTATCTTCATATGGTGCTACCTTTCGCCTATACAACTCCAATTTCGCTGCTTCTAACGATGAGATACAAACTGCATAGTTCTGGTATGATTCTCCATGACACTCAATAAAATGTTTACACATCATAGAAAAACAATAATTTAGATCCCCACCATTAGAAACAAACGTGGCCAGCATGTTTAAAGCTGGATCAAGATTTACTCGTTTTGTTTGTTCAATGTATGGCATTACTCGTCTTCCTCTTGGAGTTTAGTTCGGACTTCCATTAACAATTTCCCAAGCATATTTTCACCATGCACATTCTCACACTTTATACATGTACAGTTGCCAAAAATGTTGTCATGCCACCAGTTTCCTTCTTCCAAATAGCGATTCTCAGTTGCGAGTAAACGATCTTTGTATTTTTCTATTTGAAACTTCTGATGAAGGAGTTCTCGCATTACGTCGAATTTAAGACCTTCTTGCCACCCATGTCTCAAAGGAACTTTTTGTCCAAGCTCCTTTGCTTTACCTGGAGTGTCCGCATGTTGTATTTGGCGTCGCAGGTCTAGTTCTAAGGTTTTTGCTGCCTGATAAGCATGTTCAACTGTAGAATATTTTTCTCCTTCATATTCCACAACCGTTGGATGATAATTACTAAGGAACGCATTCTCACCTCTAAAACTATTAATCATTATCTTTGTCCTTATGGGCGTTCCATTCAAAATAATAATCACCTTTGTTATAATACTCTTCATAAGAATGTTCACCCCGCAACTCATACTCAGCCGCATCTCCAGAACCATCAGAAACTAGAATACGATCTGGATATCTAAAATCTTGAGTACACTGACTTACTTCAATAACTTCCATTTTATCAGCAAACGTATGATTTTCTTCACATTCCTTTGCTTCACTTTCTGTTGGATGAAGAGTTTCACATTTATCACATTCCCACAATTCTTTTCTCGTTGCCATTGTTAGATTCCTTTTCAGCCATAAAACGATCTTGGGCAATACAATAATACAGATCTTTTTCTAATCTCTGCAGAATGTCAGAAACATATTCTAGAGGAGATGTATATTTGCTTTGTGGAGCATCTAAATATGCACCTGCTAGAGCATAAGCAAATGGGTACATATCTGGTTGATTTCTTGAAGCTACACACTTTGAACATACTGCAATGTTTATTAATCCAAAATACACACCGCCCTTGTCAAATGTTTGACCACAATAACAACATATAATATTTTCTTCTGTATCATGCATCCCCATAGTTTGTAGTTGAGACATTCTCATAAATACACCTAAATTTGTGTCATCATCAAAAGAGCTGCTGTATATTCAGATCTACATTGCGCATGGTTCATGAAATCACCAGAAAGACTTTGAATATACGCCTTATCAACATATATTGTCACAGCAATTCCTTCAACACAATTCTTCTTTTTCGAATCATAATATGTTGAAAGTGTCTCAGAAATAATTCCAGTTAAATTTCTCATCGCTTGAAGATTATTTTCAATTAGTCCAGCAGCTTGATAAGCGTCCAGTGCTCCATTAACAACTTGGTCAATATCACTTACATCTTCATCGCAGATCATTGAAATATAAATCGGCCAGTTTGTTACAGCTGTTGCATTGAATTTTCGAATAAACATTGGACTATAATTTTTTGAGATGAGATTTGTATTACATTCATCATCATTTATTCCCATTCGTTGACCAGCCAGTTGTCTAATAGTTATCAATTTCTCTGCAATTTGTCTTGGATTAGGCATAAAACAATCTTCCAACATTGCTTCAAATTCCAAATCTGATTCGGACATTCCATCTACATCAGTTACTGTTACCATAGGTGTTTCTCTACCACATTTACAACTTTCTGGTCCTGCCATTTCTATTCTCCTCTAAACAAAAAAGTTTTTAAAAGTTAAACATATGCCCAGCCTACTAATAAAAGTAGGCTGGACAAAGAGGTGGTTCAATAAATAATATATATAGTTATTCGGAGTATTCAAGAGTCGAAACTATATAATCAAAACATGATTTAATACTATAAAAGAATTTGGTTGTGTGATATTTTAACCAAACATCCTTTTCAAATTGACTATCCTTCTCTACAATCAAATAAACAGGTGTTTGATTATTCCAAGCATGAAGTATCTCCATGATTGTTCCAGCTGAATACCTTCTAACATAAGCAACAACAATATCACAAGTATCGATTGCGGCCTTGTCAAGCTCAACAATCTTCTTAATCTCGTCATCGCCAAATGGAATTGTTTTTAAATCATCAACCTTACTGATATCAACGTTTAAAACTCCAGCCTCAATTTCTTTCAATGGATCAAAAATGTTTAGGACTTCAGAATATTCCCTTGCAACCTGAGCGCGATAGTCTTTTTCATAAACACTTCCTGCAACATATACTTTTAACATGACTATTCTCCTTACAAATTACCGTTACTTTCTCGAATTTCTTTAAATGACTTCTTTTGCCTGTTTTTATCCTTTGTTTTAATATACTTCATAAGCCTTATAGCACTTTCTTTTAACTCCTTCATTTTTTCTGGTGTAGGTTCTGATTCCAACATCACATCTTCAAATTCAAAGCCAAGATCCTCAGCCTCAACAGTGTCAAACAAGTCCTTACAACGATCATCCTTATCTGGATGATGCTTTTCATACCACATTAATGACATACAATACCATGCAGCCATTGCTAAATGATGACAGCCACTTTCTTTGTCAAGACTTTCTCCGCGAAACCACCGCCAGGAATGACGCATCATGGCACCAAAACAACGACTCCATGACATTCCTTTTCTCCAATTATGATCCGCATATTTTGTCGCTCCATAGGTATACACTTTTACAAGTTGATCTAAAGAGTCTCCTGGTATTAAATCATATCTAGCTTTACCATAGTCATATTTTTTACCTGGTTCATTTTGTCTTTCTTTTATCTCCATTCTAACCTCCTGTACATATTATTTTCGCTAATTCTGTAGTCGAGCATTCGTCAACATGACCATATTTATAATGACATTGAAAGCAACAGGCCACTCCATTATCAGGATCTAGGGAGAAAAATGGTTCTAATTTCTGAGGCCTTATATGATGGACTATTGTTGCTTTCTTACCACAATATTCACATTTATTATTTTCTCTTATTAATAATGTCCTTCGCCATATATTGTATTCTTGGTCTGTATACATTTTTCTAGAATTATTAATCATACTCATCGGATGTAAATTATATAAAGGACATTCTACTTTACATTCTTCAGAGCAGTAAAAATTAGACTCACCAGAGCCATCGGGGTGTTCTAAAGATCTAATTCTTTCAGTAATCTGTCCTCTTGTTAGTTCAAACCATCCACCTTTTTCTTTCGAATGTTTACAGTTATGATTTTTACAATGACCATATAACTTTTTTGTTTTTATATCCTCTCTTAATTCTTCTGCTTTCGCAAACGTGGGATAACGTTTTTGTAATTGCTTTAGATTTTGGTGATTCCATGGAATTCTGCCTCTTAATTTTCTAGATATTTTTTGTCGTGTTTCTTTTGTATGAGATGGTGTTTGTGTGATACCTTTTCTTTGAGAAGACATTTTTCTTTTTGTTTTTTTAGTATGTTTCTTTCCGGTGCTTGATGCCCGCATTTTTTGTAAAGCTTCGTCTGAATATACACCAGTCATTCCTTTGTTCCACGGCAATTTCTCCCTTATTGCTTGACATTTAGATATATTATCACTACAACACCATTTACCGTTCTTGAATTGGTGGGTTGCTGTTTTGCCGCAATAACTGCAAATTTCACCCATTAAAAACTACCTCCGAGAAAAAATTCACCAAATTCAGCGCTTATCGGCCACATAGTTAGTGGGACGATTTGCATTTCTTTATGTATTCTCTTTTCTTCATCTTGTAGTATATCCAATGCAACATAATCAGACACAATTCTAACAGGTTCTGGCTCAATACCCTGACCACATTTAATCTTACTCCGAGCTGCTCTACAAATCATTGGTCTCACTGGATAAATACTACATTTTTTCCTTTTGTTTAAGTACGGACACGGATTGCCAAAATTATCTTTTTCAATCTTCTTCTTAACGGCATCCATGTTATTATTCGAGGCAAAAAGTTGCTCTGTTTGTTTATGAAATTTTAGAGCTTTCTTTTTGACTCTGTTTAATAAAAGACGTCGGGGTTTACGAGGAAGGGTTGTAATATATGCAACAATGTTTTCCATCTCAATTGTTATACAAGGAACAAGTTGATGACAACAGGTTGCACACCCAGAACCACATGCTACTTCATTATAATCCAACCATTTTTTACTATAGATATCTGCTTGACTATGTACTGCTCGAACAAGCGGTAAATCTCCAACAGATCTGACTGGCTGGATTATTTTAAGAAATTCTTCTTTGGCTCGATCACATATCTCAAAATGTTCAGGTGTCATATCCTCTTTTAAAAGCGGAATTTCTTGTAACATTAGAACATCAACTTATACAAGATACGTAGAAAAATAAGAGAACCAAATGCAAGACCGAGAATCCATCCTACAAAATTAAGCGGATAAGCATAGGCATATTCACGAACTTTTTTTGTCCACTCTTTCCAAACTCCAAACCAATCCAAATCTTCTGGTACTTCTCTGTGATCTCTTGTGTACATTTTTGAATTCCTTTCTTTCTCTTTTCTCTCGATTTCTCTAGCTGTTTTCGAAAAACTAAAAGCGTCTGGTCTTCCATAACTACTACGAGATTCCCAACCGCCATCCCCTACTACTTTTAACAATAATAAATTTCTAGTTAAATTTCCTGGTCCCATCATTCACCTACTTGGTCAATGGTTGCTCGTTAACTCTATGCCATTGAGGAATTGACCTTTCTGTAAAAGTTGTTCCTTGATAATTTCGAAATTGTCGATCACCAAAAACTCTGAATTTTAAGTTGCTGGACATCATTAAATATTCAGCTGATACATCATAATATTCAACTTTAGTTACAACAATTGCTTTAACACCAGCATTAAGAATTTCTACAAGACATGGAGAACAAGGAATACCACAATCCATATACATAATAGTATCTCTTGTCTCAATACCATTCCTTGCTGCATTAATCAAACAATTTCTTTCAGCATGACCAGCAACACACCATTCAAGACCTTCTCCAGATTTGAATCCAATTATTTGTCTTGGACATTTGCCTGATTCAAATGCAGCCTGAGGATCAACTCCATTCTCTATTAAACAATCCATCAACGACCCGTCATTTAAACATCGGTCTTGACACGTCATAACACCACGAGGCGGACCATTATATCCTGTTGAAACAATACTCTTGTCTCTGACGAGTATGGCGCCAATTTGACGCGATCTACATTTAGTGTTCTTCCCTACCGCTTTACATAATTCGTGAAAATATTCATCCCAGCTCATCTTGGTCCACTTCCTTTTTTATTCGGTTTTTTCACTTCTTCTGATATCTGTACTAATGCATCTCTGATATCAATCAGAACTTCTAAAACTATTTCGTTGTATGTATCAATTTGAGTTTCAAATTTTTCTAAGATTTCTTTTTTTGTTCTCATATCACCCCATCGGAATCTTTTGTAGAATATCTATAATCCACACAGTAAACATTCCAAATATAAAGTAGTCACTAGGTGTAGTTAAAAAACGTCGTTTCTTTTCACAATCATATCGAAATACAATACAAGCTGCACCGGCAAATGCCCAAAGATATTCTTTACCAAGTATAACTACCCAATCATACATTATCCTTTTTTCTCGCTTTCGTCGTCTGAGTCTTCATCTTCAGATTCATCTGTTATATAAGCGTCGCCATCAGCATCTAAATGATCAGGCGGCCAACCTTGTGTTGTAATGTTAATTGTTCTTAAAACACGACTCAAAAGAATAAAAAACTTATTGACCAAAATTGTAATTGGCCAAGCCATTGCCGGTAACACAATAATCATAAAACAAAAACCAATGTAAACATGTCGATCAAGATACGTGAAAAGATCCATTAGCGATTGTCTCCATCACCTTTAATCACATTCCTTTCAATTCGACTTTTTAGTTTTTCTATGTTCGTTATGGCTATGTCTTCGAGGTTAATATCAAGTTCCGTTGCCAACATTGCTATATACCACATTACATCACCCAACTCTTTTTTGAGTTCGGTTCTGCGACTACCATCAACAACACCGTTATTATCACGAATAATCTTTTTGATCTTTTCTGCAACTTCTCCTGTTTCTCCTGCTAAACCTAATGTTGGGTAAACAAAGTTTCTCCCAATATCAGGATATTTTGCAGTTAGAATACAAGCTTTCTGATATTCTGTAAAGTTCAACTTAACCACCTTCCGTATATTCTGGGTTTAACCAAAATGTCACTCTTGGTTGCGACGCATGTTGAAATGAATGCTTTGCCAAAAACAACTGACACCCTTTTTTCCATATTCTTCGTTTTGTTACTCGATCAGTATGATATGTAAGATATGGAAATACTGAATCATTAAATCTTCCCATCTTAGGATCATTATTAAATAACTTTTCTCTTCTGCACCATAACAACCCACGAACCAGTTCTTCAAAATCATGGTTGTTAAATAGATATTCTTCATTGTGGTCATCAAAAACAATTAGAGGACCGATTCGAGGTTCCTCATAACTAACTGTTTCAATTACCCAATAGTTATGTTGCCAGTCCATACCATTGACCCAAATCTCTGCATAATATTGATCAGTTGGATCTCCAAATCTAATGCTAGATGGGTATGGCCAATTTTCAGAAGCTAAATGAAATTGTTCAGTAGCTCTTTTTACTAACTCAACACCTGCTAAAAAATGAGTTTTTTCTTTAGATGTTGTGTTACAGTAAATCATTATAGATCTCCATATCCGCTAAAATATTCCTCTTCTTTTATTCCAAATCCTTTTAATAAGGTTATTGCTAATTCTTTTGAAATACCAAGTAATGGAGCTTCTACTTTAATTTCTTTCGGTCCGCCATATTTTAACATTTCATTTACACGCACGAAATATTCTTGATAACAATCAGGAAATAATCCAAGACGATCTGACCAATCACTCCCAATCCAAATAGTATCAATATTCATGCTTTCAGCAATGCTAAATGCGATACTAATGAACATCGTATTACGACCTGGCACGTACATCTCATGAACTTGTCCAGTCTCGTTCTTCTCACCACTTCCAGTCAAACCACTGTTTACACCAAGATTCTCGATTGATACAACTCGATGTGGAATCTGCAATTTGTTCAACTGAGCCGAAGCAGATTCTAATTCTTGACCGTGGAGTTGACCATAATTAACAAGCACTCCATAGGGTTTCTTACCTGCTTTAATTGCCATTTCAACCATTAACCTACTATCAGCTCCACCACTAAACAGAATAACTAAATTTTCAGACATTCTAAATTCTCCTTTTAACCTAACGTTTGATTTATTATTTGTTCTTATTCAAAAAGAAAAATACTCATTTTCAATTTGGGATAGAAACAATTGTTATATATATTATTAACCAGAGAAAGGATATTGTTTTTTCGGTTTGTTAAATAATTCAACGTGAAAGGAGTACTAATCATGGACGAAAAAAAGATGGAAGGTATGTTCAAAAAGATCAATGATCGTTTGGATGACATGGACAAGAAAATCAAAAACGGTGGCAAGACGGCCAAGAAAGCCAAACCGGCCAAGAAAGCCAAAACCAAAAGCGACAAACGTTTCCTCGGCGGTTTCAGGGATTCTGTTTCCGACAAGTTTGCCAAATGGTGGAAGCCTGTTCTCAAGTACGGTGCTGCTGCCGGTGTCGGTCTTGCCGCTGGTAAAGGGTATGATTACATGAACAGTGAGACGGGGGAAGAGGCCTAACAGCCATGCCCTGTCAATGAATAAAAAATTGGGAGTCTGCGCAGCAGAGTCTCAATTTTTCGGTTTAATTTTTTTTGTCATTTATAAAACTTATTATATAAGTAGTTTAATATATAGTTTCTAACTGTATATATATTACTCATTAGAAAAGTCTGTTTGCAAATAATTAGATGGAAGGAGGGTGTGATGGGAATAACAAATCGAGTAATTGAGATTATGGATTCGCCGCATGCTGACGAGTTCGCTGAACGATTCACGTTTTACTTTATGACAACAACTGGTTGGAATGCATGGGTATCAACCAAAACTGCCATGGAAACCGTTATGGAAGAAGGTGTTCACGCAGATCAGGTGGAGTTTAAGAAAGTTGGTTATGAGCCAACCTTTGTAAACACTCCAATTGATCCAGGCAATGAAGCTGTAATTCAGTTTGGTCCATTGTCTCTTTCAATCGAGCAAACAAAAATCAAGTATCGTAGTTGGGATTACATTGATCAGTTGCTTTATGATATAGATAAGGCTGATGCTGTAAGCACGATGAAAGACTACATTAAACCCGAGATGTTGATAAAACATTATGTAGAGAATCTTTTGGCGGAAGGATTTCATTTATCTTTTGATCATTTCACTAAATGGGCTGGTCCATGGATCGATAAGTTGCTGGGTAATCAAGATATCCGTTTGGATCCGGCATCAGTTGCAACGAAATCTCAAAAACGACAAGCAAGACAAGAAAGGAATGAGCAACTAAAAACCCTTAAGAAAGAGCTAAAGACAACAAAACGAACGTTGCGAACCAAAAGGGTATTAAATGATAGAATTGAATTCAATCGTTTAAAGAGAAAGGAAAGAAACCTACGAACCAAAATAGAGCGAGCTGAAATTCTTGCGTTAGGAGGTAAAGAAGCAAGACAAGAACTCAAGGAGAAGCTCAAAAAAGAACGAAAGGAAATTGTCACAAAGTTAAGTTCCCCTGCCATACAAAACCAGCCTGTTGAATTAACCAAACTTCAAAATCGGAGGAATCATATAGACAATAAACTTGATATGCTTCAACGAGCTCAATCTTTCATCATGCAAGAAAAAACAAGGTTTAACTCCAAGAAAGTCATAGATTTACTACGCCGAGCTGCCATTGGAAAATTGAAACAAATAAGGCTTTAGAAAGGAGGACATATGGGTGCCTTATTATGGTATGCTGGTGTCGGTATATTTGTGTGGTTCTGTCATCGAGTTAATGATTATGAAGAAACTGATACCGATAACGTTGATAATGAATTTGAAACCCTTCGTAAAACTACACTCTCTGAAAAAGAGAAACGAATGAGACGAATTCGGAAAGAACGTGAAGGTAAAATTTACGAAGTCAGAAATGACTAATTTCAAAAAGATTGGGCAGTTTAGGCTTCCCAATTTTTGGCGTTTAATTCACAAATATTTTTTATTGTTATTAATTCTCTTGTTGCATCAATATGCTTTTGAAATTCATCATAATTTTCGATTGCCTCTTTTATTTTTTCCTCAACATCATTATCGTTAAATTGTCGAACTGCATTAGTTTTATAGTAATCTAGCAATCTAGTTGTATCTCTTAAAAGAAGCGGAGTTCCGCTTGCTAATATCTCAGTCACAATTCTAGGACATCCATCTCTTTGATTAGAACAAACCAGACCAAATTTGCTTTGATTTAATCTCTTATTAAGTTTAGATCGATTTAACAAACCTAGAAATTCAATATTCGTTACGCCATATTTTTTACAAAGTTGTTTTCCAACTTCGGGTTTATTTCCAGTATGTATAATTTTTAATCCTTTTAAATATTCAGATTCAGAAATCTTTCTAATAAAGAACTCCTGACCCTTATATCTGTTTTGTGTAAAATTGGCTGGCCAGCATATATCATACTTCTGAGGACAATCAATTGGGAAGAAAATTTTATCATTAGCTGTCTTATAAAACGGAATAGAATTTGGAATTATTTTTAAATCTCGATTATCTTCAACTAATATTTTATTGTAAAAACCACCATATTGTGGCGTAACTCTTTGCCCAGTGCCGCAGTATAATTTCTGTCCAATGTTATGAATTTTCTTTGTTACATTACAATACTCTTTGAATCCGCCTCGAAAAAATGAAACATCGGGTTTATCATATAAAGCACATAAATCAAATGTAGGAACAAATCTTTGAATGAACTCCTTACCGCCGTAAGGGTAAATAGTAGTAATCTTTTTCTCTGGCGGTTCTAATCTCCATATTACAACTTCATCAAAATGCCCTTCTTCAAGATAATAAATTCCCATTTGAAGATAGAAGTCATGACACCCAAATCGAAACTTTGATGAACCTTGAAGGTGATGATAATATTCTAAATTTCTAATGTTACTTCTAAAAATCCACAATCTCTTCATTTAATTCTTACTCCGTTGTATTGTAGCATGATGGGGATCAAATGACAAAACTCTTCCGTGGTCAATTGTCATACATTTCAAACCAATTTGAGATAAACTATATTCTGTTGTAAAAGCTCCTTTGAATTTATTTGGAGATAAATCTAAGTTCGGAATACCTCTAGTTCGTTTGTGTTCAATTGTATATTTTTTTGCTAAATCAGATTCCATAAGAAATTTTTTAAACAAAAATCTGATGGAATCAATACTTGTTTTACGACCCAATGTGCAAGCTATATGAAAACCTTCCTTTCCTGTAAACCTTATTTTAGCGGTTCTAATGATTGGTATAGATGTTATAGCAAATTCAAACGTTTCAAGAGCAGCAACTTGAGCTTTTCTGAAGTTATCACAATCAATATCAATTATGGCTTTATCTTCTGCTTGACGCATTGTTGAATATATTGTTATTACTCTACCATGAATAATATCATCATAATTAGATGGATTGAGTCTGATGGTTCGATTTTTTATGTTTCTAACAATAACGGATTTGTTTTCTTCAACCATGACTGCTAACATTATATCACGATCCATAGTTTCACGGAGTATGTTGGTTTTAAATCTTTGATAATATTCCCAAACATCTATTTCTCGCAAACCTTTGGGATAGAATTTATTCTTTAATATAACAGTTTGAGGATGTTCAGGATAACCCATATGTAAAACTCCTTTTTCCTTTTTTATTTGTTCTTCTATATATATTACTCAACAGATGGAGAATTGTTTAGAAAGGAGTAAAGAAATGCTTAGATTAAGAATGATACCAACACTTGATCAGTGTCTTGAACTTAATGGTGGAGCAACACAAACTATTTTCCCAAAAACGGAGAAAAAACTTGGTGAAGGTGATTATATTAAAGCTCTCAAATATGTTGCTAGCAGAAAAAATATGAACCGATATAAGAGTGTAATGGATTTCTTATTTTGTGAGATGTTTCCCACCCCATGGAAATTCAAAGCTTTTAGGTTCTATAATGATCAAGGACCTCAGTTGAAAGATGATCCTGAAATGTCTGATGCCTTGATTAAGATGTTTGACTCAATACTATGTAATGTGGTTCTTGAAATATGTAAAGATGCGTTAAACAAGGATCGCAGGAAAGAATGGGGTTGGTCAAATAAAAGAAGAGTTACTTGGGAACAGATGAGAACTGTTTCATTACAACAAGCTGCATAACATTTGCTGGACCAGTGAGCCTCGTATAATACCTACCAATCTATTCTCCGTTCTGGAGACCAATCATTAACAATGGCTATTGCTAACGATTGGCGGGAAACAGCTTAACGTCCTCACTGGTCCGGCTGTTTTTTGTTGAATTATTCCGTCCGTAAAAACGGCATCACTATATATATTAATAACTAATAGAGAAAGGAATAATTGGTTTGATTAGATACAGTTCTAACGGATGTTAGAACTAAATATATAAACTAAGTATTAATACTTTTAGAAAGGAGAGCAGGTTATGAACTTACAAATTGACACCGACTATGGCAAGAAGTTTGAGCCTGCTGTAGTTGTACAAGAACTTGGTGACGAGTTTAATCTTGAGGATGAGAAAGAGATTGGTTTCTGTCGGACATGTAACCAACCTCGTCAGTTTTATACTGGATCTAGGAACAAGGGTTTTGATAATGTTCCTCTGTGGCAATGTACAAAATGTAAGAAACCAACAGAAACACTTTTCTCGATTGATGAAATTACTCGCTATGACCAGTTGAGTGAACTCGAGAAGGATGGTTGGTCTACAGCAGCGACTCGCTGGTAAGGAGTGTAAAATGCATATTCCATCACAACTTTCACCCCACGTCATTGCTTGGGGTGAAGAACAAACAAGACGACTAGAGGAAGATGTTCGTGTATTAGAAGAGTTCGTAGACGATCGCAATCGACGTCTGTATGTCTATCACTGTCAATTAAAGAAACAAGGAAAATCAATTTTCGATTATGTTTAACACGTGTATTTCGCACATAATAAATACCTGGTCTGCTTTGGGCAGGCGGGGGAGCTGTAAAGCTTCCTTCAGTGGTATGGTGTCCAGTAAGGACAAAAGGAGCTGAAAAATGAAAAAGTTTAGCATCGCAGCAATCGTATTGACTATCGCCCTGTTTACTTTTAACTCAAACGTTAACGCCGGTGGTAAAGGCCAGAACTATCTTGTCCAAGGTCATGTGTATGTGTCTGTAGAGAAGTCCCCTCACAAGTTGGGAACTCCTTGGGGTTACCAGTCTACTGAATCCTTTGCTCATGACATCGCCGTCGGTTATACCGATGAGGTTGGTATTGAGCGTTACTGTGGATACTTTGCCGACGAGACTGAGCTTCGGTTTTGGGCTGACAGCAAGAACCGGAAGAAACGTCATTATACCGGTAAGGGTAATTGTCAGACCGATAGTAACCAGTTTGTGATCAATGGCACGAAGTTTGAAATCAGGACCGAAGCTGATATCCCGGTTGAGCCGGAGCCAGTTGACGAGCCTGTGGATGAGCCTACTGACGATCTTATCGACGAAGAGTCTGCTCCTGAGTCGGCTGTTGCTTCTCTGTCCTATGTGATTGATGATGCCAAGACTGAAGCTATTGACGAGCCGGATCCGGCCAACTGCGCCGACTATGATACCGACTACGAAGAGCTGAATCTTAGTCTTCTGCAGCAGTTTCACAACAGGTCCACTGGAATCAAGCAGATCAGGATTAAGGGTACAGGTCAGTTTGACTGGACGCTTACCCGTGATGCTGATGCCACGGTCGTGTTGACCTTGAACGATGAGTGTGATCGTACGTTTGAGGCCACTGACGAAATCGGTTACTTTGACCTGCCCAGTAAGGGTTACATTGGTCGTCGACTGACGTCTTATGACTTTCCTGAAGGCGTGACTTACCTTGGTAAGTTGCGAATCACGGAAGAGAGTGGACGTCCGACTCATTACCTTTATCTCAACGCCGTTGACCAGTTTGACCTGGTTGGAACGAGTGTTGACGTGAAGATCAAAATCTACCAGGACGGTGAATTGGTCCAGGCTTATCATGCCGTGAAGACCATGTCCCAGAAAGTAAAATAATATTAGCAGCGCGGAGGTGAATCAGATGACTGACGCTCACACCATATACATATCACTGGGTATCGCAGCAACATGCTGCCTGGCCATATTCGATGTACAGATGTGGGTGCGCCGATGTCTCGATCGCATTGACGCAGTCGCTAATCGTGAAGTTCACTAGGTGAGGTAACTCGCCATAACAATAGACGACTCCTACTCGGGGTCGTCTATTTTTTTCCTGCGCTCTTCCATAAACCAATCTATAGTATTACTAAGACCATCCCCAAGTTTTACTTTTGGTTCCCAATCAAGAATTTCTTTAGCTTTAGAATTATCAGCCCAGTTAGTTTTAAGATCTCCAACTTGTTCTTCCATATTAAATGTTTGTGGACTAAACCCAAAGTTTCTCAAACGATCTCTCAAAAATTTAATAACCTCATTAACAGAAGTTTCAACACCAGTACATAATTGAAAGACACCGGACTCATCCGCAGTTACGGCAGCTTTAATACCTTCCATTAAATCTTCAGTATAAATAAAATCTCTAGTCTGTTTACCATCTCCATAAATAGGAAATGATTTATTCTCAAACGCGTACTTAATAAACTTCGCGACCAGACTAGTTTTATGAGTTGATAATGGACCGTAAACATTACTAAATCTAAGAGATACTGTATTCATTCCATAAGCGTGATAATAAGCATGTCCTAACATTTCTCCACATATTTTTGTTGCCCCATAAGGAGAAATCGGTTCAGGTAAAATTGTCTCTGTTATAGGTGGTTCTGTATCTCCAACACATGCTCCGCTTGAAGCCATAACAACTGTTCCAACACCGCATTCTCTAGCTGCTTCTAAAACATTATGAGTCCCTATTACATTGTTTTCAAACCACACTTTTGGTTTCTCGACAGATTCTCTTACTCCAGACATTGCAGCAAGGTGAACAATAACATCAGACCCCTCAGCAGCTTTCAACACATTACCATATCCTGTTATTGAATTAACTACAACCTCCACATCAGAAAAAACATTACTATTACCAGGTAGATGATAATCACATACTTTGGAAAGATCTTTAAATGTTCCAACAGTTAGATTATCTATTACACGAATCTGATGACCACCTTCTTCTAAAAGATTTTTAATCAATGATGTCCCTATGAAACCACAACCTCCAGTTATTAACCACTTCACTTCGTCACCTCATATTCTGGTCCAGGTATTGTATTCAATACCTCAAATGCGTTAGCCAAATTCTTCTCGTACTTGATTCCCTCTTGGATATATACAAATGCTCGATCTTTGATTATTCCTGATGGTTTCTTTGTCCTCCCTAATCTGTAGTTGCCTTTATTGATTGTTTTTTGTACAATTTTGCTATTGTGTTCAAGTTTACAAAACTCGTATATTTTTTGTACAGTGGATGCGGGCATCCATACTAACTCTTCAAATTTAATCTGCATACAATTATCATAATCCGATAAATAATTTACTACTCTTGGAACCACATGGATATGAGTTTTAACTGCATTATCAAAATCAATTTCAAAAGTTTTCTTACTGGATAAACCAACATCTAATGGGTGTCTAATAATATGTAACACTCTTGCTTCCGATTTAAACATCTTAAACCAACGCCTTACATACTCTTCAATATGCATCCCAACACCACGACGTATTCTTCTTGTGTAATAAGGAACTTTCTCACCCCATGTTCCTTCTGGATCTCCGAGACCAGCCAACATATTTTTTTGTTGACCTTTATTAAATTTTAAAAAGAATTTTTCATGAAACATTTTTTGAACATCTGGATGATTTTCCACTACATTGCGTAATAATGTTGTACCACTTCGTTGAAAACCGACCACTAAAATTTTCATTCTTTCTCCACAATAACATAAAGACGTCTAGCCATCCATTCTTGAGGAACTAATTTGAGAAAACCCGCATCGTGATTTTCTGGAGAATGATATAATGTTTCAACAACCTTCAACTTTGATCTTTTCAGAATGTTTTCTAAAGTAAATATATCATACCAGCAAACATGATCTGGATTGATTTTAACTTTGTTTCTTACAAACATTGCATACCATCTTGATGATCTCATGTTTGGTGTGGTAATTAATAACTGTCCACCATCGGCCAAAATAAAGTATAAGTTATTGAGAAAAGATGTAATATTTCCAACATGTTCAACAACATCTGTGCAAATTATTTTTTCAAATTTACCAAATTTGTTGACGATGTCAACACCAGAAGAGGGCATTGTCATATCATAGTGATAGAGATTCTTTGCTCCTCGTTGTTGAGCTAATGCTAATAACTTTCGATTAATATCTACACCAATTATTTGAGTGGCTGCTTCTTTAAAGACGTTGTGTCGTTTTAATAGATTTTGAGCTGTTGTGGCACAACATCCTACATCTAAAACTCGTTTGCCTTTAACTCTATCACAAATATCATTTACGTATGATTTAACGATCATTTATTTCTCCTTGTAAATATACCACAATCCTTTTTCAATAATTGCATTTGGTAGAAGTTCATCAACTGCTTTTGTCACACCAAACCCAGGTTTAATATCATCTTTTCCGTAATCATGTCCAGCAATCAATCCTCCAAAGTTTACTTTCTGAGACCATAGAAGAATGTCTTGTTTAACATACTCATAAGCATGATTTGCATCTATAAAAACAAAATCTAATGTCATATCATGCACAAATTTAGTTGCCTGTTCACTAGTCATTCTGAGTGTCTGTACTCGATCCGGATAAGGGATTTCAACAACTCTTTGATATTCTTGAAAAACATCTTCAAAATCAACATTCAAATATCGACCACCTGGTTTTAATATCTTTGTAAAATCAGGATAGTGTTTCCATAAATCCACACAATATAATCTTTGTAAATCAGGTAATTTTTTTAGTAGTTGTGAAGCACACTCACCTCTAAAAACACCAATTTCTGCTCCGATTAGATGTGGTTTATCTTTAAGAAGTTGTACAAGCATATCCCATTGTTTCATTCTACTGGCTCCTCAGACCCATATTCATCAATTTCTAGTCCATCTTTCCAAATAGATGTACATATTATTTTTTCTTTATCACATCGATGTTGATATTTATGTGCTATGTCAGTAATTTCACTCATTAACCAGGCGTCCAACATAATTGGTTCCCACCCAAGTGATTTAAGTCCTTCGTTTTTAAAGGCTAAATCATTTCGATTATCTTCCAATCTTGGGTTTTTATAATATCGAATCTCTGCTCCTGATAGTTCTTGAACTGTAAGAGCCAATTTTTTGATATTCATACACTCGGCAGTTTGATTTAATACCCTAACTCGTTCACCAGTTTGAGGTGGATTTTTAATAGCTAATTCTATACATCTAACTGTATCTTGAATATGAATGAACGCTCTTGTTTGGCCTCCGGTTCCATATATCGTTAACGGGTGCCCAACAACTGCTTGCATTAAAAAACGATTTAAAACTGTCCCGTAATCACCACAGTAATCAAATCTGTTGATAAGGTGTTCATGATACTTGGTTTGTTCAGTTTGTGTTCCATATACTATTCCTTGATGTAGATCAGTTATTCTTACCCCATCATTTTTGTTATAGTAAGAGAAGAACAGGGCATCTTGACATTTTGTGAGATGATAAATAGAACCAGGATTAGCTGGATACATAATTTCTAATTCTTTCTCTACTCCATCTACATCAACTTTTACTGGAAGATATCCCTCAGGAATTTTCATTCCTACTGATGAATATCCATAATATCCAGTAGTCCCAAGATGTACTAAATGAATGTCTAAGCGGGAATCAACAATTGTATTGAGAACATTGTGAGTGGCATTTAGATTATTGTTGACTGTATATCTCTTATGAAAGGGGGACTTCATTGAATAAGGAGCTGCTCGTTGCTCAGCAAAATGAACGATTGCAATAGGCTCCAATTCTTCAATAAGCGTCAGAAGTCTATGATAATGATTAGAGACGTCAAAGTCATGAAATCGTATTCGTTTTCCAGTTCGTGCCCACCAAATATCTGAACGATCTTTTATGGGTTTAATCGGCGTAAGAGATTCAACTCCAAGCTCAACATCAATTTTTCGGCGAGAGAGATTGTCAACAATAGTAACGTCATAACCAGCTTCAGATAAATGTAAAGCTGTCGGCCAACCACAAAAACCATCTCCACCGAGAATTAGAATATTTTCAACCATTTATATTTCCTCTTTTAACGTTCCAAAAATATCAATCTTAACTGCTTTATATGTTTCAAGATAATATAGATACCGAAGCTCTTCTGTCGATTCCATTTGAGGAAACATAGCACTTGGACTTTTTTCTGCTCTAGCTTCATCTCGTTTCTTTTTAAAATAAGCAATTCTCTCATTCAAATAATTTCTTATATCTTCAGAACTTAAATCACCAGTTTCTGTACAAACATTTTTCATTTGAACTTCCTTTCAAAGTCTTCTCTATACACTCGAAGATTTTCTGTTTTTCCCTTCGGTGTATTAGCACTCCAAATCTTGTCAGTTGGTCTCATATGTGGAGAGGAATATTCTTGTGGAATATCACCCCATCTTAATTTTTTCTTAAAATCACAATAGGCTAAATAGAAAGATGTCTGACCATATCCGATTGGTTTACTCTTGATATCAATAGCATCAATATGTTGTATCCAACGGTGCATAAATTCAAAAACAGGTTGAGTAAGTCGAAAACCAATAACACTACCCAACACTTTTCTGTTGTCTTTTGAATCTAAACGAAATCTAATACACACATCATGTTTTTTAATCATACTAAATAGATTAACCAATTCACAACGAATATACATATCAATATCAAGGTGTAACATATATTTTGCTTTTGGATATAATTGCATCACTTGATATATAGAATTTCTATAACGATCTTCAACTGAGATAAACTGTTTCCAAATTCTTGTTCCCTGATTCTTAATATGATCAGTCTCAATTTCATGTTTAAATTTCAAAAGTTTTTTGATTGGAATTCCTGACTTTCGACACATTTCATGAAGATCTAATTTCTCATTAATAATATCCAAATTCTTATATAATGATTGTAGTTCTGAAATTTGATCCAATGATAAATCTCTGGTGGTTAAAACAAATTTAGTTTTCTCACCATGAAAGTGTTTAAATGTTTGTAGTAAAAATTTCCCCCACTCAAAAAAACCATCCGTCATATAAGAATGAATGAGCATTAGTCCTCCAGTAATTGTGGCTGGTAAATAGTGTCCCACTGATATTTGTTGTGTTTAGGAAGTGTTTTAATTTCAATTGTCTTTTGTGTTTGTAAGTCAATTACAGCCATTCTACATGAACTATTTTCTCCATATGCATAACTAGCGAAAATGAATGCTTTGTCATCAACAATAACCATACCTCTCCACCATCCTGGTTTTCCAATATTGATTTTCTTGTCAATTTTTACAGGCCACTTTCTTTCCATTAATTCATAAAGGACATATATCTGATGTTCTCTAGTTCCTGATAAGTAAAAATCACCATCATAAAAATTTCCATCATGGCAATTATGATTTTCTAAAACAGTCTGACCTGTATTTAATTCAACAACTCGACCTGTTTTCTTTCCTCGAGTTTCATTTTCAAAGCATGTAGTAAACATATAACTACCCTCAATTGCTAAACAATTAGGATGGGCAACATGAGGTCTTAGTTTATACTCTTTACTCCAATCATAGTTGAGGTCAATATCTCTTTTTGTCATACCTCGAATCCGATCAAATACAAAGATATTGACAGATCCGTCAAGCTTGAGAGGATCGTTGATAATTTCGATGGCATCAAGACCAGTATTGACAATATAGAGCTGATGGTTATCAACAACCAGATAATGTAAATCGTTAAAAGTACTCTTAGAAAGGGAGGCCTCATATTTCCATTTTTTCCAATTGAAATAATGTAAGTCCTGCCAATCCGTGGCGATCAAATAATCTTTATATAGAACACCACCTCTCCATCCAGACCTGCGCCATTTTTTATGATGTACATATTGCTCAATAATCTTATTTTCCAATGGATCATAGAGAATAACTCCGCCCGCGTTTTGAATAATACTCTCAACTGGAATGATAAATTTCATACAAATTCCTTTAAGAGATCAACGAATCTTTGCATATTCATTTCACGGCTTCCGAGACTCAAAATTTTATCTCTTGCAGCTAATCCTAATGTATTTCGAATCTCGTCCATTATAACTAACTCTTCTACACCGTTTATAAAAGATGTAAGATTATTTTCGGTAACGATACCAGTTTCGTTGTTAATAAGATAATCTTGCATTCCGCTCATTGGAGCATTAGTTCCAACCACACAGCACTCTGTTAACATCGCTTCAGCAGGAACAATGTGGAGACCCTCAAGTTTTGTTGGTGATAATAATATGCTCATTTGATTGTATAAATCATTTTTTCTTTTGATATCTGGTTCTTTAACAAATATATCAACAAGATCATTATTGGGAACCCCATCAGTACCAAACATAAATAACTTAACATATGGATAATTTTTCTTTATAAATCTTGCAGTCTCAAAGATCCATTCAGTTCTTTTACCTGCTCTTTTAGAACCCTTATTAAAAATACCTCCAAGTACAACATTCTTTGAATCTCTAATATTTTCTGGATATAATTCATCGAAATCATAACCGGGTCTGATTATATGTGATGATATTCCATGTTGTTTTAGTTTTTCTTGTAAGCAAATAGAGTTTACAATTTTAATAAATCGACTATCAGAAAGTATTTTAACTATTTTCTCTTCTGGAGCGTTCCAAATTTCCCAACCCCTAACCCATACAAACTTCTTACCACAACGTTCTGGAAGATCGAGTGTCTGATTCCATGTATTATATCCAGTTGCTATAACAACATCACCGCTAGGAAAATGTCCAATTTTATGTATTTTTTTAAATCCTGCTTCCAACGGTGTCCATAGATGACGATTACCTATTGTATCCACTATTATAACGTCATGACCAAGTTGATGAAGAATATTAGCAGATCGAACCAGCGTAGCAGATCCGCCATTATTACCCAATCCACAATTAATCGAGTTTAATAGAATCCTCATGTATTTCCTCTTTCAAAGTAACGGGTTCAACGGGAATCAATTTTTTCAATCTTTTTATTTCCTCTGCTTGATTAAAATTTTCTGAGTGGAGTTTTGTTATTTCTCGATATGCTCCTCTAAACAATGTTCCAATTTCACCAAGATCTAATTCTCCACCATATGATCCTGCCATACGATATCTTTCAAGAACTACTAACAAATGTTCTACACGTCTACCAAATGTCTCTAGCCATACATTCATTTTACTTTTCCTTTTTTTTAAGAGTTCGTTTCATTTCTCTAACAATAGTCTCTGGAGGTAAGTTATACTTTTTATCCAGTAAAAATTGAGTCGGTGTGTTCTTTACATTATATTTAGTTGCATGGGCATGTTGTTCATGACCCCATTGCAATGTGGGTGTTCTTATTAAGTTCGAGAGGTTAGGAATACCGCTTTGACTTCCAACTGTTAAAATACTTCTTCTTAATGCCTCAATCGTTAAACCAACAAGAGAAGTATCTTCTTGAATTGGAATATCATTTATATCAAAAAATCTTTTCTGAGGATCTGAAATATATTCTGGTGCTCTGCCACATAAAATAAAGTTAAATTTTTGTAAATAAACATCTGTAGAAATTAGATCATATAACTGTAACCAATGAGGCCAATTTCTCTTTTTACCTTGTTTTCTAAATCTTGGAGCTAATGTAACAAGAGGTTTATCTATTGGAATTATAGAATCAAAAACTTCTCTGTTTTTCAATCTAGGAGTGAAATTAAATCTCATTTGATGTATGTTATATTGTGCTTTCTCTGTGTATTGCCTCTTCATTATAGTAGGAAATATATGATCAACAATTTCATATTTAGAAGCATATTTTAGTTTTATTTTTTGTGCTAATTTTTGATAATGTAAGTCTGGAAATCCAGTAAGCTTAAAACAATCTGCCTGTAAATTTTTGAAATCCCCTTCTATAACCAACGGCTCTAAAATATCAGCTGAATTTCCATACAAATCAAATCTCTCAGGTCGAGTATACACAACTAACTTAACCCGATTTTTGTATTTGTTATGTTTCACCCATAAAATATGGGGAGCAAACCGTAACACCTCCCACCCAAATTCTCCAACCATTGGACCAGCAAGTATAATTTTTTCCATTTACATCCCCGTTAATTTCTTCATTCTTTTATAAAATTCAGTAAAACTCATTTTATCTATTTGTTTGTCTCGATCTTCATATTTAATTTTTTGCATTTTATTTTTATCTTTACCATATCCAATAACATTACAAATTGAGCCAGCATAACTTCCTGAATCAACAACAAGCTTTGCATGTTTTAAAACCATAATATATTTCTTACCATGTTTATTAAGAAGTTTCCAGTAATTTTGATCGTGTTTTTTGTTTAACCCAACCAGAGGTTTAATTTCAAGATATCCAATATCTCTATAAAAATCTGGTTTGACTGCCCAAAAACCACTGCCTCCCAATTGTCCAACACCAACGTCATAGCCAGCAATTTTCTCTTTGAGATGATCTATAAACTTTACCCCACCATGCGGATGCCTTCCAATCACTTTAACATTACTCATTCCTTTTTCTTTAATCTCTTTCCATGCTTGAGAAATTATTTCATCCCAACCAGGCATTACTAACATATCATTATCAAGAAAAAGTAAGAATTCATATTGATTTTTTTGAGGATCTTCTTCATGAAGTCTTCCGAACTGGTTTAATGCAACCGCCTTTGAAAAAGCATTAAATGTAGACTCTTTTGTATTAAAGGTGACTTGAGTAACCATCCTATTTGCATATAAATTCCAGAAGTATTCAAAATGTTTTTGCTGATTATAATTTGTTAGATTATCATATATGTATAAATGAAAATCTGTTGTTGTGTGTTCATATAAAGCTTCAATACATTTTTTTGTCACCGCCAGTCTATTGCGGACACAAATTGCGATCTTAATCATATTCAATATCCTTTACAAATAATTTTAGCTATTTGTCCTGTTGAACATTCATCTTTATGACCATATTTATAATGACATTTTTCACAGCATGCTATACCATAATCTGGATCAAGAACAAAAAATGGTTCTAATTTTTGCGGTCTTGAATGATGAACAATTGTTGCTTTACTACCACAGTATTCACATTTATAATTAGCTTGTTTTAATACAACATGTCGAAATGTTTGAAATTCTGAAGATGTATAAGACAAACTTGTTTTGGGTTGTATTAATTGGTTGTCAGTTTTTCCATATAAAACACACTCGTTTTTACATTCTTGAGAGCAATATAAATATAGACCATCTATATTATCTCGCTCAATTCTATAAATTCTAGTAAAAAATGATTCCCTGGTTGGAGTAAACCAACCTCCTTTTTCCTTAGAATTTTTACAATTATGATTTTTACAATGTGTTTGAATTTCTTTTTTATTATCAGGATTATATCTTATTTCTTCAATTTTAGAAAATAATGGATATTTTTGTTGAATGTCTTCTATAGATAACGTTTTTGCTTGACTCCACTTAGCTCGCATTTCAGGTGTAAATTTTATTTTATTTTTACTAACTTCTGAAAATTTTTTTAAAGTTTTTTCAGAATATATTCCTGTTTTTCCTTTGTTCCATGGAGTCTTTCCTTTTTTAGCTTGACTCATTTTTTTAATTGTTTCTTTTGAATGTTTTTTTCCAAATAAAGGGTGATTTTCACCTGTACGTTTTTTTCTCATAGTTGGACATTGATTATGATGTTTGCTACAACACCAAGATTTATCTTTAAATTGGTGTTTTGCTTTTTTACCACAATATTTACAAACGGGTGTCAACTTCATTTAACAATCCCCTTATTTTGTCTAAACATTCATCTACATTTATCAAATCATAACATATCGGATGTCCATGCTCAGAATATTTACAAGGATTTGCACCATGTGTAAAACACGGCGCACACTGTGCAGGACTTTGAATCCAATCTACATTTTTATATGTAGTTAATCTAACATTTCCTGTAAATGCTCCGTAGACACCAAAGGCAGGAATTCCCATACTCGTAGCTAAATGAATAAACGAACTATCAGGAGATATGGAACATTTCGCTAATGATGTAAGAGCAATTGAAAAATCAAGGGTGGGTGAGTGAGAAGCAAAACTAAAAACTTTGGGTTGTATTTCTTGAGGCAATGTAGCAATAAAGTCATCTAAATTTTTAACCATTGTTGGTGCATCTGTAATAACAATAGTGTGTCCTTCCTGAACAAGAGGAATCAACAAATTTCTCCAAAACTGTGGTCTTGGAGTTCTTAGTGGTGATGATGCTCGTAATTGAACTATCATGAAGTCATCAATTTTATGATCCTTTAACCAATATTTACAAGCTTCAACTTTATCTGGTTTCGGTTCTTGTTGTGGTATGAGAAGTTTGTTGGGTAAATCTAACCCCAACCACCTTGAAAATAGATTGTATGCATTCTCTGTCTTCGCTTCTTCACAACGCTCAATCACACCTTCAAATACAGCATGATAATCTGCTTTTATTAATGCGCTGAATGAAAACGGTAGAGTTAAAAGTTCATCAATACAGTCCCATGTTTCAACCATAGCATGATACTGAGGTCCACATGCGAAAATAATGTGACAGGTAGGATATTTTTCTTTGAGATAACGGAGGTTTGGTTGAATAAACATGAGGTCACCAATACCTCCTGTTCTAGTAACAAGAATAGTTTTATCCGTTAAATCATATCCAATATATGGACGATATATGTTTGCAAATTTAACAGAACATGGTTTAAGAACTTTATGTTTTCTTATTGGATCAAACCATAATTGTTGATAAACACCAACATTCATAACATATTTTTGCTTCTTTACAAGAAATTGTTTTTCAAAAAAGTTTTGTGTGAAAGAGGCATTTCTAACTGCCTCTGCTATTACAATGTTGGGTGGATCCGCGCGCAATTCATCTATATATTTAACATGTTTTAATTTTTTGTGTAAATTCCCAAACTGACGCATTACTAAACCAGGAATTGGCTTGCCTCTATACTGCGGTTTATGATATTCAAAACCTTCCATTGTTCACAACCTTTCGGACTATTTTTTATTTTTTTCAGCTGCCCAGCCTTTCTTTACCCCTGTAAAAAATTCTTTCTTTTCTTCATCATTCATTTGACCAATAGACTTTCCAGTAGCTTGTAATTTTGCTACAAAGAATTTTTGATAATCATTAAGCTCAAGAACAGTGTCTATCTTCCTATCTATAAAGTGGTTAAACTCTAACCAAAGTTTATATTCTCCGTCTGCAAAAGCATCGACTAAATCTTCAGCAACTTTTATTTTACTCATATGAAACCCTCCATCAACTAGTATTATGTTCTCTGATCTTCTCATCAGATAATTCTGAATCAGGATAATCAACGATTTTTTCGTTAGTATTTAATACTTTAACAATTGTTTTCTTTAATTCCGGTTGAACCATCAATTCAACCTCACCAATACTTGAGACCCATTGATAATTGTCATGTTCTTTACTTAGTTTGATAGTTTGTTTTTGATTTTTCAAATGACATAGAAAATTATATTGAGTAGATTGTCTGGTTCCTCTATCAGCAAGATATGAAAATTTATCAATGAGTTTAATAGGTTCTACATCAAGACCAGTCTCTTCTTTTATCTCTCGTTTTAAACAAGGAATTAATTTCTCATTTGGACCATTATCACATTTTCCTCGTGGACATTCAAAATGTAATGGCCAATGATCATCAGCAGCTCGTTGAATTAGAAGTAATAGAATTTCACCGTTTTCTCCTTGTTTCACAATTAATCCGCACGCGACGTTAATTCTTTTTTTGATTTTTGCCTCATCGGATATTGTCAATTCTTTAATGTATTTGTCTAGTATATTCATAATTTTAATCCTTTATGCAATTTGTTTGATCGTATAGAATTCAACAAAATCACCTTCTTCTAAATCGAACACAACATGATGATCTTCAACAATTAAATCAAAATCATCCTCAGTTCGTTGTTCATAAACTTGATTTCCTCTATATACGTACATTCCTTTTGGGTCTTTATAAAATCTATTATCGTTTGTTCGTGAATAACTTGGTTGCATATCTTTAACATACGGACCAGTTTGTGATACAATAAACGAACCATCGACATCTTTCTTAAATCTTGTTGTTGGAACCTTTTTGGAAACATATAGTCCGTTTGGTTGTTTTTCTTTTATCGTTGTATATAATCTGTCAATATATGTTGATTTGTCATCACCTGTAAAAATAACCAATGTATTACCATTATTATAAAATTGATAGTGATCCCCATAAGACATAGTCCCATATTTTGTCACAACGACAAAGTTATCTAACTCACTTGTTGTGTCAACTGTAAAAGGTAATTCAATATGTATATCAGATGTAGAGTCAGCTTCTAAAGTTGTTATTCGATGAAAGAATCTATTGTTTACTTCATACTCTTTTGAATCTGCTGATACTATATGTCTTTTCTCCCCGATGTCTTGCGCAAATTCTTCATAAGCTGAATATGATGAACCATATTTCAGATTCATAATTGGAGGTGGTGCATTAAGAGGGCGTAAGGCATCAGCTCTAAATGTCATAAATGAGGGAAACTCAACTTCATATTCAAGAGTCGCGTTGAGTTTCCATTCAGGTAATCTATCCGTTCCACCATATCTAGCTGAACCATCAGATAAGGACATAAGTTTGAAAATTGGTTTTATTCTACATGGAAACACTCTTTCATTTTTAGCTGTTGTTTTAATTAATCTAGTTGATGCTCCATTGCTTTCCCAATCAATTTGATAATTCTCTCCTGTTACTTCATTTTGATATACATAGTTCCAGGCATCATCATCAAATATAATAAAACTATTAAACCATGTTGGATAAATATATCTTTCCATTCCTCCAAAAATCTGAAGCATTAGAACTCTCATATCACAATATTCATAAAATGACTGAAGTAACATAATGAGTTCTATGTCGCCCTTGTATCTTGCAAAACAAACATTTACTTCAACATTACCATCATTAAAAATTGGTTCAAAAAGTAAATTTGCAAGACCTGGTGCTAAATTAGGAAATCTCCAAAGTTGTTTACCACCTGCAGAAGCATCCGCTGTATTGAATTCTCCAGTTGGATTTAAAATAAGAGCAGGGACATTAGGCATATCTGCTTCACGTCCCTGCTTATTTTCTTTAGTAATATATTCTACAGCTTTTTCATATGTGCCAACGACGGTCCAGTCGAATCTTGGATACAAATAATCAGCAAAATAATCCAGAACATCTTTGAAAAAATTTCCAAATACATTATGAATAAAGTGATAGTGATAACGATGTTCTGTCTTGTTAGCGTCAGAAGACATATTTATTCCTCCGAGTCGCCATTTAACTTAATAACCTCTTTTTCTTCTGATGGAATTATTGCTTTGGGTTCATGTAATCTTTTTGATTCTAACTTTTCTTTATAGAAGTCATCCAGTAAGGCGATTCCTGGTGTAGTTGCTATTTGCATAGCTGTAGTTCTAACAATCTTCTTTTGTAATTTCCTTACAATGTTTTGTCTTTCAGCAATCAAAAACAAAAACTCATTTGTATAAGCTGTTAGACACAAACCATATATTGTTAAAGTGTCGTAAAGAGTTCTATCATCCAGTTCAATTTTTGCTACACTAATTGTTTCATTTGAAACAATATTAACATCATGAAAATACTCCGGACGTATTGTTTGAAATTGATTCAATATATCCAGGTTGTTACTACGATAATTATGTAACTCCAAAAACGTTTCTGAAAACCTTGAACTTTCAAGATTCTTAAACATCGTAATTTTTGGTGTTCGTTCAATTACTTTGTTTCTTGGAAAATCTGGATCAACTGAAAACAATAAAAAACTAGATCTTTTATTAAAAAATACTCCAATGTTGTAATAACCATCAAGAAATGGCACTCTCAACTGATAGCATCTATCTAGAGCTTTTCCTAGTGTCAAAGCCATTAGTAATTCTCCTTTCTATAATACTAGATTCATATCTCCAAAATCAAAATTATCTTCACCACCTACTTGATCTTCATTTACTGCTCCTTTAATCTTCAATAAGATCAAATCCTTGGTCATAATACATTGCTCTAAATTAGATCGAAATGTTGAATATGCTTCTTTTTTGTTGTCACTTTCATTCCATACATATAAAGCTTTGACAACATCATCACCAAGTTCTTCCATTTGAATTGTTGTGTAGTCAAAATTTCCATCAAGCGTTGATACATATTCAAGAAATTTCTCTTTTACACTTTCTGGAATTTGCTTAATGTAATCAACTTCACTAAGAACTCTATGAATGTTTGAATTATATTTTACGGTTTTCTTTTTATGATCAACCTTCTTATGAGTTGGGTTTTCCGAAACTTCTTCCCCAAGTCTCATTTTAACTGTTTTGTCAACAATTGTATTTATAATTTGTTCTATAGTGTGTTTATTCTCGTATGGTATCAATAAAGTCCCTTTTTCAAAACCAAAATCATGACCTTCTTTTACATCAGGAACTTGAGAAAGAACTGGTCCGATTTTATCAAGAAATTTTTCAATATCACTAATGTGTATATCTTCAGGAAGATTAAAAAATCCTTTATCCTTATAATATTGATATCGAGTCATAACACAATTCTTAACAACATCAGGTTTACATTTTACCAAGAAACTGAAAACAAACGGATCTAGAAAACAACGAATCGCTGTATACACAATTGATAAATTTTTATTAGCATCAGCGTCTCTTGATTCTCTTGTTTCCCTAACTCTATGAACATAAGCAATTAGTGTCAAAAGATCATATGCTAGTTCAATATTGTTTACTGATGGAGGTGTTGAAGGGTTATATCTCAAAATACCAACAGCGCTTGGAATTACTAATTGTTGTTGAATGTAACCTCTTAAAGCAGTCCAGAAATTTACTTTTGATAAATAAGCAAGTGACTTGTGTTCAATATCTGAAAGTCCAGGAAGTAATTCATCAAACGACAAATTCATTCTAACACTGATATTTGAAATAAATGCTTCTGTTGGCCACTTTGGATCATGATAAATTGTTTCGATTAAATTAATGAAATTTTCAACTTTGTTATCAAGAATCTTCTCAAAGAAAACACTTTTGATCTCTTGAACAACTGGTTTATCCGACACACCAGTTTCAAACTCCATTGACATATGCTCTACTTCTGGAATTGTTGGAGATACTTCTTGTTCAAACTGACTAAAATCTTTCAACATCTCCATTGAGTCTTTTGAAGTTTCTTGTTCAGACGTATCTGGCTCTACTGTCACTTGATTGTTTACGGTAGGGTTGCTCAAATAACTTGGTAATTTTTGAATGCTTGTTTTGATTCCATTGAGTAATTCTGTATGTAAATTATTTTGATAATCTCTTTGAAGATCTGTATATATTGTCCAGAAATTATTTTGAAATACATTCAGAACTTTACATAATATTGTAAATTTTGGAAACGGAATCGCAATTTTACCTTGATCTGATTCATTAATTATTAGTGACAAAACTACTATTTGATTTCCATCATCACCAACGCTTGCTACTACATGTAACTGGATGTTATACCCACGTTTTGTTATAGCGTTATTTTCTCCTTGTTGGCAAACAAGATCTGGGTTTTTGAAATTTGCTTTAACAAGAGATTGAAGTAAATCATCAACACCTGCAAAATCTAAACTGAAATTTCTATTTCTTCCATCTAGATTTCTAAGACGTAGATAAAGTTTTGGTGGGTTGAATGTTTTACCATCAGCAGTTGACGTAGTAATGTCCACTGAAAGTGAACCACCTGTGTTGTAGATCTTATCTTCGTGATAAAATAATTGACGATTAATCCATGTTCTATTCTCGTCATAACTCATCTTTGAAAATCTCCTTTCTTAATGAATAGTTCTATTTTAAATATGTTACTTAGACAAATAAAATTTTCTTTTTAAGAAGACGGAAACCCTACGCCAAGGCGCCCAAGCGCCGGATGGAGTAGTGGTGGACGTAAGGGTTGGAGTAGTATATTTCTTCTTTTCTTTTTTAACATAGTTATAAAACTTTCTTATATATTAAATAACGTCATATATGATGTAATAGTCTATATGTCTATAGTCTTTAGACTATAGACTATGGCAAAATTAATTGGTTAATTTTATTGAATAAAGAGTTAATTTTAAGATCACAAGAAATTCAAATATTTAAAAAGGAAATTAAATATAACTTTTTCAAATTCAATATCAAAAAAGTAAACATTATATTTTCACATCTCCAACAAATGGTTTTAAAATTGAAATCTTTCCTTCTGCATAATCTTTAATTTTTTGATCAATTTTATCTCGAGCCTTCTTACCTGGATCAATTATCTGTATAGCTTTCTCTTTCTCTTGATTTTCGTAATCCTTTTTCAAACGTTTGTTTTCTTGAACATTACAACGTCTACATTGGACCCAAATATTACCACAAGATTCTTGTAATCTGCGTATTGAAATTAAACCACTGTTTTCAAGAATTTTTAACCATTCTTTAAATTGTTTATTCCAACCAGGAGTAGTTAAGTTTAGTTTTTTTCTAACATCATGTAAATCAATTTTTGGATATATTATATGATTTAGATGTAGAAGATATTTTCTAAAAAATAAAGACGGGTATTTTGGCAGGTTGTATAATTTATCAAAAATATAATCTGGTAAGACTGAGACGGCACCAGCATAAACGTTATGAAGAAATAAACTCCCAAGAATAGATTCAAATTTTAGAGTATATGTTTTATCTATTAAAGATAAGTTACAAATAAAATCATTTTCAATATCTATAAAATGTTGAAACTTATATTTTTCATTAACTAAAGTCATGATTCTATATTTACCAGTAAACTGATAATTTGAAATTAAAGTTAATGTTCTTTGAATTTCTTTAGAATTCAAATGTTTAGTAGCTGGAAATAAAGCAAAGTCTCTGAGTGTTAACACAACTCCTTTTTTATAAATATTTTGTAAAACTTCAGATGATTCAAAATTAGTAACATATTCTGGATTACAAAGGTATGGTAATTTTGTAGATATGTCTTTACATTTATTACCGTTGGTAGATGCCCACTTTTTAAATTTATCCCTTGTTTTTGTAGCAACCAGATCCATAACCTTGTAACAATTCAGAGTCCATTCCTTCGACGGTGTAAAACAATTGTTGATTCCTCTTTCAATAATAACCTCAGTGTACATTCAAAAACTCCTTTCATAATATTCAATATTACTCCATTATTATGTTACGCGTTCATAAAAAAATATCTTATGGAACACAACGCTATATATATTATTTACTAAGAAATTTGTTAGGAAGTATTTCTACACACTATGAACAAAATCTAAAAGGAGGCGCAATGGAAGAATTAGTTTATGAGCTTTTTGGTTGGACTTCAGATGATTGGGCAGATGTAAAAGAAAACGTATTTTGTTCCTGTATCCTCCTTATCCTAGTGTGTATATTTATTATACCTTGGATTTGGGGGTGGTTGTCTATACTTAAACTAATCTTTTTGTAAGGAGAATATTATGAAATGGTTACTGGCTATCGTGATTACATTATTCATTATTTACGGTGAATTGGGAGCAGATTCACTAAGTGTAAAGTTCGAGCTTGGAATTAATGATGAATATTGCACGGAGCTAGAATCTGAAATTGAAAAACTCGAACTTCAAACAATGTATCATGAAGGGTTATTAAAAATATATGTAGATTATTTTGAGGAAATACAAAAATATTAGTTGCTTTTTTCTGTTTAGGGAACAAAATATAAAACAGAAAGGAGTATGTTATAATGGCTTACGAGTGTCCACAGTGTGGGATGTTTCACCCACCACTACCAAAAGGGGAAAGATGCCCAATGGCTAAAACAAGTCAAGATGGGCAAGAAGTAAATTTCGAACTTCTATTTGTACCACTAAGAAACATTGTTGAAAGCCAAATTAGTAATAAGAAAATTAAAAATCAAAAGAAGCTATTTGGCGCTGTGGTTGTTGAGATCACAAAGTTTCTGGAATCATATAAGGAGGATTAAACTTGGGTTTAAGCGAAGAACAAGAAAGGATATGCGATCAAGTTGTTTATGATAAAAAATTGTTTTCATATGGACCCAAACAGAAACAACGTCAATCAATAACAATAGCAGGTTATGCAGGAACCGGAAAAACATATTTGATCGCAGAGATAGCCAAACGAATTCGCGCACTCAAAACAAAACGGTTTAAAATAGCCTTCTGTTGTTTTACTGGTAAGGCTTCTTCTGTTTTGAGAAAACGTCTGATGGAAGCAGATGCTATCAAAAACACAGACTATGCTGGAACTATTCATGGTCTAATTTATAAACCTCGTTATGGGACAAATGAAAACGGTCAACAGGTTATAGTTGGTTGGAATTTGATTAACGATATTGAACAAGATTTGATTATTGTTGATGAAGTTTCTATGGTCAATCGTGAATTGTGGAATGACTTGAAATCATTTGGTGTCCCAATAATTGCTGTTGGAGATCATGGACAACTTCCACCTATTGGAGATAACTTCAACATTTTAAATAAACCTCATCATGTGTTAACAGAAATCCATCGTCAAGCTGCTGATAATCCAATAATTAAATTGTCAATGGATATCAGAAATAATGGCAGTATTCCATTTGGACAACATTCTGGAAATGGAAGTAAAGTATATAAATTTAGTTGGAAGCATCGAAGCACACAAGATTTATTCAATAGTATTCAATGGACAAATGATTACATTATTTTGTGTGGTTTTAATGCAACTAGAGTTAATCTCAACAATATGATTCGAGCAAAGTATAAATATACATTACCTGAACCATATCCAGATGAAAGATTAATTTGTCTAAAAAATAATCATTCAACAAAAGTTATGAATGGACAATTGGGGACAACAGTTTGGTTTTCTCGTCGTGCTCCACAAGTTTATGAAATGACTTTATCAATGGATGATTTAGACGGTGATTATTATACAACTTTAATACATAACTATTGTTTTGGAAAAGAATCATATGATGGTAGTTATGAGGAAGTAAAAAAGAAAAAACAAAGAACTATCCTTAAACGAACAGGATATGACACCATGGATCTTTTTGATTATGGTTATTGTATATCTGTTCATAGAAGTCAAGGATCTGAATGGCCGAATGTAGTTTTGTTTGAGCAACGCTCTAAGCATTGGGATTATGACTATTACAAACGATGGTTATATACTGCAATAACTAGAGCAAAACAAAACTTATTTATTATTTCAGATTTTTGGTAAGGAGGAGTTATGTGGACAATCTTGATATGGGGATTAGCCATTTTCGTTGCTGGTCATGCTTTATACAGAATGGGTGAAGCCGCAGTACAAGGAGAGTCCAGTAGAGGAAGTTTGGTGAAAGGAGATTTGACTGTTGAGCGACACTAGAGTGTTTATTTGTATCTTCATCAGTTCAGCTTTGGTTGGGTTGGGAGTTTTCGTCTTCGGTATGGAGTATATTGAATTTTTAAAATATGCTTGGCCAATTTGTATTGTCGTAAACTACATTGTTTTATATGTTCTGAAGAGATTGAATTCACATTATTTTGGTACATTCTTTGTAGTAATCTTCGGACCCATTACTTTACTTTCAATGTTTTTTATTGGTCTATCATTGAGGATATTTCCCATTGTTACGGTGAAATGTCGGTGATAGAGAGGGAGGTTTTTTAAACTCCCTTTTTTGTTTATTTTTTTGTTTAAAGTAACAAATAAATAGGATGGTGTATATGACAAATTTGACAAAAAAGATTTCTAAATTAATGAGATCATGGAATGTTGATATACATGAGCAATATGAAAAAGATGGAGTTGATATAATATGCACCAACATGATGATTCTCTCATGTTTCTCTGAAGAAGGAGTTGTAAAACTGTTATTTCATGTTGCAGCAAAACCTGATGAATCAGCTCAGGTTGTGTTAGCATTAAAAGAGCTTAAAGAGATTAACGAGGTAATTATCACAGATTTATTTGTTTATGTTGATAATCTAACAAATATTGTTACAGGGGATGATGCAATTCATGCTTTTGAACATTCTATTAAGTCAAATATCATTGGAGAATTTATAAGCGATCAAGAACAGTTACATTTTTTAGCAACATGTCATGATTTACCTGAATGTTAGAATGATAGAAAGGAGAAGTTTGTGAAGATAGAGCAATCATTATGGGTGGAGAAATATAGACCAAAAAAGTTTGAAGATTTAGTTTTACCAGAAGACTATAAAGAACAGCTCTACCGATATATTAAAACAAAAGAAATTCCAAATTTGTTATTTAGCGGTCCTCCTGGTGGTGGGAAAACCACCCTTGCAAGAATTATTGCTTCTAAACAAGGTGTGTTAGGTAATCCACGAGATAATGTGTTGGAGATTAATGGATCTTCAAAAGAAACTCGTGGTATTGATTTTGTTGATAAGGTTATTGAACCGTTTTTGAAGATACCACCAGCAGGCCAAGATCGATGGAGACTTGTATTTATTGATGAGGGAGATCAATTAACAGATCCTGCATTTAAAGCGTTGCGTGGTGTTATTGAGAAGTATCAGGTTAAGCATGGACGCTTTATGATCACATGTAACTATCTTTCAAAGATTCCAGGTCCAGTCCAAAGTAGGTTTACACCTTATATTTTTAAACAAATTCCAGTGAATTTTGTAATTGATTTTTGTAAGAATGTATTGAATACAGAAGGTGTAAATTTTGAAGAGAATGATTTAAAATTTGTGGTGGATGGGTTATATCCCGACGTCAGACGCATTATTGACCACTTACAACAATGTTCAATTAAGAACCGATTAAAGGTTAATCGAAAATCAGTTCTCACCTCAGAACGTGTTTTAGTGAGTTCGATGGTTGAGATTTGCAGTCATGTTATGAATGGTCAGATGCATAAGATTAACAAACTTGTTGGAGTAATCACCAATCTTTTAAATGAACATGATTTGGAATTTAGAAGTGTTTATACACAGTTGTTTTTCAATAAAGATATTAACGTTGCAGCAAAGATTGTGATTAACCAAGCTGCTAATAGTCATAAAGATTGTCTTGTACCAAGCATGCATTTTATGGCTATGGTTTTAAAAGTTATACAAGCACTTGGTCAATATAAACAAGCTTCGAAGGGAAAGTAAGATGGGAAATATATTAACAAGAAGTGAAAAACAAAAAGCTGATAAATTACATCACTTTCTTAAGAACTATTCTACAATCATGGAAATACAATCTGTAAAATGTAAAGCGTGTAATGGTTCTGGATTATCCGGAACTACTAAACTTAATAATGGACAAGGTTTTTCTTGGAATGGGGAATATTGTCCAGTTTGTAGAGGCACAGGATATATTGATTTTCGAGATAATAACGAGTTTGCTATTTGCAGTAGTTGTAACGGAACAGGTGGTTCAGGTGCTGGTTGCCCTAAATGTAATGGAAGAGGTGTTGTAGATTGGGTTGAAGCGATGAGAATGGGAGTTAAAACTGGCATTACTAATGAAGTAGAGGATAAAGAAATGGAGGAAAGTTTAGCTACAATTTTTCCTCAAGAATAATGAGGTACTCATGACAAGACTTCCGCTCTATATACAACACGTTTTAAACCCATTACATGTTTATTGTAGACTTCGTGATTTGAATATTAGAAAAACTTCAGCATTAGAAATTGCGACAGTATATGATAAAATGTTCTTTCAAGTTTTAAAAACAGTAACAACAATAAATAATTTTAATGGTGAATTAAAAGACGTTAAATGTAACAATAATAAAAAGGGAAATGGTGAACTTGATTGTTAGGTATTTACGAAGATAACTTTGTCGAATATTTACGAGAACATCTCGGTGATCCAATAAAGACGACTCCGAAGAATATAGTGTGTCGTTGCCCGTGGTGTGAGACTGGTGAAGACAAAAGTCATTATCATTTGTGGATTGGTTTAGATTCACCTATTTTTCATTGTTTTCATGCTGGCTGTGAACAAAAAGGAACTATTACAAAACTTGTAAGATTTATCAATGGTGCAGACCCAGATAAGTTTGTAAATAAAGAACGTGTTAAAGCTAGCATAAAAAACAAACTTAAATTTGAACGTAACATAGTTAAACCTCAAGAAATAAAAATCCCGCCTCTAAATACTTCTCTATTTCAATATAAATATCGTTATATTCAACAACGTTTAAAATTTGCCAATATAAGTATATCAAATATAAAGGGATTAATTTTTGATGTAAATTCATTCATTGAACTTAATCAACTGCCAATCGACCCTACTTTATTTAGAATTAGGGATTTTTTACATTCTAATTTTGTTGGATTTTTGACAGAGAATAAATCTGTTGTCATTTTGAGAAATATTGATCCAAAATCATCCTTCCGATATTATAAACTTAGAGTTCAAGATTCTAAGTTTCTTGATTATTATAAGTTACCTGGTAATAAGAGATTTTCTACACATATAGTTCTTGCAGAGGGAATATTTGATATATACTCCGAACATATTTTTGATATAACAGGTATGAAAAGTGAGAGCTGTTTATATGCAGCAGGTCTTTCAACATCATATCATGCTCTAGTTAAAAGCATTGCTTTACATGAGTCAATCTTTAGAGCAAATGTACATATTTTATCAGACCGAAATGTTGATTTAGACTACTATAAAAAAATCAAAAAATATAACGGTCATATAATTGATACAATGACTGTTTATTATAATCGGTTGGGTAAAGATTTTAATGATACGCCAATTGATGTAGAAAAGTTTATAATATAGGAGAGGAATTAATGAAATGATACAAGACAGGATGAAAGAAATTTTCCATACAATAATTAATACAGATCTAAAGTATTCTGGTGATCTTGAAGATATTGATTATTTTAATTTGTATTGTAAGGCAGCGACCGATGACCATGTATATAAGTTGTTGGGTGCAAATTTTTTTATGTTGAATTACAAACATGAAGGTGATAAATCAGTTCTAATGGTATTTTCAATTCCAATAAACTCAGATTCTGGAACGAAGCATATTGCTGAACGAGTAATGGAGATTATTGAAAATACTGAACGGTGTTTTGTTACATTAGATTATTCAAGTTCAATAGAAAACAAAGATGACAAGTTTGTTTATGTAACATTGGTAAAGAAATATGATAAAGATTTTATACAATCATTGTCTAGAGAAACCGTAAAAAAGCCACTAAAAAAGAAAGCGAAGAAAGCGAAGAAGAAGGAGGTTAAAATTGAACCCGAGAAGAGCAAGGATGATTCAACAGTTGGTGTTGAAAAAGGATCCGAATCTGTTAGCAACGATAATCAATCTTAAAGGTGAAGGAACGTTTAGAAGAATGAGTGGTATTGGTGTTTTTAAATGTGCGAAGAAGCTTTGGAAACAATATGGAATCAAAGATAATTGGGGTAATAGAAAGGAGAATTAGGAATGGAACAAACGATTAATTTAGATGCTGAAAAATTTGAGGAATTTTTGAGATGTGTTTCTATTTTACGAGACCATTGTAATGATGCTGATATTCGTGAAGGATATATTCGTCAGCGAGCAAATGAAAACACATCTGTATTTGAGTTGAATTTAACACCTTTGGTTGGTGATATAACAATTCCAGTATCCGGTTTGAAACAAAAAGCAGATTTGTTAAAGATGTTTTCAGAACAAGAAGTTGAGATCACTGTCAATGTTCCGGAGGCAGAAGGAGAAAATGGGTGGTATTCTTTTTCTGATCAGTATTCTATGCTTAAATTTGAGATGCCGGATCCTGATTATATGGATAATAAGTTTATCAGCTCAGAAGAAATGGCTGGAATCTTTGCTTTAAATGATGAAGATAGAATTTTAAGTGCTGATATTTCTAGTTTCATATCTGACAGGATGAAAATTGTTGCCAGCGGTTTTAATGTTAACACTGTCCAAGTTGAAGTGGTTGGTGAAGAAGCGTCAATTTTTACCAAGACTCAATCTGGTGATCAATATGCCAAGTTTCTTGAAGGACTTGTTACTGATAAGGTTTTGAATTGTTCTTCACATATGGTTATTACACCATTTATTATTGACCATGATGGAGATATTGCATTTACAATGTATAATGTTCAACCCAATGTATCAGCAAATAAATATTCAACAACCATTGCTGATATTGAAGTAAACCTCTATACACGTTCTTCTTTGGTTGATACAGGAGAAGACTCGGAGGAATAATGCCGTATTTTAAATGTAATGACTGCCACCACGAATGGGAGGGTAGTAATGATATGAGAAAGTGTGACTGGTGTGGTGGCCAGTCACACATTTTAGAGGAGGTGACTCCATTTGAGAAATTTGTTAGATACCTTAAAAAAAATTCCGGAGAATTTTTTGCAAAAATTGAACAAAGAAACAACCACAGTTGATGTAGAAATGAGCAAAGACAACCAAAAGGTAACTATTAAAACAAGAAAAACTTTCTGGGGTGATTGGCGAGATTGGTTTTTTGAAGAGGAAGAGAAGCCAAAAGTACACCATACAATAGTTAAATTATATCTAGACACATTATGTGTCGGTACTGCTCAAGTGCCGATTAATTTTCAAGAGATACATTTTGAAGCTGAGATCCCTATTGAAACATCCATGCTCTGTGAACAGGTTTCTATTGAAATTCCTGAAATGGGAATTAAACGATCTCAAGATCTTGACATTAGTAAAAGTGTACAACCTGGTGATACAATTCGTCTCACACATGATTTTATATTGGATACGGAGAACTAATGCATCCCTCATCAATACTAAGTTATTACCCAACATATTCTCTGTTAGATGAAATAGTTTCCTATGGCGATTATGATACGTTAAACATATATATTGATCTGAAGAACAATCTTCAAACTTTGTATATGGAGCATTCAATTTTAAATATAATTGAGAGCACAATACGATCTAATACAACGGATAGTGCAATTTTTTCGTCAATTATATCATTTCTAGCATTTCATAAATTATATTCTATCAAACGACAACTCAAACTTAATATATTTATATTTTTTGAATCCGGAACTTCAATTTATCATACAAACATAAGAAAGAAATATAAGATCTCAAGACGCACTGACGACTTATATGGACTGGATAGAGAAAAACGAGAGTTGTTTTTTGACGTTTATCAAAAGAATTTACAGTTGGCCGAGAGAGCTTGTAATAAACTTCCAAATGTGAAGCTGATTAGATTACATCATCTCGAAGCTGACTTTATTCCGTATTATTTGTTGAGTAGAAATTTAGTTGATAAGAGTGATAAAACAGCTCACGTAGTATATTCAAATGATCATGATCTGCTACAATGTTTAACAACTGGAGATCATGTGTATCTTTTTCAAAAGGCTTTTAAATCCAAAAAGATTGTTCGAAAAGGACAAGGGATGAAAGGTTGTTTGAAACTAGAGACAAATTATCCAGATGAATACATACCACTTGCTATGTCGATAATGGGAGATCCTGGAGATGATGTTGATGGAGTAAAAGGAGTCGGTCCAAAGAGAACGGCTGATATACTCGGGGATGTTGTCAAGATGGTTGGCGGAATGGATCAGTTGCATACTAATATTTCAACCAATCAACCAATTTTTGGACCAACGGATAGTCCAATCTCGAACAAATATCTAAATAGTGTTATTCAGGAAGAACGAACTAATTCATTGATTTCAGATAATATGAAATTAGTTTCGTTTGAATTGATATCAAGACAATTAGATGTTCCAAGTGATATCGAGATGGTGAAAAGACGAAACCAAGTGAATAAAATAATCCAAGATTGTAGTATAGCAGGTTGCCAAGCAATCAAGGATGCTTTAATTAAAATGAATGTTTCAATTATAGAGGAGGATCTTGATACAATATACTTCGGAACGTAAGAGGGGTATATATGTTAAATCAAAGTCGGGTCCTAAATTACATTAAAGACCATTTGGGGTTTCCATTTCAACAACTGGAGCTGACTGATGAGAACCTTATTGAATTTGTTGAGACTTATACGTTGAGGGAGTTTTCATATTATATTCCTGATGTTAAGAAGATGAACCTCAATCTGCTCCTTGACATTAACAAAGTTCCTGGTAGACAAAATGAATATTATTTAGAAGAACCAGAAGGTCTTGAAATTTTAAGTGTAATAGAAGTTTATCCGGGTTTAGAAGCATATTTGATACATGGGCATCCGCCTCTAGGTGCAATGAGTCATGGTGGTTTAAGTGATTGGGCATTGAGTGTTGGCATGGCTATGGATGTAAAGATGCATTCTTCTTACGATATAACCTACGAATTTATGCACCCCAACATCCTCCGAATTTCCCCAGTCAATCCTCAGAATAGCACTAATGTTACTGTTGAATATGAAAGACAACAACCACCTGACTTCAGGGGTATTCCAAATGATTTACAGTTGTATTTTTGTAAGTATGCACTTGCTGATATTATGATTAAGCTGGGAAGGATACGTAAAAAATATGCTGATGGTCAAATGCATACTCCCTTTGGAGATATTCCAATATCTGCTGATATTCTAGAGGAAGGAAAAGAACTTAAAGATAAAATTGAGGATAGGTTAAAAGAAACTTATCTGCCGAATGTGACAATAGAATTTGGGTAATTTATTAAATTTATTATGAAAAATATATGTAAAATTTGTAATTTTGAAAGCAAATCACTTTCGGGTCTTTGTCGACATGTTATATTTACACACAAGATATCTACTAAAAAATATTATGACCAATATTTCAAGAAAGATAAAGAAAATATTTGTAATAATCCAGATTGTAAAAAACACACAAGATTTGTTGGATTAACAAACGGATATAATAAATATTGTAGTCATGGGTGTGCATCTTCTAATCCGAAACGCAGAAAGCAGATTGGAAAATCAAATAAGAAAAATTGGAGCCAAAATCCTGCTCGAGTAAAGGAACTTATTAAACGCAATAAAAAAATGTGGAAAGATGATGACCTTAGAAATCAGATGTTAAGAAGTTTGAGAAAAACAGGTTCAACAAAATCGTTTAAAGAAAAACAAAAAATTAACGCTTTAAAATTTTCAAATGATCCTGCATGGAGACAGAAAGTTAGTATTGGCACTAAAAAAGGTCAAGCAAAAAATCCACATTTCAAAGAAAAAAGAAGACAATATATGCTTAATGGTGGAGCAGCGTATTGTAATAGATTTATAAAAAACCCATCAAAACCACAAGTAGAATTGTTTCAAATAATTAAGAAACTATATCCAGATGCTATATTAAACTATCAGTGTATGAATTTTAGTATTGATATTGCTATACCAACCTTAAAAGTAGCTATTGAATATGATGGAAGCTACTGGCATCAAAATAAGAATAAAGATTTAATTCGACAACAAATAATTGAGAAAAGAGGATGGAAATTTTTAAGATACGTTGATATCGTGCCTTCAATAACGAAAATAAGAAAGGATATTGAAATTATATGAATTATAAGAGAAACGGAACCAGAGAGTATTTTGTTGGAGTAGACCCATCATTAACTGGAAATGCAATAGTTATTATTGATGAACGGGGTGAATATATTGAAGGAAAATTAATAGCCTCCCATAAAGATTGTTATCTAAATGGAGAGCAAAGAGTGTGGGATGTGTTTAATCAAGTTAAATATATTGCGAATGTTGTACGACTTGATTCTGTATATATTGAAGGTTTGTCTTATATGTCGGTTAGTCCAACTTTGTTTGAAAGATGTGCTTTACTATATTCAATACTTATGTTTTTACTTGAAAGAGAAGTTAAATATAAAATAATACCACCCATGACACTCAAAAAATTTGTAACAGGCCACGGTCATGCAAAAAAAGATCAAATGATGACTGCTATTAAAGATCGTTGGGGTATGGAATTTACTGATGATAATTTAGCAGATGCATATGGTCTTGCTCGGATGGCATTAACTAATAGGGGGAAAAGTGTTTATTGATAATTATTTATCATATATTCAAACAGAGCTTTCTTATGTTGGAAATCTAGGTTTTGAGGAAATGGTGCGATTTTATCAAAAAGCAACTCCAAAGCAAGCTAGACTGATGGACAAAATTGCAAAGACAGGAAATTGGAAAGCTGCAAAAATTTTGATTAAAAGGGTGTTGCATGTTTCTTTACATAAAGTAACAAAGGGTGTTATATGAAACTTGATGGAATGAAAACTCAATTTGTTGTTCATGATCACCAAGCGTTAAGAGCAGGTAAACATCAAGATTTGAGATTTCGAGTTGCTAAAGATAAATGGGATTCGTTTGCTGTACCAAAAGGTGTTCCGTTAACCCCAGGCACGAAAGTGTTAGCAATAAAAACTCATTCACATTCTGATAAGGAAGCTCTTTTTGTTGGAGAAATCCCGAAGGGAGAATATGGTGGCGGAACGTTAAAAGTATTCGATGAGGGAGTTTGTATTATTGAAAAATATGCACCTGCTCATATAGCTATTACACTGCGGGGTAAGAAACTTAAAGGATTATATCATATGGTAAATACTGGAGTAGCAAGGGGTGGAAAATATAAACAACAACATTATATGTTGTTTAAAGGAAAATTATCATGAATCAAATAAATGAAATGAAACAATCCTTAATGGAACTGTTTATTGAATTACAATCTGTAGTACAATTACCATCTCCACAAAAAGAAATGCAAATGTTAAGATTAGCGATTGTGGCTGAATATGATGCTGCAAATTTATATGAAAACATGGCACACTTTTGCACAAATGAGAATGTTAAAGAAGTGTTATTAGATATAGCTCAAGAAGAAAAGGTGCATATCGGAGAACTAGAGACTTTACTTTCAGAAATCGATGATGAGCACGACGATTCTATGGAAGAAGGTGAGGAAGAAGTCGAAAAAGAAACGGGCGATATGGAGTAAAGTATGAATCTGAAATAATTAGAAACTATTCTGAATGATAAGAACAAAATACAAATTAGCGAGCTTGAGGAGAATTAATACATGAAAAGAACCAAAATGACGGACAATGCTATCAAAGTTGCAACAAGTAGATACTATATGGAAGGGGAAGATTGGGACTCGTGTTCTCTTAGAGTTGCAAGTGTTGTATCTTCACCAGAAGTTAATCGACAGGAATATATACAAGCCTTCCATGAAATGATCTATAACATGGATTTTCTACCAGGAGGTAGAATCTTAAGAAATTGTGGGAGACCAAGAGGGTCGTTGTTTAACTGTTATCATCTCCCGGTTGGTGATAGCATTGAAGAAATAGGTCAGTTGATAAAAGATTCCCTGATCTTATGGTCAGAGGGTGGTGGAGTTGGTGTAAATTTTAGTCCTTTGAGACCTGCTGGTGATAATATAATGGGTAAAGGTGGGGAGTCTTCAGGACTTGTTAGTTTTATCCAAGCAACAGACGCTGTAGCAGATACAATAGAGAGTGGGGGAAGTCGACGCGCAGCAGGTCTTGCTCAAGTTGATGTAACACATCCAGAAGTAATGGATTTTATTGATGCAAAATTAGTAGATGGGAGGATTACACATTTTAATATATCTGTATCTGTAAATGGAAAATTTCTTGAAGCAGTAGAGGCAGATAAGGATTGGGAATTTAAATTCAAACAAAGAAGCTATGGTAAGATTAAAGCACGAACTATTTGGAATAAAATTGTCTCAAATATGGTTCAATGTGCAGAACCTGGTTTGATTAACTGGGATAATTTTTCTAAGAATAACTCCTACTATTTCGAACCTGTGTTGGGGACTAACCCATGCGGAGAAACAACACTTGGACCATACGGTGTTTGTGATTTAGGTTCATTGGTTTTACCAAACTTTATTACAGGTACAGTCAACACAAACTGGCAAAAACTTGAAAAGACAATCAAGTTAGCAGTTCGTTTTTTGGACAATGTTATTGATGTCAATAAATATACGTTGAAAGAGATTGATATCAATGCTCATAAATCAAGAAGAATAGGAGTAGGTATTCTTGGATTAGCCGAATATTTATTTGCTAAAAAACTACGTTATGGAAGTTTGCGAGCAACTGCAGAAATTGAAAGATTGATGCAATTTATTAGGAATGCTTGTTATACTGCCTCTATAGAACTCGCCGCTGAAAAAGGTTCCTTTCCAGCATTTGACCCTATCCAACATAAGAAAGCCTCATTTGTTAGAAAACTCCCCGCGAGTATTAGAACAGACATCAAGAATTTTGGCATTAGAAATACTACATTGATGGCACTTGCACCAAACGGTACGATCTCTCTTTTAACAGAATTTACTGGTAGTGGGGAACCGCTATTTGCTAAAGCATATATGCGCCATGATCGTGTTGGCGACAGAATGTATATTCATCCAATCTACGAAAAACTATTACGATCAGGAGAAGATATTCCTGAATGGTATGTGGACGCCTTTGATTTGTCACCTACAGACCATTTCGAGGTCCAGGTTGCACTCCAAAAATTCACTGACGGGTCCGTTTCAAAGACAATCAATTTACCTCAGGATACAACTGATGATGAATTGAGCGCCTTGTTGTTGGAATATATAACTGATTTAAAGGGCGTGACAGTTTATAGGGATGGATGCCGTGATGGACAACCTTTAAATAGAGTGAGTGAAAAAGAAGCAAGAGAATATCTGAAAAATGATGGAGGCTTTGAAATGATACGTACAGAAAAAGATGTTCAGTGTGCGAATGGTTCTTGTGATTTATGAAATGTGAGTATGGTTGTGGGCAAGAAGCCAAATTTCCTCCAAGAAAAGGAATGAGTAAATGGTGTTGTTCTGAACATTATCAAACATGTCCTGCTGTTAAGACGGCGCCTTGGAATAAGGGCAAAACTGATGTTTATTCAAAAAAAACTTTGAAAAAAATGTCAGAAAGCCATGTTGGACAAACACCTTGGTGTAAAGATAAAAAATTAACTGAAGAACATAAACGAAAAATTGGAGAGAAAAGTAAGGGGAGAACACCTTGGAATAAGGGCAAAACTGATGTTTATTCAAAAAAAACTTTGAAAAAAATGTCAGAAAGCCATGTTGGACAAACACCTTGGTGTAAAGATAAAAAATTAACTGAAGAACATAAAGAAAATTTATCACAATCGAGAAATGAATATTTTGCTTTAGAGTATTATAGAAAAAAATATCCAACTTTTATGAAAGTTGAAGAATTAGTAGAAGATGAAAATACTAAAAAGTTGAAGGTCAGATGTAAAAATCATAAATGTAAAAATAGTAAAAAAATGGGTGGTTGGTTTTATCCAACAAGAGAACAGTTGAAGAGAAGAATTGACGCTATTGAACATGATGATGGCAACGATGGTTGTTTTTTGTACTGCTCTGATGAATGTAAATATACATGTATGATGTATGGCCGAACTATTAATCAGTTGATGCAAGAGCAGAAAGAAATTAATTACACAAATGAGGAATATCAAATTTATCGCAAACAAGTTCTGAAACGAGAAAACTATTTATGTGAGTATTGTGGTGAAAAAGCTACAACAATTCATCATTCAAGACCTCAAAAATTAGAACCGTTTTTCACTCTTGATCCAGATTATGGTATTGCTTGTTGTCAAAATTGTCATTATAAGTATGGACACAAGAAAGATTCAAAATGTTCAACAGGCAAACTGGCGGCGCAGAAATGTGAATAAATTAGAATTTTAAAAGATAACTCTAGACGCAGAGTACATCTTATAACAGGAGGAACGTTTAAGAATGAAACTTATTAAAATATTTAGTATTTTTGCAGTTATTGCTGCACTTATGTTTGCAACACCGGTATTGGCCGCAGATGTGCCAGATTCAGGAAATCCCGGTAAAATTGGAGTTGGTTTTCATACATTGAACACAACCGAGGATAATTACAAAGGTGTAAGTATTCGAGGTTGGACTGACAGTTGGTTTGGAGCAGAAGGTAACTTCTATTATTCAAACGTTGAAGCAAGAAATGCAGAGGGTGTAACAACTGATGGTGAACTTGGTCTATGGGGTGTTAAGTTGATGGCTGCTCCATTTAGAACAGAACAATCCAAATTCTATTTTTATGGGGAAGGTCTGTGGGGTAAATATGATGATGTTGCAATTCAAGATGATGCAGATGTAACAACATATGGAGCTGGTTTTGGAGTGGAGTGGTCTTTTGCTGGACTTCCAGAATTAGGGTTTGATGTTGAAACCGGTTATTACCTAACCGACACAGATGGGAGTGTTGATATTAACAATGAAGATCAACAAATCATGGTTGGATTTGGAATGCATTATTACTTTGACTAAACAATAACCTTTAACAAAAATCTCTGCGTCTAGAGGTATTTTTTGCAAATACGAAGGAGAGAATAATGAATCAAGAAGCACCACCTAATTCAAAAATTGTGAAACTTCAAACATGGTTGAAAGAAGAGCTTTGTAGTTGGGTTGAGTACAAACGATTAATAGAAGATGTTGAAGGTGAAGGAAGTCCAGAACAAGAAAGGTGGATTTTTGCAATGTATACAGATAAACATGTTTATCGATTCTTAGCAATTGATAAATATGGTCATGATGGATATCTTGGTTGTCAAGTGGCTTGTCGTAAACCAAGAGCCGGTGAAAGTTATACAAGAGGCAATGATCTACCAGATGGCAAATTTAATAGAGAAACATGGGAGAAAATTAAAAATGCTATCATTGGATGGGAAGTTGTTCCAACAGCATATTATCCCAATCCAGAAATGATTTCAAGTGAATCAACACAATCGGAGGGAGCATAATGCCATTAATTTTACAAGAAGGAGAAGCTTGTCCTTATGGACAGACATGTCAGTATAATACAGGCGGAACATGTTTTGGAGCAAGACGAGACAGATTGACCATTTTTACATGTGAGTATGTTCAAGGAAATAAGATTGTTGAAGGCGGAACTCAAAGAAATCCGCACGATGTCACTGGTCGGATGCAAGTTCTTAATGAACAAATATAAGAGGTTAATATGAATGATGAAATAAGAGATCCAAACGCTGACGTTCTAAATGGATTATTGGTTGAATTTAAAGAACAACGCGATGCAATTAAAGCGATGATTGTGGATCTTGATAAAATTAAAGCAACAATTGATAATCTTTTTCCTGAAAAATTAGACAAACGATATATGAGATTTTTTGAAGAAAAAGTCAAATCAACCACTGGTTTGTTTAATGCACTACTAGACATGAGAAAAGAAATTTCAAAGAGTCTTAAAGATGAAGTTGAACTCAGAAGAAGAATGATTAAAGACGATCTTGGTGATAGTGCAGAATTTGAAGATTTATTTGATATTAGAAAGATCGTCAGAAAAGTTGAAAAATTTCAAAAACAAACAGAAGAGCTCAAGAAAGATGCGACTTAGGAGGATTTAATGAGTATTGGAATTGTAAAAGAAGAAGAAAATGAACTAACTCCAGATACAGCAGCAATTGATCCAAAAGAAGTTTTAGATAGTATAAAACTAAGTGATAAAGAACCAACAAAGAAAGAAAAAGAATATAGCAAAGCAAAGACAGAAGTAGATGCTTTATATGAGGAATTTAGTGACTTTCTTGAAGTTAAAGCTGATATGTCATTTGATCCTGGAATCAAACTGCTTGTTCCAACTGGTATTGAATTATTAGATGCTATTTTAGGTGGTGGTTTCCCGGTTGGAGCTATGAGTATTATTGTTGGGACTCCAGGTAGTGGAAAGAGTATGTTAGCTATTCAAACAATGGCTGCTGGACAAAAAAAGTATGAAAAATTTCTAGCATCATTTCTAGATTCAGAAGAGGCTACTTCAACACAACGGTTAGCAAATCTTGGAGTTCGTTTTCCAACAATTAAACCTTATTGTGATATTACTGTTGAAAAGGTATTTAAACACCTTGAAACAATGTGTCTGTTTAAAGAACAGAAGAAACTTCAACATGTTCCTTCAGTATCTGTATGGGATTCAATAGCAAACACCTTGAGTGAAAAAGAACGACAGGTTGAAGATGTAAACTCTGTTATTGGATATAAAGCAAGAATGTTGTCTCTTCTTGTTCCAAAATATGTTGCACGATGTGCACAGTATAATATATGCTGGCTAGCTGTTAATCAATTAAGAGATCAATTACAACTTACACAATTTGCGCCAGCAAAAGATCTTCGTTTTATGTCAGCAGGAAAGAGCATGCCTGGTGGAAACATCTTAAAGTTTAATGCGTTCACCCTTCTTGAAATGAAAGCTAAATCAGTTTTAGATTCTTCGAAGATGGGGTTTGATGGAATCATTGCATCAGTAAAAACAGTTAAGTGTAAATTATTTCCACCAAATATTGAAATAGAATTGGTTGGGGATTTTATTCGAGGATTTTCTAATTTCTGGACTAATTATAATTTCTTGGTTAAGGAGAAACGTCTTGTATCAGGTGCATGGAATTACTTGAAATCAAAACCTGAGCAGAAATTTCGAACAAAAGATGCTGAAACGTTGTATAAAGAAGATGTGAATTTTAAAACTGCCTTTGACGAGGCTGTCAATGAGTGTTTGACTACAGAAATTGTTGAAAAATTTAACCCTGAGATATAAAGAAAGCAACCGACTTCATTCAGATTCAAGAACAAATTATAAACTGAGAAATACGTTACGAACTGAAATTATGGAGGAGAATTACTATGCAATCAATGTCTGAAGTATTGAAAAACTATGTAGAAAATACAACCAAGAAACTTGTAGATAATTCAAGTGAGGTTTCTGTTTCTGTGGTGGTTTCTACAAAGTCGGTTATCATTCAAATTAAAACAGCTAAATCAGATTGTGGAAAAGTTATTGGCAAGAGAGGTAGAACTGTAGAGGCGATCAAGATTCTAGTACTGGCTATTAAAAACACACATTATCCTGACGACAACAGAAGAGTCTCAGTCGAAATTATTGAGGACGAATCGTCAGATTTTAGTTATAGAAACAAGGAGGAATAATTACCATGTTAACCAAAGAGTCCAAAATTAAGGTTCTAGAAAACTTCTATGCGCTTGACTACGTTTTCTTCGGCAGACCTTTGAATGAAGTAGAAACTTGCTGTGAAGCTCTTGCAGAAGATTATCTTTCAGTCAAAGGCGCTGTAATGTCTGTGATGATTGAAATGTATAAACTAGTGGATCATTTTCCAGAACCAGTACAGGAAAAGATAGATAGTTCAACATTAAAAAGTTCTGCAAAAAGTAGAGCCAAAATTGCAAGAGAAATGGCTCACAAACTAGTTGCAACTCCAAAAGGTCGAGCAGATATCAAGGCTGAATTGAGAGAAGCTATTGAAGAAGATAATACTATCGACGTTAATACAATAGTAGAAGGCAAGATTCGAGAAAAAGCTTTCCGTCTTGCTTGTGATAATCTTCTAATTGCGTCAACAATTTCAGAGTCAATCAACTACGAGGAACTCAATGAATGGTCTGGTAGAATCATTGAAGACTCTTATAAGATCTTGAGAGATAGTCTTGTTGATAGCGCCTTATTAGTTCTTGACCAAATGTAAAGCGAGCTTATGGCTGATAATGAATATGCGAAACTTGTCGAATATCTAGAAACACACCAGCAACAAGAACGCGTTGTTGAAGAAATTCAACAAAAAGTAACAACAAAGAATACAAAAAAATTGTTAGAGGAATGTTCAGCAAAAATACATGCGGACATTCCTCTAACTAAATCTACTTTTAACTCGGAAGGCTTCGACGTTCATAAATTTGAATCATTAATGAGGTCAAAACTGATTGATGATCATAAGCGAGGTCAAACTTATGAGCGTCCCTTCATCTCTGTAACAGAACTTACTTCTTGTCTAAGAAAAAGTTATTACAGCAGAATGAAGTATCAAATAGATATAAGCAAGCAATATCAATTTTCTTATTTGTATCTAATCAATCACGTTGGAAACACAGTGCACGAAATAGTGCAAAATTTATATGATCATACTGAGGTTGAAAAAACAATCGTCAGTGATAAATATAAAATCAAAGGACGTGTTGATGGCATCCGGGATAAATTTCTGTTAGAGTATAAGACAATCGACCGAAACAAATTTAAAAACGCTTACATTGCTGATCATTTTGTACAAGGTAATATATATGCGTTTATTTTAAATTCAGAATATAATTATAAAATACATACTGTAACAGTTGTTTATTTCACTCGAGATTTAAAAGGAGTATATCCTTTTGATATCCCGGTTGCCCCCAAAGAAGCTCAGAAATATATTAAACGGGCACCTATATTACTATCTAGTATAGAAAGAAAGTCTGTGCCAGAACCGTTGGGTGCTACTACAGAACAATGTAAATGGTGTCCATATAAATCATACTGTGAAAAAGACACTACAGAATTACTCCAACCTTTTGAAGAAAAGAAAAAGGTGAAAAAGAAATCTGTCTTTTTATTGTAGGAGGAAATACTAACATGATAATTACATTTCCCATGCTAACGTCAAATAATACATCAAGCACTGCCTTACCAGGTATTTGCAAGATGCTTGAGAAATTCATTATTGTTTATAATCTTGACCGAGTTTTGAAGCATGCGCGAAAAGTTTCTGATATGGAAAGAGTTGGTTCTACTCTCCGTCTTCGTGAAGCAAAAATCAAAGCAGATATTAAACCAATACCAATTAATATATCAACTGGATCTGATACAAAAGATAAACCAGATGTATCCAGTCCTCCAAAAATAGATCAAGCTTTGGCATTAGAACCTACATGGGTAAAGGTTGAGTTAAAAGATGGATTTGCAGTTCTTGGTGTAAAAGTTGTGCCATTTCCAGTCCTTTCTGATGAAAATGTTATTTCATTAATGATGAAAGATCTTAGTTTATCATTTTGGAAAAAGACAATGACAAAGTGGCAACGAGCTGCTATGAGACGGGTTTGGACAGTCATTAGAGGTGTTGGGGGACGACTTGGATATAAAGGTGGTGCACTTACAGGAGATCCAAAAAGAGATGTATTGTTTGCTACTAGTGAACACCGACATAATATTTTTACTTTAATCAATATGATTGATCTTCAAAATGCTGAAGATTTTCTAAAGAATGCAGGTGGTATTAAAAAGTTATATTCTTTAGGTTGGAGATCATTTATTGTTACGGATGATATCAAACATCAAGCGAGTTTTTGTTTAGAGCAATTCAAAGGAATGTGTTCTACAATTCCGTATAGTTTCATCTATTCATCGCTAGGTGCAGGACATCAAAAAGTTTATGAAGATTTAGAAGATGTTAGAAAATCTGGGAGTTCTTTCTTTAAGATGAAAGGTAATGTCAGAAAGATTTTCGGGGAGTCTGAAGATATGATTTTACCATGTTGTGGTGAAAAACTCCAAGAAGCTGAAGTTATTACAGAAGATTTTGCAACAATTGCTCAGAGATTTAAAAGCGGCATTCCTTCAATGTTTAGCGGTCTTCGAATGGCAGATAAGAAAGCTGATAAGAATATGGCATTAAAAGTACTTTCAAAATTGCCAAAAATGGGTTTAGAAAAAATTATAACTATTTGCCAAAAAATGGCTCCTGAATTTAAGTCTAATTTTGAAATGGCAAATAGAGTTTTTGCAAATTCTATCGAAGGTCCTGCGGATCTAAAACGAAGTTGTGCTTGCATTATAGCTATGGGTGCTTCTTATAGAAATGAGACTGGAAAAAGTAGACAACAAACTATTGATGGTATAAAGAAATTTGTTGTAGCTGCTAGACAAACATCCACAGCAAAAGATTTTGGAGCGGCGACAGGTATTCCATCTCGTCCTGGTGGCACTACTGAGCCTGGAGGTGCGGAGGAGGCAGCAGCCGCAGCCGTTTCATCTATATTTGAGTGGATTGCTTATGCAGTAAGTGTTGTCAAACAAACTTTTGCAAATACATTAGCGTGGACCAGTGCAGATAAACAACAAGGTGGTGCCATTGGAAAAACTGTTGGATTTATTGGTAAACAATCTAAAACAATTGGTGATGCTCTTAAAGAAGCGTGGGACTTTTGTAGACAGAATGATATTATTTATGCTATTGTAATTGTAGTTATTGTTTTCATTATTATTGCTTATCTATGTAGGAATTCTTAAAATGGATGACATTAAAATACAATCAAACGTTGAGAACCTAGAACTTTACAGTGATAACTACCCATTTCGCCTATCTCTAAGAATTCGTAATTTTGAAGCTGAAGCTGAGTATAAAAAGTTTATTAGAAATTGTGAACGACTTATAAGAAGTTGTATTGAGTATAGACATTGGAAAAATTATATCATAGATGTTCTTGGTATTAATACATGCATGATAACCGACGAGAGGATTGATGAATGTACGATTGAAGTTCATCATCATCTACCATCATTGTATGTTGCAGTTGCCGCGCTTATTAATAAAAAATTAGAGATGGAGGAAGAATTTTCTACGTTTGATATTGCGCAAAGTGCCATTGAGTTACATTTTATGAATAAAATTGGCTACGTTACATTAATTAAAAGCATGCATGAAAAGTTTCATAAGGGGTTTTTAAACATTCCATCAGAGTTGATTCGTGGAGATTATCAATATTTTCTTCGTGAATATGGTGGTTATATCGATGATGAAGATATGGATGTTATCAATCGCCGACTTTCAATTAATGAAAGCAACTGTTCATGGAGACGCGATGATTACCCAAGTGAAAAATTAGCAACCAACTAATTATCTAATCGGGGTGTAATATGATAACAATAGATCAAGAAGCAAAACAACGAGTAAGACACCCACTAGAATTAGATAGTATGGCTGAAAGGTTTAAGACTGAATCCGGTTATTACTCATTTACATCACCATCATTGTGGATCTTAGAAAAACACTTATTTTATCTTCTAAAAAATTCAGTCCAAAGAGATTTTGATCCAAAATATTCAATGCGTCCTGATTATTTATCATTTGATGAATATGGAACAGTTGTTCTTGCTCCTTATTTAATGTTTGTAAATAATGTACTGACAATTGAAGATTTTGATTTAGTGACTGTTATCATTCCATCTCTTCAATCCATCGTTGATCTTGCCCGAGATAAATTCCCAAAACTAGAATCATCTGAGATGACAGAGGTGGCTTGGTAATGATTATTAAAAAAGATTTCGCACTCCTTAAAGGAATTCCAAATGTAACTCGACTATCAGCGGGTTCTATGAAAAATATTTCAGTTCCTGGTGACCGACTCAACTTAGTTCGAGCAATTCAATTAATTGAGAAACGAGTTAATCATTTTACTAGCAAGAGAGTATTTTCCCTCACTTCCAACATTCGAGAAGTCCGCAAAACAATCCATGTAGTAAATTTTGATTATCCACTCCATATAACATATAATATACCTACCTCCCGCATTGTCATTAATCTAAACGCTTTTCAAGTAGATGAAATTTCAAGACTTGACCCAATTAATGTATATGCTTGTCTTGTGTATGGGATATGTTTTGCTGATTTAGTTAATCAAAAAATCAAAGTTAAGGATATGTATTATGGACCGATTACAAATTTTCTCACATCCGCTTTTGTAAAAGTGTTTGGAAAGGAGTATGGTCTTCTTGGTCCTTATGCAACAGAAATTAATAAATTAAAGTTTCTTATATCTTGTTATATTCTTGGGGCATTTTTTAATGTTACAGGTTTGTCAGCATATAAGAAATCATCAAGCTTATCTTCTATTGATTTTAAACAAATATCAGATAAACTAAATACGTATGACTTTTCAAATATAGATGCTTTTATTAAAGCACTTTCTGAATTAAAAGTTTTACCAGGAATTGACAAACATAAGTTTGCAGGAAAACTATTAAGATATTATCAGTTGAATTTCTTTCCTGCAATTGAAGATCTATCGAGATTTTTGTCATTTATTGTTACCTCTAGTGTGAGGGGTAGTAACATTGTTCCAACATATATGGATGCTACTAATACGAGTGAATTTACAAAAATACTTTCTGTTGGTAAAACAATATTTAGATAAATGAAGAACTTTTTTATAGAAAGACTAAAGGAATAAAATGGAGACGCCATTATTTGGAAACTATCGAGCAAAGGTGATAGATAGCTTAGATCCAGATAAGTATGGTAGGGTAAAGGTGTGGATTCCAGATATTATGCCTGAGGTTGATGATTCAAAAGGATTGTGGGCAAGACCAGCCAATAATCCAGTTGGTGGTCGTAATATAGAAGGGAGTTCAGAACATCATTTTATGGGTTCATGTTATGTTCCTCAAAATGGTGCATGGGTTTGGGTGTTTTTTGAAGCTGGTAATATAAACAGTCCGTATTACTTTGGAGCTCTTGATCTTGAAAACACAAAGGTTTTACCTGAGTGTCAAGAAGCAAATTATAATAATAAATGGGTTGTTTTCAAAAGTCCACAAGGTCGTTGTGTTGTTATTTCAGATGATGATACCGACGCAAGAGTTGAAATAACAGGTAAAAAACGACAAATGTGGAAACCTCCTTCTGGAGATCAAGCATCTGTCTATAACATAGATGATAATCAAACTACAATTTTATTAGATGAAATTGAAGGTCGAGAGAAACTTCTTATTAGAACATGGAAGGGTGATTTTATCCATGTGGATATTGATCAACAAAAATTACAATGTTTCTTTAAAGGCGATATAGTTATAGAAACTGAAGGAACTTTGAATATTAAAGCTGGTCAAGATATTAAAATTAGATCTGATATGAATACAAACATTGATGCAGGTATGGAAGCACATCTCAAATCAGGTTTGAGTATGTTTCAATCATCTGGCGCTGAACATCATACAAAAGCTGCTGGTAATTTATTTAGAGATGCTGCAGATATCAAAGATCAGGGTGGTGGTTCTCAAGACGCAAAAGAAGCAGATCCAGCTCTACCTGATGGAACGAGGCAATCATAATGGGTTTATTACCGATTCCAGAACTTCCTAAGTTGCCAGAAGTTCCTGGACTTCCAGATTTTCCTGATGTTCCTGAGATTCTTGAGCCAGATTGTAATCCGCAAAAATCTATTTGTGCAAAGATGGCCAAACAATTAGATGATGCTATATCTACAATTGAAAATGCAAAGGACGCATTTAGAAATAAAATTATTAATACAGTTGATGATCTTACTGACTTTGGTTTAAATCCTCCTAGTGATCCTGGTGCTTTAGATGATGCATTAGTTGCTCTTAATGAGGATGCAGCTAATACACTACCTAGTCTTGATGATTGTGATCCTGATGAAATAAGAAGGATATTAGAAGCATGTGGTATAGCTTTTCCAAGTTTTGATTCTCCAAGAAAGATGTTAAAGGATATGACTGATTGGATAGGTGATCAGTTTAAGGATCTTTTTGGAGATTGGAATGATGCAGAATTTAATTTTCCATTTCCAGACTTACCAAGTTTTCAATTCCCACAATTTCAGTTACCAGAGTTTCAATTTGGTCTTGAATTTGATGCTTTCGATGACTTCTTAGAAGATTTAAAATTTCCAGATTTGCTTGGGTCACTTGATGGTCTTTTCAATTGTCTTGATTCAATTTGTAAGGATCAAGATTTGGATGCTAAAATTACCAGAGTGAATAATGCACTATCTGAAATTGCAGTCAATGATGAAGGAAAACTTGATCTGGATACAATATTAGATAGTTCTGGAATTTCAGAAGCACATAAAGTTGGAGTGAGAAATGTTAAAGATAATATCAATGGTTTAAAAAATAAGTATAAGACAGCTACAGAAAAAACTGCAAATACTGCTAATCAAACAGTTAAAATTATTAAGAAAGAAGCAACTACTGCAGAAGGAGCCATTCCAACAGGTAGTCCTAAAAGAGTCAAAGAATCAGCAGGTGGTGGAATTGGAACTGCTAATAATCCGGTTACTGAACCAGGGGTTGATGATCCAGCAGCATGGGGTGATTATAACTCTGATGATGATAAATATGATGCTTCAAAAAGTTCTGACCGTCCATCTAATGCTGGCACTACCGGCTCTGCTGCTGGCTCTGGTGGAACTAGATCTACAAGAACTACATCTGGTGGAACGAGCGACACTGGTACTACAGGAACTGGTGCCGGAGGATATACCCCACCAACCCCAGTATCACCCCCAAATGTACCACCAAAAGAAACACCTAGTGCTGGTCAACCTTGGGAGGGAGATAGTTCTGGGCGAACAGACTATTTAGTATAGGAGGAACGGCGAATGGCTGAAGCTGATAAATTAGCAGAATTAATAGAGAATCAAGAAGAAGATTCAGATGCGATCCAACAATCCATTGATGGTGTTGATGAACAAATTGCAGAACAAACAGATATACAAAACTCAATGTATTTTACAATGGATCAAGCATGTAATGATATTATTGATTTTGTTGTCCCTAGCAAGGGAGATATGGTTGTTGAATATGGAAATTTTAGAACAACCAATGCAACTGATTGGTATGTAGCAGATGCTATTCTTGATAATTCTGATGTTGACCCAAATAACAATGTTACTTATTTTTCTGGAACAGGATTTGAATGTGATGGTGATCAAACAGGTTCATTTCCAGTGGGTGATACAATTTTATTTGCCGATATTGATAGTACAGCAGCTACATTTTCAACAATCGTTGATTCAGTATATGATTCAACTTCACATGTTGGCGTCACTTATGTTGAGGTAGCTGATAGTGTTATTCCAACTACCGTTGAAAAGGTTGGGGTTCTGTCTTATCAACATGGTGGGGTTGGTTGGGATAGTGATGCTGACATACAGGCAAGAGTGGATGATTTTAACTACGCATATAACCATATAATTCAACCATTGGGTTTTGGTGGGACATATGGAACTATGGAAATGATTGCAGTTTTAACCAATTCTAAAGGATTATTACAATCGAATAAATCTGTGGTAGATCAACGTGCCACAAGATTAGGAAGATATTCTTCATGAACAAGTTAAGATGTGGGTTATGTGGATTTGTGACGAAGAGTTGTTCACAGCTTACTGGTCATCTACGACATACTCATGGTTTGTGGAAAAAGGATCAGGAATGGTATTATATGAAGTATATACAATATCCTTCTCGAGATGTTTATAGCGGATTTTGTAAGTGGTGTGGGTTGCCGACAAAATTCCACAGAATATCTGATGGGTTTCAGTTGTTTTGTGATCATACATGTCGAGCAAATTATGAATCCACGATTAGGAATCCGTTAGATAAACCAGGAGCTAGAAAGAGATTATCAGAAGCTCATAAAAGAATTGCTCATTTACATGCTTCCCTTGTTCGTGGTAATAAAAATCCGATGAAGCGACATGATATTGCAATGAAAGTTCAAGCTACAATGGAAAAAAATGGACATCCAACAAGAGGAAAAACATATGAACAAATATATGGTGTAGAAAAAGCAAAGAAATTACGACACTTAAGATCTAAACATGTAAACCGACCACATATCATAGAAGCAATACGTAAAAAAATGTTAAATGGTGGTGCAGCTTATTTAAACTCTTTTATAAAAAATCCTTCGAAACCCCAAAAGAAACTTTATAAAATATGTAAACAAATATTTCCAGATTCTGTTTTAAATTTATCATGTCTTAATTTCAGTCTTGATATTGCGATTCCGAGCATTAATGTTGCTATTGAATATGATGGTAGTTATTGGCACCAAGATATTGATGCTGACTTAAAACGACAACAGTTGATTGAAGAAGAAGGTTGGATTGTTTTAAGATATCGAGATTACGTTCCTTCTAAAAATACATTACTAGACGACATTAAGACAATAACTGGAGGTGATGTTAGAGATGCCAGGTAATGCAAGACTAACCGACATATGGGCAGGCATATGTTGCTGCCATGTTCTTCCAACTTGAGTCCCAATGGCCGGACCGATTGTCACAGCAAGTGCAAATCGGTCTGTTAATGGCTTGGGGCAAGCCAGATTGTCAGATATTACGATTGGCTTCTGTTGAATGTGGACACCCAGGAGTTATTGTAACGGCTAGTGGTAATGCATCATGTAATAATAGAGGAGTTGCTAGATGTACGGATGTGGTGGCTGGATGTAATATTGGAGTTGTAGTGACTTGCTCAGGAGACCATTCAACAAACTAGGAATATGAAATGAAAATACCCTTACGACCTAGTCTTCTTAAAGTAAGAAGACGAACAAAATGGATAATACTCCACCATACAGCGGAGATGTACGAGCAGCCAGCTTCTCGGATAGATAATCCAAAATATCAAATGCCAGGGATTTTTAAAGGAGTTCTTGAGAAAAAACAAGGTGATGTAAATTATCATTACATTGTTGATAAGGTGCAAGAAGATTATGTTCCAATAGTTTGTAGACCATTTGTATATATGTGTGAATGGAATGATATACCAGAGGATATTAATAATGCTGCAGTCCATGTTGCCTTAATGGGTTCTTACTCCTTCAAAGTTCCTGAGAAAAGGTGTTATGAAATTTTATCTTTTCGTATATTAAATCCTCTTCTTAAAATGTTAAAACTTGCTCCAAGTAGAATCAAATTTCATAGAGATGTTTCAAGAAGTCCTGAAATAGATTGTCCAGGTGATTTTGTTGATCCTGCTATTGTTGAAGCAATGGTTAGACGCTTTGTTATAAAATAATAAGTCGGTCCTTTTTATGTTTAGAAGGACCGACTATTTTCCGTTGAAGGTATGTTTCATTTATAACTTTTATGTCTATATATATTACTTTATGAAGGAAGGAGAATTGTTTTATTTAAATCTTGTATCTATTGTGATGCAAGATAGCTTAAGTGGGGTCAGTGTGGGGAACCTACTTTTTTATTAACACTCAAGGTCTAATCTTTGAAAGGAGGGTGTACGTGTATGGGTGAAATCACAGAAGTTTGACAGGAACCCTTTATTGCCCCGAAGGGGAGGGAGGATAAAAATCTAAAATGGCGCTGTGTATGAAGAAGGAGGAGATAGTAACACCCGCAGTTGTAAAACAGACCTTGACCTCGGCATTAAAACTGTCGAGAAAAATCTATTGGAAAATGGTCAAAAACGTCAAATTGGTTCTACGTTATAGTAGTCAGCCGTCAAATGTAGAACCGTATTTTGAAAGTAAGGCGGCTCAAGCGGCAAAAATTGAGGAGATTCGAGCAGACCAACTTGCGCGGTTATATCAAGCTGTCAATATTCGTGCTGATATTGATCACACTAATGCAACTACATGGGTTTGGTGGAATGGTGAACTCTGGCGTGTTGCTGCTCTTATCGCATTACGAAAAACCCTTAAACGAGACAAACAAGATAAGTTGACACAAACATCCATGCCGAATCTAGATTCAGACAAAATTTACGGACATGGCCACCTCTATCAAATGGTTCTGGATGCCCAGACTATTAACACACAAGTTGCAGCTACGTTACCTGATGGCATTACAATGGTTCGGTACTATGACGAGGAGATGAAGCAAAAACATCTCAATGAGTGGGTTGAGATGATGGATGCCCTGGATGACTTACTTTATGATATAAACTCCATGACGGAGCTTCGTTCCCCCCCAGTCCCCGACAAAATGTAAATGACTTAAGCGTTTTGGCAGCTCAGTAGCGTTAAAAAAGAAACTAATGCGACAGCGGGAATATGTAAATATTATTCAACTATTATCCTCGGGTTGAGTGATTGGTTCTTTCGCATTGCCTTCAACACTTCCGAACGCTACTGGGCTACCAAATTTTCCGCCTTTTTAAGTCGTCTTTTTGACGACTTGAGTTCCTTCCATTTGAATATACATTTTTTGTTAAGGAGAAATTTTGTGATCAAATTTGATAAGAATACAACAAAAGAGTGGTTGGTGACATTAGGGGATAAAGAAATTTTACGTCTTGCCCTAACATCATCATCTGTTACAAACAAATTTCATCTAGTTTCTAACTTTATTGAAAGAGTTTCCGAGGTGTGTGGTAAAGACTTTGATAAATGGTTTGTTTCATTAATTCATGAATATGTCGAAAATAAAGAACATAGATATCCAATTCTTCTAAAAAATGTTGACAGATTGAAAGAATTTGTTGATCAGTATATGGATCATTCTGGAATTGACTTTACACAGTTTGTTGATATGTCTAAAGTTAAAAAGAACTCTATACTCTTTACACCAGAAGAAATAGAACTCATTACAAGACTATCTGGATATCTGAAAGTGTATTCCATTTTTTCAAATTCTGATAATTTAAAACTGAGTCAGAGATTGCATAAGAAAGTCTATAATAAGATAGCAAGAGAAATAATGGAAACGGATGTCATCTTTAAAATCTTTAATGTTATTAAGACGAAGACTTTTAGATATAACATCACCGATAAATATATGTGGGATTACATTAAGATGATCCAATGTAAAACCATAGACGTACACGTTATTGAAATATTCAATTTTATTATGAATTCAATTCTAATTCTCTGTGAAGAAGATAAAAACCCAATAACATATTTTGTTGGGGTTGTTGAAGAAAGTGTGAAATGGTTTCTCAGATCTGTGTACAAAGGATCAATCATATATGATGATTCTATTTCTACCGAAGATATTCATGGATTAAATACAAACAATCTAAAGACATATGCATACAATGATACGCTTGGTAGATTAAAGGGAATAGCTTATGAGCAAATTTATGAGCAATTAGAAAGAGCTTCAATATTAACATTCGATCAAGAACCGGATGATAAGTTAATTATTTCATTTCAAAGTAGGGTCAATACAGTAGAGTTTATCTCACCCTTATGTGAGTGTTTTGTATTTCCTGTTTTGTCAAAAATTACTTCAATACCATATTCTCATTTTAGAACATTATCTCCTGAACATGCAGCTGTGTTATCAGTTTACACAAAAAGTTTGTTGAGACGGGTTTTTCGGGGAGAATATAAACATTTAATTTCTCTTCTGGATTATTATCCCTTAACTCAACCTGCCATTGCAACAAGCTACACGGTTAAGAAGGTTCATGAGTATATTAGCGCAAGCAATCAACAGAAGAATTTTTATGGATTTAACACTAAAATTCTTCCGCATAAAATACTTAGTTACTTTGTGGGACGAATCTCACGAATCAATTTCTGCCATGTTGTGGACGGATCTAAATTAACAGGTATTCCGTTATCAAAAGTAGAGTTGGATATGATTAAATTTTATTCCGTCTTCTTCGCAAATAAACTAGAAAGTGAAATGAAACAAATGCACAAGTTGATGAATGCTGACTTTTAAAAAGAGTGTCCACCTTCAAATGAGGGTGGGCACTTTTCCGTTTTTTTGGTTTGATATTAGAACAAATAATAAATACATTGCGTTTACAGGAGAAAATAACATGACTAAACTAGAAGAAGGTATGCAAATTCTAGACGAACTATTAAGAAAAGCATACTCCTTAATTAGTCCGCTTGATATGCATTCAGATCTTAAATGGTATCTTGATCGTGATATGAGAAACGCTCAGATGGAAAAATTTCCAAAATGTTTTATGAAAATGAAAAATAAAATTGGGCGAGATATTCCCTTTCCTATTTGTAATGTTTCTGGGATGGCTGATTTGAAAATGGTTGATTTTTCATTAAAAATGGCTGAGCGAATGAAAGACGAGCCAGATTATGATCAAGATAATATTGATTTAGTAGTCACACAGTTAAAAAGAGTTAAAGCTCGATTTGATAAAGACATTCCAACTCCAGCACCAGAAGCTGCTAGAAAAGCAAACGTGACGAAGAATTTTAATGCTATGTCATCTTACTTAAAAGGTCTTAGATAATGATTCGATTTTTGAACATGAAAGAGTTTACTCAAAAACTCGTTCCTGTAACAACAACTGAATACTTTACAAGAGCAGGCGAATTTCATATTGGAGGACTTTTTTCAGAGACTATTTTTGGTATTACGGATCGAGAAAGAACTGACACATTTTCATATATAGATTTATATGCCAAAGTTATCCATCCAGAAGCATTGAAAATTTTAATTCGTCTCGATGGTAAAATTTCGAAATTTATTTCCACAGAACAAAATTTTTCTTTAAATGAGAATGGCTCGTTGACAGTAGATGAAAAAGGTGTTACTGGTATTTCAGCTTTTATTAAGTTGTTTCCTGATATTAAATTTCGTATAGAGACATCCGACCGAGATAAACTACATCAAGTTGTACAACGAGCATATCAAAACAACACATTATTTCTGGATAGGTTGCCCGTAATACCTCCTGAACATAGACCAGCTTTTAAAGACGAAGATGGAAACTGGACTATGGATTCAATGAATGATGTGTATCTTAGTGTAATGCGAAAAGCACTTCAAGTCAGAAGTGCAATTGGGTCAGGTCCTCTTTTTGACATTCTTAATTATTCCTTACAAGAAGTTGTTATCGAACATCATAAATATATTCATACAAAGGTCGCAAAGAAACAAGGTATTATTCGGAGTCAGCTCCTATCTAAACGTGTCGATTTTAGCGGTAGAGCGGTCATCACACCAGGTCCTGACCTCAAGGTTAATGAAATTGGAGTTCCGTTTAGAATGGCTGTGGGACTGTTTGAGCCGTTTATTCTACACCAGTTATTATACACAGGTCGTCTAGATAAAGAAATCCTTTCAGCTGAAATTAAACAATTTAACGATTTAGAATTGTCAGTAGATAGTGTTAGAAAGGTTCTGAAAGCAATTAAAGTTGGTGATAGGATTCCAGAAACATTATATAAGATTTTTTATGAAGCTACTGAAGTAGCTATGATGAATCGTGTTGTTTTATGTAAACGAGATCCAGCACTTCAAGCAGAGTCTGTTCGTGCCTATCATGCGGTTTTAATTGAAGGTAATACAATTCAGATGTGTACCATGCAGGTTGGCGGACACAATGCAGACTTTGATGGGGACGCAATGGCGTTATATCATCCAATAACAGATGAAGCTCAAGCAGAAGCCAAAGATAAAATGTTGAAAGCTGTATCTGGTTCATCTTCTACAGCTATTACGTTTAGTTTATCAAAGGAAATGATTGTTGGTCTTTATAGTATTACGAAAGATGTTAAACCAAAAAATTCTCCGCTTGAAGTTACAAGAGAGTTGTTAGAGAATGCTACAGACCCATTTGTTGCTGTTAAATTCAAAGGACAAAAAACAACAATGGGTAAAGCTCTTTTTAATAGTTGTCTTCCTCTCAATCTACCATTTGTTAATCAACAAGTTACAAAAAAGATTGCAAATACAATTTTGTCCAAACTTGTAGAAACACATGGACCAGATGCTGCTCGGGAGAGTGCTTCAAGAATGGAGAAGCTTGGTTTTAAATTTTCTACGATTATGGCTCCAAGTATAAAACTTGATGATTTTGAAGTTCCACCAAAAGTATATGAATTAAAGAAAAAACTAAAAGGTGTAGATACTGATACTGCTCTTCTTATTCTAAAACAGATGTATGATATTGTTAAGAAACATTTAGCTGATTCTGGTTTATTTGATTTGTCTGAATCAGGGTCAACAAAAGGTTGGGATCAACCAATGCAGATCCTTGTTGCGAAAGGGGTTATTGCAGATTCTGAAGGTAATATTCTGCCTGTTATTTCTGCTTCTTTTGCTGATGGTCTTACTCCAACTGAATACTTTAACGCTGCATCTGGTGCAAGAAAGGGTATTATTGACCGAGTTATTAATACATCAACAACTGGTTATATGTCCAGAAAACTTGCATTTGTTCTTAATAACTTAGAGGCTCATTCACATTTACGAGATTGCGGAACTAAACTTACTGTTACATTAAAACTTACTAAAGATATTATACATCGACTTTCTGGTCGTTTTCATATTGTTAGAGGTAAAGTTGTAGAATTTGATCAAGAAAAATATAAACCAGGAGATGTTATTCAATTAAGAAGTCCAATTTATTGTAAAAGTAAAAAACTGTGTTTAACATGTTATGGTAAATTATTACAGAGACATCAAACCCCATATGTTGGTGTGTTAGCTGCTCAAGTTATTGGAGAAAAAGGTACGCAGTTAATTATGCGTACATTCCATACTGGTGGTGCTGTTACAATCAAACAAAAGGATATGCTTCAAGATATTATCAATAATGACCCAATTGCAGATATAGATCTAAAAACTATGAAGCAATATATCCAACAAGATGGTGGAACGCTTATAGTTAAACAACAGTGTGATCTAATTATTGATTTGATGGCGTATACAGAAAATAAAAATATCGAGATTAAAGATGACAGTGTTTGGTTAAGTGGGTTATCATGTCGTGTAGAGTTTGAAGATCGAATGTTTAATTTAATTTTGGATTATCCTGTTGAAATTAAGAAACAAGATTTTGAACATCAAAAGAAAAAGTTTATTCGATGCAGTTATGTACCAGATAGTATTATGTTAGAAATTCCTCTTGAGGCTCTAGAGTTAAAAGAGCAAGCTCTATATGTTGAGAGACTTCTTGCAGGCAAAGAAGTATTCAAAAGTGTTGACCATCTTATTTTAAAGATTGTCCGTGTTTATGCTGAAATTGGTGCTGATATGGATATGACTCATTTGGAATGTTTGTTAAGTAATTGTATTCGAGACAAAAATAATTTGAGTATACCAGCAAGATTAGGAAAAACATGGGATCCAGTCCTTGTTAATATCAAAAAAGTTGTGTTCTCAAGCGGCTTCTTGCAGGGTTTAGCTTTTGAGAATATCGGAGAAGCTATTAGAAACGGTTTAATTTCTGAAGAAGAAGTAGAACCTAGTATTTTAGAGAAGGTTCTAACTGGTACATTAATTGAGGAGAAGAAATAACGATGGTTATATTTAAAAGTCTAAGACAATATACACATTTAGTTAATGGAATAAGATTTCCTCAAAAGAATACCAATCCGTTTCTTCTTGTATATTTTTCTGAAAATTCACTATTGATTGACGATTATCCAAAGCTTGGAATTAAGTCAATTGATGCTCGGTACGTTGTTTCTCCAATCACGAAAGTTCCTAGAACATGGTTAGCACCAGATACTAAAAAGTTGTTTAAAACATACGGATTATATGCTTATACAGATAGACAAAAAATGCCAACTGGCCAGAATCTATTCTATGATATGACCAAGTATCTAAGAGCTGTTGAAACAACATATAAGGTCACTAATTATCGTCAAAGAGCTGGTTTTCTTATAATGAATTTGTTAAGAGAGGCATTTGATAAATATCCAAGTCACTATCAAAAGATTTTGATGTACTCGGTTAATGCTTCAAAAGATTTATCAGCACTTTTAAATAGAAAAATATTTCCGTTGTTAAAACAAATAAAAGATGGCGATTTAATGTTTGACCATATGGTTCTTTCTATAGTTGGAGAAACAGGCACAAAACATCGTCTATTAATTAAAGACAGAGTATATCAGTTTACGAGAATTTATCAAATTCTAAAAAGCATCAAACTAGACCAAGCGGATGAAGATATTGTAGAAGATACCCAAGCAGCAGCAGTTGAAATTATTCAGAAAATTGAATCTGATATAAAACCTTCAAATAAAGCAGCCATAAAAGGCGCTATAGAAGATTTTCTTGTTCAATCCTCATCGAGTTTAGAGAAGCTAACTTCTAAAGCAGCTTCGACTGAGGATATGAAAAGAATTGCTATGGCTGCTATTCTGTCGAAAACAAATGGTGATATTCCAAAATCTATTGGATTGGTACAATCAATTCCTGTTAAAAATATTCAGAAAGCAATCCGAGCTATTGATAAAAATTATGCTGATGAAATGTTAGAACCAATAAAACCAGTTTCATCAACAGATGATATTTTAGTAGAAGCGGCCAATACCCCAAAAGCGGTAGATAATAAAACACCAGAACATATATTTCAAAAGAGACAAGTAGATTTTCAAAAGAACTTAAGAAAGGATCTTGAAAGTTCCTTTAAGGTTTTGGAAAAGAAAGATCAACCATTGTTTGTCAAGAAGGTTGAAATTGTTCCGAAGAAACAACCAAAAGGCGAACTGAACAAATCTGATCTCGAGATTGCAAAAATTACATTACAAGATAAGAATGGAAATTCTCACGTAGTTCAAATTGATATTCCAAAGATTGACCCAAATACAGGCACTTTTAGAGTTTACGGTAAGAAAAAGTGTTTAATCAATCAAGTGATTTTATGTCCTATCACCTTTCCTGCCCCATACGAGTCGAGATTTGAAGGGTCTTATTCCAAATTCAGAATCCATAGCAAGAGAACAGTTCGATTGAAATATCTTGAAGGGTATATTGGTTCATATAAACTTCCATTATCAGTTGTATTGTTTTACAGTTTTGGGTTTGAACAGATTTTAAAAGATTATAAGTTAAAATACGAGTATACAGAAGATAAACCTAAGAAAACTGATAAATTTATATATAAAATTAATGATAAGAAGTACATTCGTTTTCTAAACGTTGACACAGAACTCAAAGATGAATTTTGTGAATCAGTTGGAAAGATAGGTTTGGTTAAATACGCAGACACAATCAAGTTTGAGTTTGGAACGAAAGAGTATTTCGATGCACTTATTAAAGAAATGACCGGACGAGTAAATTCAACTTGGTTGTTGAATAATATGCTTGAGAATATTGTCGATCCTGTTGCGAAACAAGTTTTAATTAATAAACAACTTCCTCATGAATTAAAAGATATTATGTATTATATGGCATCTAAAGTTGTGGAAGGTTTTTCACAAGCAAGAAATGATTTATCTAACCAGAGAGTTAGAGGATCGGAAACAATTGTCCATTTAGTTCATAAACAATTACAAGCAGCACATACGGATTATCGTGAACAGAAATTAGCCGGCAATGATAAAGCTGAATTTAAAATGAATCAGTCAAAAGTAATGATGGATTTTAATCAGCTTGAAATTGTGCAGGATATGGAATATTCCAATCCAATTGAAGAAATGGCTACAATGACTCGAATATCTCCTGTTGGAAAAACTGTTGGCGGCATTCCTGATAAACAAGCTATTCAAACACAGGCTAGAAGTGTGCATAATAGCTACTTTGGAAATGTTGATCCACTAGATACACCTGAAGGTGGAAACATAGGAATTGTTCAACATTTAACAGTTAATGCTTTTGTTACTTCTGCAAGAGGATTGATTTTACAAAAAGAAATATCTGATAAAGAAGGTTCTGGAGTTTTATCAACCACAACTTGTTTAACACCGTTTGTTGAGAATAATGATGGAGCGCGTGTTATCATGTTGTCAGCTCAACAACAGCAATGTGTTCCGTTAAAAAATCCAGAACCACCAGTAGTACAGTCTGGCTATGAATCATTGCTAACAAACGTATTATCAGAAAATTTTGTTAAGAAAGCTTCTTGTAATGGTAAGGTTATAGAAGTTACACCAGATCAAATTACAATACAATGTACAAAAGGTGGTAAACAAACTATTCCCACAATTCCTGTGCATCTAAGATCTGGTTCTGGTAAAGATACATTAAGTGTGTTTCAACATAAAGTAAAAGTCGGACAATCAACCAAGAGCAATCAAATTATCTCTGAAGGGAGTTGTGTTTCAAATGGTAGTATTGCTTTAGGTAGAACTCTTTTAACAGCAGTTATGCCTTACAAAGGATATAATTTTGAAGATAGTGTTGTTATTAGTGATAAATTAGCTAAAGAAGATACTCTTACATCATTACATGGTATATTCGAGGAAGTAATTATTTCAGACAAAGATAGATTATTATTTATTTGTGAGATTGGCCAAAAAATAGAAAGAGGAAATCCGATTCTTAGAAAGACCATGGGTGAGTTGGAGGAATTGCTCGGAATAGATGAAGATGAAGAGAGTATAGATTATGCTGGTGGACAGATGATTAAGAAGAGTCCAGGTGGCACAATTGTTGATATTGAAGTTTTTTCAAATGTAGCTGACGATAAATTTCCAGAACTTACAAAACTAATTCGTAGAACAAGAAAATTTCATGGGTTAACTGCGAAAGATAAGATTACTGTTCGAGGAACTCCAATAAAAGGGGTGTTAGTTAGATTTAAAATTGAACAAGAAATGCGCATTGGTGTTGGGGATAAGTTAACAAATCGTTATGGTGCGAAAGGAACTATCGGACTGATTGAGAAGGACGAGTTGATGCCCAGAACCCCTTGGGGTGAGAGAATAGAGTATATTATGAATCCAATAGGAATTATTGGACGTATGAATGTTGGGCAACTTTTAGAGTTATATACAGGTTTGATTTCAAGAGATTTAGCTTCACGAGCTTTACAAATGAAAACTAAAGCTCAAGTATTAACTTTGTTAAGACAAGTATACCCAAAACTAGACGGAAGTAATAAACAGGAATTTAGCGGCGAATTTTTAAAGAATTTTGCTAAATTGTCTGACACAAAATTTAAAATGTTTATGAAGCAAATTCAAAACACTAACTTTGTACCAGTAATTATTCCACCATTTAAAGCTCCAACTCATCAAAGTATTCATCAAGTGTTAAAACTCTTGAAGTTGAAAACTGGATATTATTTAAACCTTCCAGAATATAATACTAAAACCAAAAAACCAGTTCCGGTTGGTTATATGTATATGAATAAATTGGAACATATCAGTGAAGAAAAAACACATTCAAGATCAACTGGACCAGTTACAGGAAAAACAAAACAACCAACGTCTGGTAAAAGAAGAGAAGGTGGACAAAGACTTGGTGAAATGGATACATATGCTTTTATATCATATAATTGTACTACATTGCTGTCTGAATTAATGGGTCCGTTATCAGATGATCATGTGACAAAAAATGAAATTATTTCAGATATTGTACAGAAGGGTAAGGCTGAGTTTAGAGTTCCGAAAACATCACCCGCAAGAGATTTGCTCTCAAGTTATATGACGGCATTGTGCTTGACAAGATAAGGAGTTAACATGTCTGAAGAAGGATTAAAAGCTTTACTAGGAACTGTTGAAGAAGAAGAAAGTGAAGAATATTACGATGAATATCCAGAAGAGATAGCTTTTAAACGGTATGATTTTATTGAACTTTTAAACGCAGTAGGTACGCCAGATTTTAAATCAATGTATCAAAATATTTTAAATACTGATTTTTCAGTATTAGATAGACGGATCTTGGCTAGAGAAATAGTAGATAGAATTGAAGAAGTATATGATATTGTTCTCTACTTACCAGAAGAGCCAGATCCGCAAGAAGTTGCTTCAATATTCAAGTTTATCAAATTCATCGAGTTTGATTATATTGATTTTATAGCTGATATCTGGAAGTTTATGAATGTTGATTTAAGAACTGATATACGAGATTTTTGTATATCTAATTCAGATAGAATCATATCTGTTATTGATGAACAGATTGAAACTCACTTTTTACCTCAGATAATTTCAGAATTTTTAAGAACATATAATAAAGACGACATGATTAGTTTGTTTATAAACCTTACTGAGAAATCAAGAATGCTAATCGAAGCGAAAATTAGAGAGGGGGAATTAAAGTAATGACAGATCTTTCCGCAACGAAAACTAAGAAGGGTAGTCCAATACCAGAACCTAACAAAGAAAAATTAACAACAATTGTAATTAAAAAACAAACGATCAATCTAACAATTATGCGCTCAGATTTGATTGAAGTTAAAGAGACAGGGGATGGGGTTGTATTCAATTTGCAAGGCAATCTTCATATGACTTTGACTGATCCAAGAATGCCTCTTGAAGTTAAGAGAGCAATTTCTGTCGCAGTTAATACATTTAAAGCAGCAAATATAGTTGTTGACTTAATGAACTACGTTCAACCAGTTACAGTGGTTGCTGACTAAATTTATGTTTAGTAAAGAAGACTATATATATTATTTACTAAGATAAAGATAGTTGTAAATTTATACTCAATAAAAACTCAATTAAGACTCAGTTAACACTCAATTTTTTCTTCATCGGAAAAGAGTGTTTATCTTTTCCTTTGTTGAAACACCAAAAATTGAGATATAACTATCCTTTGTCGATATTATACCAACTCATGATTTATAGTATCAAGAATTATGTTAGCAGAAGCACTGAAAAATGTGCGCTAACAATCTTGTACTATAAATCATGAGTTGGAAAAAGGCAACCCCGTTTTTGTTTTGTTTGTTGAAAATTTATGAGAGGAGCGGATGTATGAAATTAACGAGTGTTGAATTGTTTATTGAAAGACTGGAATGTGATGTTTACCCAGTAACAATTATGAAGTTCTTATTAAACAAGAGACGAATATTGTCTTACTTCTCCAAAGTTGAAAACCCGACATTTAAAGCAGGAGGAACCAAGTATAAGATAAATGCTGAAGGTTGTAAAGTATGTGCAGACAAGAGCGGAAAATTTAAACACTGTCGTCAACACACTTCAATAGACAGAATCATGAATGCTGATCGGGTAGCTTTTGATCAAGATACACAAACTTACTTGTATAAGAATGAGATCTTCCGAAACGTGGATGGACGACTTGTTATATTCTATTGTCCACATCCAAAACTAATCAATGGGAAGCATACAAATTCTAAAGTCAGGCGAGTTCATATCACTACGATCGATGATCCTGAATTTACCGGGTTGCCCGAGTATAAGACAGTTTTTAAATTTGCTTCAAGTGAGTTGATGCAAGAACACATGAAGTGTTGGTTTAACGAAGAATTTTCAATTGTAACATTACCAGAAAGTAACAGTTATTGCAACTGGTGTTTGATACCAAATAGATAGGAGGAAGTAACTATGAGTTATGAAGAGTATGAAGGGTTGTATGCAACAGGTCACGAAAGCAAGGAACCGGTAAAGCCAGAAGATGAATTTTTCCACAGTGTTTATATTGCTGGAGTTGAAAGAGAAAATCATCTGAAGATCAAAGAGCAAATCGGAAAGTTGCAAGTTCGTGGAGTTGAGTACAATAAAGACAAAGTGTGTATGATTATTACACACACAAAACAAGTGTTGTCCAAATCCTCAAGAACTAATAATAAAGAAACACTTGAGTGTTTTTCATATCAAGAGGGTGGACCACCTTGGAAGAGTACGACAGGTCGTACATGTGGCGTGAACTCTGCAGAAAGAGCAGCCGTAGAATTTTGCAACACATGTAGAGCACAACTGATTGTGGGCGGCATTCTATGTGATGAAGGTGGTAAACCTCATCTTTCAGAAGAGAACAAACCCACATTCATCTTTTTAAGAGGCAAGGGGATGAAGTATTCAGGTGTTGCTGACTATTTGAATGAAATGAGTAAGTTGGAACTTGACCCAGTTTTCGAACCTCCCACGGAGGAAAGTAAGAAGTTTGAAAAAGCTGTTGTGAATAACAAACGTCATGTGACATGTGTGACCGTTGGACAAGCGAGTTCCCAATATGGAATGAAGAATGTCTTTACGTTAACAAGAGGTGCTGCAATACCAAAGAAAAATGTGTTGGAAATATTGAAGATTGCAAAGCAAACAATTGAAAAATTTAATGAAAAAATGGATTGGTCGAAGGGTGCTGCAGGCTCAGGTTCTGGTTATGGTCAAGCTGCAGCGCCAGAAGGAACACAAATACCGGAGAATAGTACTCCCACCGAAACAGCAAATACCGGAGGAGAACAAGCGAAACCAGAAGAATCACAACCACAGCCATCCGAGGCTCCTTTTTCTTTTGAGGATTTGAGCTTCTAGGCATATTCACCTCCTTGAAGTGGGGGACTATATGTCCCCCACTGCTTAAATATAAATACGGGAATATTGAATTACTAGGGGAGATTTATATGAAATGTCCTTGTGATGATTGTATAGTTACAGTTCCATGTCGGGAAATGTGTGAAAAATCGAAACCTTATTTTGAAAGTTTAGTCATAGAGGACAAAAACTTTGATTGGAGTGCTTATGAGGAGCATAGACAACAAATACACCAACGTCTTGTGAATGAGCTTGTTAAAGAAGGTAATATAGAAAAAGCTAGACAACTTGCGAGTTTGAATTATTTAGATATGCCTCAGAGCACCTTAAAGGAATTAAAGGAGATTGAAGATGCCGCAAAAACAAGAGGAAGAAGTACAGGAACAAAAATATTTCGAAAGATTAAACATTTCTGTACTAAGTATTTCGAGAATCAAAAGTCTGATCAAGGGTGACATAAAAGGAACCCTAAATGCATGGCAAAAAGGAAGAAATGTTCAGAAACAATGTTTTCATATCATTGGACCCGCTGGGGTTGGAAAAACAGATATTGCTAAACAAATTGCAAGAGAGTTGACAGAAGAACTCCAAGTCCCGTTTGATATGATTATGGTAAAGGCTCCTGTTCTTTCAAGAGATGATTTTATCATTCCGTTCCCTATTGTTGATAATGGGAATACATCATTTAAGATGTTATATTCTGACTTTGTCCCAAAAGGTAAGGAGAGTTATGGTTTATTTGTAATTGATGAATGTTCTCGCGGGGACCATGCACTACAACAACTTCTCTGGCAAGTTCAGAATGAATACAAAGTTCATTTACAGGAATTTCCAAAAAATTGGTTTGTGGTTACTATTGACAACCCAGATGATTCAGAATATCAAATGGACACAATGGAAGATGCGGCTGGACTGAGAAGGCAGTTGCACATTTATGTTGAAGTTAATGCTCCAGATTTTCTACATTATGCAATTGAACAAAAGTTTCACCCAGTCATTATTGAGTTCATTCAAACTCATCCCGACTTTCTTTATGACTGGGATGCACAAAAACTTGGAGCTGTTTATGCAAATCCAGCAAGCTATGAAAAGTTATCGGATCAACTATGGAAGTTTGAGTTAAACGGGAAAATTGAAGCTCACTTTCCAGAAATTGAATCTCTTTCGTCTGGGTTGCTCAATGTCTCAATGACAAGTAATTTTATGTCATTTCTAAAAGAAGGTAAGGGGATTAACCCAAAGGATATCTTCTTTGATTATGCTAAGGTACGACCAAAAATCTTGGCATTTAAACAAGAGAACGACAATGCGTCCCTTGGTGAGGTAATGATGTCCTTTTTGACTTACATGACTACGTCTCGACCGGAATATGAGCAGAAAGAAAAGCAAAACGTAGCTCAATTTCTGGTTGATTTACCCATCGATACTGCTGCGATCTATGTTACAGATATTGATAGTTTGGATCGCAAGACACCCGAGTTCAAGTACGTTACCAGGCTACACTCAGCAATGCTAAAAATTCCTGAGTATAAAATTATGTTTTACGAGGCAATTGTGAAAGTTGGCCGGGAAAACGAATAATGAGGGAGAGTGATGATGGATCAAAATGAACGACTTAAAAAACTGATAGCAAAAATGGCCTTGGGTCATAGCTATTGGGGTTATTTGTTTAGTAGGGTCCGTCGAATTGCTTCAGAAAACATTCCTTCAGTAATGGGTGTTGGTCCGGAGAGGGATGGAACTATAACACTTCTTTTTCATCCAGGTATAATGAAAGATACTGAGGATGACGTAATAAAGAAGGTTCTTGAGCATGAAGGTATGCATATTTTAAACCAACATATATCTAGACTGCTCAGAATTTTGGCAAATGAGGTCATGCCAGAAGCGAAGTTCGTTAAATCGAGAATCTGGAATACAGCAGCTGATTGTGCTGTTAATCCTATCATTAAAATGCCAAGAGAATGTATGATTGGTGGGAAACCGTGGGCAGGTTGTTTTCCAGACATTTATGATATGGAAGATGGTAAATCAACTGAACACTACTACCATAATTTGCTGAATGAAGTAAGAGAACAAATGAAGCAAATGGGTGGCGGGAAGATGCAATTCGGTGGTGGCGGTGAGGATTATGATGAAATTGATGATCATGGTTCTTGGGGTAAAGTGACGAGTCAAGTTTCTGATGTAAGTGCCTTATCTAGAAAGATGGAAGGGTATGTTCAGGACATTATCAAAGATTCGTTGAAGAATTTTCGAAAGAAAAGGGGTGAGTTGCCTGGATATATAAAGGATTTAATAGACAGAGCACTCTCTCCACCAAAAGTTCCATATTATCAAGTTATTAGAAAGCTGGTAAGGGGTTCCAGGTTGAGTAAATTCAAGAGATCTTTTACCAGAATTAATCGTAAACGGACTTATGTGTTTGCAATCGGAGAACAAAATCTCCCTCAAATATCTCCATTCCCAGGTCGAACTCGAGATTTCACATTTGATATTGTGGTTTTGATTGATACATCCGGTAGTATGTCACCTGATGACATCAAAGAAGGTTTGAAAGGAATCAAGAACATAATTGAAAATGATCGTCATTGTAAAACGACGGTTATTGAAAATGACACGCAAGTTCAAAAAGAATATGTGTGTAAGAAGGTTCGAGATATTGACTTTGAAGTAAAGGGTAGAGGTGGGACAACTTTGTCTCCTGGACTTATGCGAGCACGTGAGTTAAAACCTGATGTGGTATTAGCTTTCACAGATGGAGGTTGTGATAACATAAACAATATCCCAAGGCAGTTACTGCCTAAGAAAATAATATGGGTCGTGCAGAAGGACGGATCAATTACCCAGATCAATAAAACTGGATACATAGTGAGGATATGAGAGATTTAACAGATCAAAAGTTTAACAGGTGGTATGTAATTCGCAAAGACAGCCACAACAAAAGTTACTATATATGTCGTTGTGATTGCGGTACTGTTCGATCTATACGATCTGATGGTCTTAAATCTGGCGCATCTAAAAGTTGTGGCTGTCTTAAATCAGAAAAATGGATTGAAAGAAATACCAAATACAAGAACGGAGAGAATGTTGACACACCATTTTATCGTAGATGGGAAGAAATGAGAGGAAGATGTCAACGTTATCAAAGATATCTTAAGAAAGGTATTCAAGTTTGTGATCGGTGGTTAGATCCACAAGATGGGTTTAAGAATTTCCATGCTGATATGTATGAAGAATATGTAAGACACGTTGAAGAACATGGATTAAATGAGACCACTCTTGATAGGATTGATAATGATGGGGATTATGAGCCATCAAACTGTAGATGGGCAACAAGAGCAGAGCAAGTTCGAAATTCTGATCGTTGTAAGCCGTTTATAGCAATTCATGAAACAGGAGTTCAAAAACGAGCGAGAGTTGCTTTAGATTTTGCAGAAGAGCATAAGCTTAGTTCTGAAATGATCTTGCGTTGTTTGCATGGACAACAAGAAACACATAGAGGATGGAGGTTTAAATATGCCTAAATATTCAGCAAAAGATGTACGTGTTTTGAAAGAGATGGAACACGTACAATTAAACCCCTCGATGTATATTGGAGATACTGAACGACCAACCCATCTTGTGGAAGAAGCTCTTGATAATGCTTTAGACGAGGCACAAGGTGGTCATGTATCTATCATAGCAATAAACATCGATACAAAAACAAATGTTTGTGCTGTATTAGATAATGGTAGAGGAATTCCATTAAGCAATAACACACCAATAACTATATCAAATAAGTTGTTTTCTGGAGCAAAATTTCAAGATAAGAAAACTGCTTATGAGATTGCATCGGGACTCCACGGAGTGGGTCTTGTGGCCTTGAACGCTCTGAGTGATTTTTACATAGTGGAAGTTTACAGAAACAAAAAACATGGAGTTTTTCGGTTTGAGAAAGGCAAACTCAAAACCAAATCAATAAAACCTTACACCGACAAAAAACCCTTTTCAACAAAAATTCAATTCAAGCCTTCCAAGAAAATCTTTGAGAATCTCGTACCCGATGTTAAACGGATTAAGAGACGACTATGCACTGCTTCAGCTGAACTCAGCAAAAACATGACGTTTATCTTAAATGTCGACAACAAAAGAGAACTTTTTAGACTTACGCTTGATGAGCATTTTACGGATCACGTGTTACATGACGGAGAACAACACGTTGGTCTAATGAAGTTTTCTGCAGTGGAAAGACCTGAAGCTTTCCATGCTATGTTGACATATGCGACTAACGGAAGTGTATCACCAAGAGTATTGTCATCAGTCAATCTTTTACCTGTTGATAGCGGGGGAACACATGTTAATGCCCTCTACGAGATTCTCAGAGATTTCTTCATTACAAAAGGTAAGAAATTAGGGTTTAATTTTCAACCACCGGATTGTCTTATGGGTCTTAGAGCATATTTGATGCTCAGTTTAATAGAGCCAAAGTTTTCAGGGCAAACCAAGGATAAACTGACTAACAGAAAAGTATCGCTGGACAAGTTTGTGGCTCAATTGAAAACAAAAATTGAGGCACATTTTACAGCCAATCCTGAGCAATTAACTACTCTTCTTGAGAGATTTGCTGAATATCGAGCACGGCTTGATTCAAGAAAAGTCAAAGTGATGACAAATGGTAAACGAGCCGCTACAAAGTTTACCAAATTACGAGATTGCACATCTGCACAAGGTGAACTATTTATCGTTGAGGGTGACTCTGCTGGAGGCGGTTTTGTTGAATGTAGAGATCCAAGGAAACATGCAATATTACCACTAAAAGGTAAGATTCCAAATGTGGTAAATGCGAAAGACATTATCAAAAACAAAGAAGTTTATGAAATGATAATGGCTCTTGGGACTGGAGTGGGTCCGGACTTTGATATCTCAAGATTAAAGTATGACAAGATAATAAGCGCCGTTGATGCTGATGCTGATGGTGGTCATATATTTTGTTTGGCAACTTTGATTCTTGCAACGTTAGTTCCTGAGATTATTTTAGGCGGACATTATTATCTGGTTGAAACACCGCTATATGCAATCAATGAGAAAAACAATTTTGTGCCGTTATGGACGAAAGAAGAAATACAAGCGGCGAGAGATCAAAAACGCCCTATCATCCGACTTAAAGGTTTGGGTGAATTAAATCCAGACCAGCTCGGTGAAGTTGCAATCAATGAAAAGAAGAGGAAACTTGTTCCAGTAACAATGACGTCGAATATCGAAAAAATGTCAAAGTTATTTGCTGACGCAGCACAAAAGCGAAAATTGCTTGAGGGGACATGGGTGATTTGAAATGTACGAGAAAATTCAAGATTGGTATAATAAAAACCAACCAAGAGAAGATCTCATTTATAAAGACGGGTTGTGGCCTCAAATTAAAATGTTCAGAGATACTCTTCCGAGCATTCTCGCTAGATCATCAGAAGAATTCAGGGGAACTCGCGAAGGAGTTATGGTCATTAGTACCCACACGTCAAAGTCAGTGACTCTTCCCGTTTTTGAGTTACAATGGAATGACTTTCTATTTATTGCACGATATAATTTTCATGATTGGAAATTGTCTGTTCGTGCTCCGATCAGGGTCGAATTAGGTATTGATTTTCATGGATTGTTTAAACCAGATGCAAAAATCAACAAAGTATACTGTGAAGGATTTTCAGCTGAGTGGGTGTATGGTCCTTATTCGGAGAATCAAAGGTAGTTCACCATTGAGTTATATAACGACTATCAACTCTACACTTTCTTTTGGATTTTAAGATATCATGTTCATGGAGGAACACATGGCAAAGAAGCAGGGAAAGAATGCGAGTCGTCCGTCAGCTCAGAGATATAAGGCGGAGAAAAGATCAGAGTTCAACAGGCTGCGTAAACAGGAGAAGCATAAAAGAAAGGTGGAAAAACAAGCCAAACGTAAAGAAGAACAAAAATTGCGTAAATTACAAACGGACGCTGTTAAACGACATCAAGGAGAATCAGATGGACCAGTTAATACCGAAGTTGTATAAAGCATACGGAGACTATATCAATTCTTTCAGGTCGTTTCCATTAGATCTGGATGGGTTAAAACCAGTTGAACGTAGGGTATTACTGTCTGCTTATCTGGTCGCAAGAGAGAAGTTTGCAAAATGTCCAAGGGTGGATGGAACTTGTATCGCCAGGTTCCATCCACACAGCACGACATATGGAACTATTGTCCAGTTGGCAAACCAAGGATTCTTAGAAAAACAAGGAAACTTTGGAAGTAATATTGGAATAGAACCATCTCCACCTGCGGCTATGAGATACACAGAATGTAAACTTAATCCAAGAACATATGAACTGATGTTTAAGTATGTCAAGCATGTTCCTTGGGTTGATAGTGAATCCAAAGATGATAAAGAACCTCTTTATCTCCCTACTATGTTTCCAGTATGTCTTATTGGTCATGATTTTTCACAGGGAATTGGATTTGGATTTCGGACGGTAATTCCTACATATTTCATTGCTGATTTACAGAAGCGACTTTTGTGGCTCCTCGGAATCAGAAAAACAAAACCTACTATTACGCCAAGATCCAATTGTCAAATAACTGCAGATCAAGCAGCATTGGAGTCGTTATTAACCACTGGAAAAGCTTCAATATCCATGAAAGGAGTTATCAAGGCAAACGCAGCTTTATGCAAGGTTATTGTAAAATCTTGGCCGCCCGGTCGTAGATTTGAGGCAATTCTAAACAAACCAACCATCAAAAAATTGCTAGACAATCAAGATATTGGTTTTATTGATTCTTCTGGTAAAAATGTTGGGACGGAAATTGTTTTCAGTGTTTTAAAACAAAGAAATCGAGATAAGATATACCGATCTTGTCTCAAAGCTATTCAAGCTGCTACAAGCAGTTCTGTAACATTTGAAATAACAATGACTGACATTAACAATCAGACAAGGGTTGTCTCTGTTGATGAAATGTTAATGAATACGTTTAAAATGTATACAGAAGTCAATAAGACCATGTTAAACCATGAAATTGGAAAGACACAGAGTGCTATTGTAGAGTTAAACGCGTTAGCAGCAATTCGAGATCCATTAGCATTGATGATGCAGGCAACAGCCACATTTGGAAGTTATTCTTTAGAAAAGAAGGTCAAATTAATTTCAGATCAATCTAAAGTTGCTCAAGATGTGGTTAAGGAAATTCTTTCCAAGTATCCCATTCAAAAGTTATTGACTCTCGATACGGATACCACCAAGCTCCAAGAAAAGGTAACAGAAATACAAGAAAGTTTAACAAATATTACTAATTTCGTCTTGGATCAATATAGTAAGGCGGGAAAGGAATTGTTATGAACGGGAAGAAGGGATTTACGTTATTCGAATTATTGATGGCAATTGTGATCATTGGTGCTTTGTTAAGTTTTGTGTTAGGAACGATAAAGGACAACAAAGAAGAACTCAAAGAAGGTGTTGCTAACATTAAAGAAATCCTCAATGTTACATCTGAGGATGGTCATGTTTCCATTAAGATCACAACTAAACTAAATGAGAAAAGACCTGAATCGAAAACAGTGTCTGGTGGAGCAATTATAGAATGTGAACATGGTGACGGTTATGGAGACGGGAGGTCGGTTGTTTTCATTAATAAAGAGAAGTTTTATTTCGGTGAGAAAGATAGCTACGGAGATATCAAATCTTTTCCATGTTATCAACTCAAAGGTGTATTAGCAACTCAATGCCAGGATGGAGAGAGTGTTCTCTATGTTGGTAATAGAAAGTTTTATCTTGGCCACGATGATGGCTGGGGTGATTTGAACCCAATTCCATGTGATGGAGGAAAATAGATGCCAGTTTATCGAGTAAGAAAAATCTTTAAACTACCTATCGGACACCGATTGAGTAAACACGCAGGTTTATGTAAAAATATTCATGGACATAACATCCGGTGTGAAATTCAGATTTCGTGTTCTGAGTTAAATCTGAATGATATGGTTGTAGATTTTCATGATATTAAGACTATTGTTAGTGCAATTCTGGAACGTTTCGATCACGCTGTATTGATTAATAACAGTGATAAGGAATTTCGAAAGTTTGCACACCAATTTGGAGTTCGAACAATTATTTTGGAATGTTATGATGATGCGAATGTAGACCCAACGGCTGAGGTTCTAGCGAGGTATCTATTTCAACATATTAGCACTGAGTTTCAGAGTTATAACCCGAAGCTGGTTTTGGATTTCGTGAGAATCTGGGAAAACGACGACGGTATGGCGGAGTATTCGGAGTAACATATGATTGAACTGACGAGAAGATCTGGCATTGCAATTCCTACATCGTTTCAAAATGAGACGTTCTATCAAAAAATTAGAGCGCACTTATATAGGAGAGCAAGGCAATATAACACTCCAGATTACGTCATTCAAAAATTCTTCATAGAGACGGACAAATATCTAACCATTCCAAGATTCTTCCCTGTTCATGAGTATGTCAATTGTAAGATCAAAGACATATCACATGAAGGGGAAGATATTGAGATTGAACATAGCATAACACCAAGAAATGTGACCCAGGAAAATGCGATCAAACATATGCTAAAATATGATAGCGGCATTGTTGAATTAAATCCTGGAATGGGTAAAACAGTGATTAGTATCTATATGATTGCTGAGAGAAAAAAGAAAACTATTGTTCTCGTTCACCGAGACGGTTTGGTGAAGCAATGGAGAAACAGAGTTGTTGAACATTCGAATTTGAATGAGAGTGATATTGCCATACTTTCCTCGACAAAGTTTGAGGAAGATTTAAAGAAACCAATTATCATTGCAACAAACCAATTAATCCTATCAATCCTAAAACGAAAACGGATGGAATTTTTGATTGCTCTGGATAAAGCAAACATTGGGATCTTTATTGGAGATGAAGTTCATACTACAATTGGAGCGCCCACATTTTCAGAAGCATCTATTCATATTCCAGCTAAAGTAGTTTGGGGTTTGAGTGCAACGCCATATAGATGGGATGGGAATACAGACATCATAGATTACCATCTTGGTAAGACATACAGTGACGAAGACACATCAGACACGATGCCAGCAAGAGTTACAGTCTTATTATTTGATTTTGGTATAGATATTCCAAAAAGATATAAATATCTTAGATGGGAGGGTCAATTCCAAAGGAGTAGGTATCTCAATCTGATAAAGAATTCTAAAATGGTGTTGGGAATTAGCAACTCAATACTTGAAAAGTTTCGCTCACGTCACGTATTATATGTTGCAGAAAGACTCAATCTTTTGGGATTAGTTTCTGATGCAATTGAACATGAGAGTAAAGCAATGTTTACTGCTGGTTGCCCATTGGAAGCATTGGAAGAAAATTTAACCTTTTCAACTCCAGGTAAGTGTCGAGATGGTATTGATGCTCCTTGGAAAGATGTTTGTGTGTTAACCTCACCAATCAAAAATATCCATCAGATGGTTGGTAGAATTAATCGTAAACATCCAGGTAAACAGGATCCAATAGTGGTCGATATGGTCGATATTGGTTGTCCTGAAATATCAAATACATATTTTGGACGCAATCAATATTACAATGACAAGGGATGGAAAGTACAGTATATAGTCGTTGATCAAGCACATAATCTCCATCCAGTTGATGAAAAGGTTGCTATTAACATTCTGCGGGGGTAAAGAATGATATCAGTGAGGAAACATGAAGTACAAAGCAAGCGAGGTGACAAATAGTTCTTCAACCTCATTTATGGTGTACATTCCACCAAACCTTGATATTAGGAAATTTCTTCATTTAATTCCAGAACAGATACATAAGGATTATGAAGACCAATCTAAACATTATGATGGTGCTATCGATCCACTTTCAAAATTGGTTGTTGAAAGGTTCGAAATGGCTCAAGAATATGTTTCATCATCAGTTTATGATGAATCTATGTATCAAAGTGATAGAGCTTTGATGTCCATTTTACAAGAGTTAGATCTGATTATTGATGAATGGGATTCTTGTCTCGGAGGAGGACAGTTGATTAATATTGGACATTCAACTATTCAAGACGGTGTTAAAAATATTAAAGAAGGGAATTGGGGTATTCGACATGGTGGTTGGGGATCGAAAGACGGAGACACAATATGAAATTTATTAGTATAGCAGATTTACATCTCTCAATGTATTCTCAAGATCCAATTTTACAGGGGGTGCCTGAGAGATTGTATTTTCTAGACTTAGTCCTGAGAAATATTGCAGAATATGCGATTGCTCAGAAAATTCCAAAAATTGTTATTGCTGGAGACACGTTTCATACAAAAAGTGTGATACATGCTCTTGCACAATCTATGTTATTAGATTATGTAAGAGATTATCGTGATAAAGTTGAATTTATTTCAATTGATGGAAATCATGATATGTCTTCAAAGTCTGGTGAAGGTGTGTCAGCTCTAAAATGTTTGGACGTAGAACCAAATGTGGATATGATTCACACACCAAAACAAATCGAAAATGTACTCTTTGTTCCGTGGCATGCAAAGACGATGGTAAAAACAATAAAAGAGAATGCTGCTGACGTGTTAGTGTCTCATTTCGGTTTAAACGAGGCACAATTAAACAGTGGTATATCTATTATATCAGACATCGGGATCGGCGACCTGCGGAGCTATAAGCGGTGCATAATCGGACATTACCATGCTCCCCAAGAGCTAGGAAATGTTATTATACCTGGTTCAATCATACAATTGGATTGGGGTGAGAAACATGAGGAAAAACGATTTATTGTAATGGATACGGAGACGGATAAAGTTCAATCTATTCCAACTTCGGGATATAAGAAACATTACGTTATCGAGATTACCTCAGAAAACAAAGATGAACAAGTTATTGAAGCTTTGAAACTAAAGGAAGAAGGACATGCAGTAAACATTCATAGAGTATCAAACGATGTGGATGTTGAAGATTTGCGAGAAAATTTTAGAGTTGTTGACAAGGTAGAAAAGGATATAACAAATAGAGGAATAGACTCGAGCATGTCAACTGCTGATAAATTACGCCGCTATATGGAAATACAAGAAATTCCAGAAGAGGATAGAGAAGAATACCTCAAATGCGGCTTAGATATTATCAGCACAGTGACGGGAGGAGAAACAGAATGTACATCTTACTCATCATCTTGTGGCTTGGTATCGGTATAACAACTTCTGTAACGGTCGGAATTTCGGATTATCGGAAAAACAAAGAACTAAAACCTGATTATTACTTTCTACTGATATTGGCTGGTCCATTGTATCATATCAGTGGGGCAATTGATTACTATTTTAGAGAGAGGAAAAGTTAATGGCTAATGTTGATCTAGGACAAGATATGAATAAAGGTCTCCCAAAGACAGAAGAGGATCTAAAGAAACAAAAAATGATTTATATGAATATTCCAACGGTTACGATGCTGTTGTTGGATATTAAAGATTACGCTAACTGTCGGAGATATGTAAAAGCTCTAGTACAATCAATTCGAAACTCGATGTCCAAAAGAGAACTCAGAAAAGAGTTATTTAAAACATTCGGAGTCAAAACTTTGAAAAAAATGAAGGCACTCAAACCAAAAGAATTTGAACTATTAAAACAAGTTTATGGCGACGATATATGGGGAGAATAAAATGAAACAAGTTTTCTTCCAAAAGATTGGAATGAAGAACTTCTGTAATCATATTGACCCCGTTGAGATCACCATGGTAAACGGACAACTTGTGTTGGTTACTGGTCCAAATGGTTCCGGAAAAACTTCAATGTTTCAAGCTTTACCTTACGCGTTATATGGACAATGTGAGAAGGGTAGAGGAGAAGATGTTTTAAATGACAAAACACGAAAAAATTGTCATGTGTGGGTTGAATTTCTAATAGGAGATGACACATACCGTGTTGATAGATATGTAAAGTATACAAGACTTGGTAATACGGTAACTCTCAAAAAGAATGATGTTGTGACTCATAAAGGTCATAAAGAGGTTGTTCCTGAAATTGAAAATCTTCTTGTGCCTTATAAACTGTTCACTAATACTCTACTATTCGGACAGAAAGTAAAAACCTTCTTTACCGATTTAACTGATTCAGAACAGAAGGAAATTTTCAGAAGAATACTGAAACTTGATGATTATGTTTTGTATTACAAAGAAGCAGCGGATCGTTTCAAAGCAGTTGATGACTTAATACAAAGAACTGTTAATCAAATTTCTGTGCAAACTAGTTTGATTACAACAACTGCGGCTCAAATCGAAGCTCAGAAGGAAGAAGAAAGAAAATATTATGAGACACAGGAGAAGGAACTAAAAGATCTCCAAATTATCAACTCGATGCTTCAGACTAAAGTTTCTGACCTTGAGAGGAATTTAGAAAATACAGCAATTGCTGAAGCTCAGTTACAAACTATTTCTGAGTTACTAACTGAAGCATCAAGGGAGTATGCATCTCTTGTTGCTGAGCTGAATGATCAGAAACAAAAGATTCAAACCAGAGCTGAAGCAACAAAAGCTGGTATGGATAAGGATGCTGAGCAGGCGAAAAGAGAAATTATTCAGTCTAATCAAAAGAAGCAGGAGGAAATTACAAGCCGATTTGGGGAAAAGATTAGAGATATTGAATCTCAAATATCCCTTATCACTTCAGATCGTCATGAACTGGAAGTTGTAACAGCTTCCCAGTATAGTGATATTAAAGGGTTTGAAACTCAAATAAGTGATTTGAGGATCGATCCAAAAATGATAGTATGTCCAACATGTCACCAGAAAATTACAAAAGAATGTGTTGGTCATATTGATGAAAAAATAAACCAAATTCAAAGAAAAATACTTGCGACTAAAACGGCAATAGAAACAAATGAAGAGGCTCATAAGCGATCTACGTTGGAGATAGAACTTTTAGAAACAAAGAAACAAAAACTTGAGTCAGATCGAGATGAAGAGTATGAGCTTAATAATGAAGACGAAACAAACATGTTGGTTGGCATTCAAGAGCGTTTAACAGCAGCTCATGGAAAATTAGCCACGATGGTGAAAGAAGCTGAAGCTGACTGGGAAAGGACAATGAAGGACAAGGAAGTAAACCTTGGAGCTCAGATAATTTCCCTGACAGATCAGAGAGATCAGTTACAAAAGATAGTAAATGAAAGAAACATCAAGCATGATGAATTACAAGCTGTGAAAGTAGAGCTTGCAACCAATCAAGAATCTGCAGCGAATCTTAAGAAACAAGAGTTTAATAAAACGCTGATAGAATCTTTAGAAATAAAGTTAGAAGAATTAAAAGTCCAGGTTCAATCATTAACGGACTCTCGTGTAGGCTTGGATCGAGAAAATACAATGCTCAAATTCTGGAAGGGTGGGTTTTCTCCATCTGGAATACAGTCGATGTTGATAGATGAAGCAATTCCATTTATGAATGATAAAATTGCTGCATATATGTATCAGTTGTCAAATGGGAGATACTCTGTAACATTTGATACATTGAAAGCAACCAAGGCTGGTGAGTTTAGAGATAAAATATCGGTTGATGTATTTGATAATACAACTCATGCGGATGCAAGAATCAAGTTGTCAGGAGGACAAGAGCGAATTGTTGATATTGGTACTATCCTCACTTTATGTGATTTGCAAAGTATGATTCAAGATGTGGAATTTAATCTCTTGCTCTTTGATGAGATATTCGATGCTCTTGATGATGAAAACATTGGGTTTGTTGCAAATCTCATTAAAATGGTATCAAAGAACAAATGGGTTGGTGTCATTTCACATCGTCATATAGATCAGATTGAAGCAGATGAGGTTTTAAGCTTCAGGGGGTGACGATATGTTTTTACGAGCTAAGTACCCATGTCATAGAGTAGTCATTGGGATAGCAAACGGGATTATTCTTTCAATCCCGTTTTGGGCGTTGGTGTTATGGTTGATATTCAAGTGAAGGAGAAAATATGGATAAAATTCAGATTGTTAGTTGGTTGCTCACCAGGCGTTGTAATTTGAGATGTTCTTACTGTGCCCTCGTTCGAAATTACAAACATATGCCAGAAAAGTATCCTCAAATGAAACACTATCATCAACATGAGATGTCAACAGAATATGTGATTGAGGTTCTTGGTAAATTGAAGGAGCATAATCCGAATGTTTTCAATATCTTATATGGCGGCGAACCGCTTCTAAGAAAAGATTTGGCTAAGATTGTGAATTTCTGTAATGATAATGACATTCATTATACAATCATCTCAAATAATACTGAAGAGATTCAGCCATTGCTTGATGCGTTAATGGATGATGTGGAATACATTAATGGCTATACAGCATCAGTGGACCCAGTTATTGTAATGGATCCGGCAAACGTTGATCCTTATCGTTTGGACAAAAGTCTTGCTGGTTATGCAAAACTGGTAGCTTTAAAGAAACTATTTGGATCGGATTATGTAAAAGACCCAGTAGCGGAAATCACTGTTGACAATGAGTCAGTTCCTTATCTCCACAAACTAGTCTCTTTGCTGACTGAAAATGAGATTAGTAGCGACATCACATTTGTGGATATTGCAAAGAGTCCTTACTATGACTTCTCAAATGTTAGTGATGAGAGTCAGTTGGTTCATAGATCTGATGAACTGAGCATTCAATTTGATAAAATCATCGATGACAAATTGGATGTTCATATGGCGGACAAACTCTTGCCGGCAATGTGGAAAATTCTTCCAGCAGATATGGATTGTGAAATTGAACGTAATGTTCATAATATGACCATTGATGCTGATGGTACTGTGAGGTTGTGTTTGAGGATTCGAGGAACAGCAACTCCGACGTTAAAAGCAATCGACGCATTTACCCCAACTGGATTAAATCCTATTCTTAAGGAGCATCTCAAACGGGATAAGGAACGTTATTGTCGAGGATGCAACTGGACCTGTATGTTAATGTCCCAAATACTCATGAAACAAAGTCATTTGTATCGTGAATTAGTGCACACCGAGAGGAGAAAATGAAATATAAAGTGAGTGAAGTCACGAATTCTTCATCAACTTCATTCTTGATGGCATTTGCAGGAAACCACATTGGTCTGTATAAAGCAATGCTCAAATATGAAGACCATTTTAGTTTAGAAAATGACTACTGGGAGGGCGGAAAATCCACTATTGATGTATGGGATGTTATTCAAGCGTTAGATGGAGCAATTAAATCTAATCCAGAGCAGTTATGGTTAAGACCAGAAATCAAAACGATAGATGAAGCCATCAAAGGTTTGGAGGAAGATGCAGCATCGTGGAAAAACCAAATCCGAGAATCAGCAGAAGAAGACAAATCTGGAGATGTCACATTTGATTGGGAAAAGGAAGCTCTCCGAAAGGCAATAAGTACTCTTCACCTTTTACAAAAGGGAAAGGAGCGAGGACTCACTTCGGTTATAAAAGTTGGATTTGGTGATAATCATGGTGAAATTTCCGGAGATATTGTTGGTTGTACAATGGATTATCGTGGCCGTCATATTCGGATAGATGAATCTGATTTTATCGTAGTAACGGAGCAAAATCGATGAAATACAAGTCGAGTGAGGTGACGAATTCATCCAGTACCAGTTTTGTAATATCAGCATATGCATCTGGGTTTGTTATGGGTATTCCCCATGATGATTTATTTATGTGGGTGGAAAAATTTTGGCCTACTGCTATCCCAAAATCATTTCTATCAATTGGTACAGAAGAGATAACAGTAGAGTTGTTGATTGAAAATTTCGATGAGGACTGGCCGGATAACGATGGTGTTGTTTTAGTGAACTTAACCAAGGCTACAAGGAGGGTTGGTTCGACACTTTCTAAAATTGAACCGGTAACTCAAGTTATAATGCAAGCTACTGGTCCTGTTACAATAAGGGCTAAACAAAAGATTACATTTAACAAACTCCGTAATTTATATACACAAGTTTGTGAACATTGTCTGGTTGGTGATGGAGAGGGAGAATTATACTATTCTCAACAACCAGTAGATTTTTCTGGTGATGGTTGGGATGGTGGTGACCCAATGGGCGATTACGCTTATACTGACGATTGTAAAGTTGCAGAATCAATACTCACTAAGATTATATGTGTAAAACGTGACGGAGTTATAAAAATGGGGGAGGAACGGAAAGATGGCAACACCTGATGATGTAATAACGAGCGCAACTGCGTTCTTTTCAAAGGTAAAGGAGGAAGATCGTGTCACCATAAAGTTTGTGAAGAAAGATGGAACAGAGAGGACAATGAAATGTACTCTTAATTTTAATCATGTTCCATTGTCTAAACGACCGAAAGATGTAAACGTGGCAAAGATTCTTACACGATTGAACAAACATGGGATTATTAACGTATATGATCTCGAGAAGCAAGATTGGCGTAGTGTGCCGTTTAAACAAGTTCAATGGTTAGAGACAGGTGAAGAAAATCAAGTTGATCGAAAGAGGTTTAGAATACAACCACCGAGGTGAAAATGAAATTCGTAACAGCAGATTACCATTTAGGACATCATGGTATTATTGAAAGTTGCGATCGACCTTTTACACAAATTAGACATATGGATAGCGCGATCATCAGAAATCATAACAAAGTAGTTGGTGATAATGATGATGTATACATTCTTGGGGATTTCTCCATGATGACAAAAAGACATCGCGGAACTATTGAAGGATATGTCAGTAAGTTGAAAGGCCGAAAACATCTGATTATGGGAAACCATGATGTAAAAGACCCATGGTTTTGGATAGACATGGGATTCTGGTCAGTTCATGCACCATATTTTGAACTTGAAGATTTTATTCTCGTACATGATCCTGCTCTGTCTCAAGTCTGGACAAACAAGTGGTTTCTTTGTGGGCATATACATACTCTATTTTACATGCAGCGAAATTGTCTGAATGTTGGAGTGGACATGCATAATTTTACACCACTAACAATAGAACAAGTGAGGGATCAAATTCAAAGATATGAGGATGGAGAACGTTATACAGCAAGAAAGTGGTTGCAGAATATGAAAAGAGAACGAGAAAGGAGTATAATGCATGGTTAGAAAAGACTTAGCCATCGCATCCTTAGAAGTGGACCCAAAAGAAGGAAAATTATGGTTAAACACATCAAGGTGTATTTTACGTATCACTAATTTACAATTCACTGGTGAGATAAAAGAGCAGTTTGACATGCTTGAAATAAACGGTAGTGAAGGTTATATGGTTAGTGATGCAATGCCAGTAGATGAATCTGATGATCTCATGACATTCTTGATGAATACAGCCAATTTTCTTCAATCAGAAATAAACCACAATAAACATATACTTGATAAGGGTGCGTTTTTAGACAGAATGCTTACTACCATGAGACAATTAGTTGATACAGATTATCGAGATGAAGGGAGCGATGATGGGAATATTAGAGCAACTGTTGTCAGAGATTGAAGATAAAGAACTTGATCAAAAAGTTAAGAAGCTTTGTGATCAAATAACAGACGAAGAAAGAGGCAAAGAAGAGTATACTGGTCCTGAAGGTCCGAATATTTTCCTATCACTTGAAGCCAGGACAACGGACAAAGAAGAGTTCTTTCTGACTCTTGAACGAGAGGAGGCTGAAAAATATATAGTGTGCTTTTACGCAAGATTTGTTGCAAGTCCTACAGGTCCGAGAAAACCCTTGAAAAGAATCAATTCATGGGAAGTCAAGGATGATAGAGCCAATAAGATTGTAAGGATGTTTGCGGAAAAGCTCAAATATGTTAGAGGTGAGTGATTTCGAAAGGAGATCGAATTATGATGGAAGAAATCGTGTTAAACGATTATTACGCGAGTCTTGTGATAAGCGCTGAACGAGAAGGGAATGATCCTACGTTTACTCCATATCGGAGAAGACGAATAATAAAGATGGATGAGTTTAATCAAAGATTTGGAGAGGCAACAAATCAAGCAGGAATGATTTTGCCACAAAATACTCGATATGTTGAACGTGTGGGTCGTCAAGGTTTACTCCTTGTTATTGAGGAATCTCCAAGAGTTCGGACCGTTAATGTTGAGATGGATATGGTTGGAACAATAGAGAAGCTCAAAATCACTGGACATTTGAAAGAGTATGGGTATGAAAACTGGTTAGAGGAGAATAAAAAAATACCATACAAATTTCGGCTTGCATTTCCTTACATTGTATATGTGATGTTTATGGATGGAGGTTCATTAGTATCAGCTCATCCATATTACAGATTACACCCATTAACCTCTTTAGAAGATTATCTTCTTAAACCAAATCTTCCAAATATCGGTAGTGGTGGGGCACTATGTCTTGGCTCGAATCCTCAAGATGGACATACAAAGAATCCATTTGAAGCGGCAAATGTTGCTCTTGAGAAATTCTGGGTAAATGCCTTTAATACAGATTATGCCTCAAGATATACTTCATATGATAAAATACCTTTTGTATCCGACTGGTTAACGTGGCAATATCATACAATTCAGGATCCAATGTTTATCTATTCAGTGCCTTGGATTAAAGAACCAAAGATCTTGATAGATGCAATTAAGGATGTTATTGAAAGAGATCGAAGATATGGTACAGGTGTGGCATTAAGTTTTGACTCGTTGAGAAGCATTTTTACAAAACGAGTTCCTTCAAAAGATGACCCTATGTTTTATCATAATGTGACTGAATCGGTTATCGTGGGTAGTGCGACGCTGGCGATTGGGGATGAAGTAGAATACCAAAAGAAACCTTACTATGTTCACTCGTTTTCTGGTAAACGACTTTGCCGTCCTGTTTCTGTCAATCTTGAAGATGATGAGGGTAATATCAAAGAAGTAAATCTTACTGCATCAACAGAAAAACAATTTGAGAAACAACTTCTTGGAGAGAAGCGACTGAAATATGTAACAGTTCAAGACCAAGAAGTGTCAGTTGGAGATATTCTGGTATTAAGTTATCCAGAAAATGCGTATCGTAAAGTATCAAAAATACGACAAGGTAGAGATGGTAAAATTGAGGTACAATGTAATCAAACTGATTACTATCTTCTTGAGAACTTAAAATTTTCTCGATTTACTGATAACCTAATTAACATAGATGGAGTTGAGGTTGGGAAGGATGAAGAGGTTTATCTCCTTGATATACATAACAGTTCCTCGAATCCTCTATGCGTTGGATCAAAAGTTGTTTTCTGTGGATTTTCGGATACAAGGGATGGAGTTCTTATTGGTGAGTTTAAAGATGTTGATACTGACCAGCCAGAAATCCATAGTGTTCGACTTCAGAATAGCTCAAAACGTTTGGTGAAGATGGAGGATATGTATATTCCACCAGTATATCGAATATTCTGTAATTTACATACCAATACTCCACGAGATACCCCTCAGTATCCTTTGATGAGAAAATATGGGTCTTTGACTCCACGTAGAGGCACAGAGGGTAACAGATACCATCAGGCATATGCCACAAAGAAAATCTTATCTGAAGATAAATCAGAACTTCATATTCCCGGGTTTGATATTGATATCAACTTTAAAGTTGGGGATAGTGTTGTGATCTCAGATTGGGAACATCCTTTGGAGATGTTAAAGGTTAGAACCATTCAATCTTTTACAATAGAAGGATCGGCGTTGTTTGTCAATACAATTACCGCGAAGGGAGTTGAACGAAAAGATCTGTATATTAACCTTATAACTGGGTGTATTTGGACTGGCACAATTCGTCATATAATGCCAGAATTTGGTGGAATAAAGGCTGGAGATAAAATACGAGCAAATACTCCTGGTATTACAATGTTCCCGAAGAAAGACACAAACACAGTTATTGGTTTCTTATCGGATTGTGGTGAAGATCATTATCCACTGATGTTGTGTTCTAACTGTTGTACACAATGGGCAAGTCCTGCAGGTCTAAGTCGATTTGATGTTATCAGAAGAGGAACTCCTCAGTGGATGAAAGCTAAAAATGCCCCAATACAAATAAGTAAAATCAAATATCAATGTGGAGATATGGTTTGTAGTTTGAATGACTCACCGCAATTTTATGTAGGAGTATATCATAAATACGGTGGAGAAGTTAGAATGACCGATCTCAGACAATGGGGTACAGGATATTATAACGATATTACTGAATACACTCGTGAACGTTGGAGAAGAGTAGGATTCATATCTCCTCGTTATCAACAAAGAGTGTTGGGTGAGTTAAGACGCAGACAAAAAGCGGGGTTTTCAAATCTACATAACGGTTTTACTCCATATCCAACAACAGAAAATCGATACAGGGAGGACTGGGATTATGTTCAATGTCTGGATTAATGATGGGACTACAGAGATGCCTTCCGACGATATTCTATACATTGTCTCAAAAGAAGGCATCTTCTTAAAGAAAAAACTAGGGTTGTTTGAAAGCATGGCTCCTGTAGACGGTATCAGTATTCTGAATGAGCTTGAATCTTATGCACATATGGATATTTACCAGATTCCAGGAAAGATGTTCTCTCAAGTTTTGTATTTCTTCATTGCTGTTCTCAAAGAATACAAAGGAGAAGCAAATGTTATTATTCATTATAATCAAACCACTGGAAACTATAAGTTTGAAATACCAGAGCAAAAGGTTGCTCCAGCGGGAACTGCATATGAAAGTGAGGTGAGTTATAAAAACTTTGTAAGATTAGGAACAATTCATAGTCATTGTAATTTCTCAGCTTTTCATTCTCCAACTGATAAGGGTGATGAAGCAACATGGGATGGTTTACATATTACCATCGGAGATATTTTTAAACCAGCCTTCTCATGTACGGCATCTATTGTAGCAAATGGAACAAGGTTTGTGGTCAATCCAACAGACTATGTTGAAGGGTTGGAGCTTACAGAAGTTGAAACAATAACTAATCCTCAGTACGCTGCATATCTGGAAAGGGAAGGAAAGGAAATTCCAGAAACTATGATTAAAAAGACGCTTGGATATAAAATCAATGTTGATGCAAAAGGATATCCAGCCAAATGGATGTCCAGCATATCCAAGAAGGAATACAAACCTGTTGTATATGGCTCAAATGGAGATCGAAGATATGGACATTGGGGACAATGGCATCGAGATGTTCGACAACCAGGACTTTTTGATGGTACTGGAAACACAGTATTTCCAGATCAATCAATGTTGATTCCAGATCCAGGAAAGTCATATTCTGATCTTCTCTTTCGACAGTTTGGGGGAACGGAATGGAATCCCTGTGAGGAATGTCCTTATAAGAATCACAAGGTTGATTTACTTATGGAATCTATTCTAGAAGAGCTTGATCTAGATGACGACCAACTTGAAAAACTTGGTTTTGAGGTTGATGATGAACAAACTGAACTGAATAGTGACGAACCTCATAACTATATTCCAGAGCATTATCAACAAGAAGGGTTTAGGACACCTGAAGAAGCCATTAACGGAGGTGTGCATGAGGATTAAAATTATTGGTTTGGGTGGAGTTGGTACATATCTCTGTGATGCATTATGTAGATACTTAAACTATGGAGAAGCTTCTGATATCATTGTTACGATGGTTGATGGAGATTCATACGAGCAAAAGAATCTACAACGGCAGGTATTCACCGATTTTGGAAATAAAGCTGAAACAAAGAAAGCAGATATGCAGGAGCTTTATGACCGACTGAAGTTTGAGAACATTAACTCTTTCGTAAATTCAGAAAACATTAGGAGGATAGTGTACAGTGGTGATATCGTGTTTGTGTGTGTTGATAACCATCAGACGAGAAAAGTTGTTTCTGATTATGCAACAACCTTGGACGATATTACAATAATTTCGGGCGGTAATGAATTTACCGACGGTAATGTCCAAATTTATGTGAGGAAAGGAGGCATTGATATTACGCCATCACTTACGGACTACCACCCGGAAATTGAAACCCCAGGTGACCGGTCACCTGAGGATATGGGGTGTGAAGAATTGGCAAAGGCAGCACCACAGCTTTTGTTTACCAACCTAACAGTAGCTACGATTATGTGTTGGGTATTCTACGCACTTATTCTGCAAAAAGATCCAGTTGCATTTGCAGAGATTTATTTTGACCTTGAGACCATGAGCGTGAGATCTCAAATCAGAAAACCAGTAACGAAAGGAGTTCGATCGAATGACCAAAGTAACGTTGAACGAAAAGACAGTAGCGGAACTACGCCAAATGTGTCGGGATCAGGATATTCCTGGTATGAGCAAGAAGCGTAAGGATGTCATCATTGACGCAATTTTGAAAGCCAACAGGACAACAACCAAGGCAGCTTCTTCTGGAAGAAAGAAGGCTGGACATATGGCTGCGTTGGCAACACAAGCTGGTGTGGAACAAGTTACCAAGGCTGATTTCCAAATGTCAAGCGTTTTGACTCATCCATCGAAAAAGCCTGGGGATAGATGTACCACGGCTATTCGAGTATCCTGTGGCGCCAACTCTGGCAAGTTCCCAGTGACTGGCAAGACAGTCGGGGCAGTTGGTGAGTTCTTGAGGGAAGTCCTCAATGTTGATAGACTCGCCGAGGGTATTGTAAACGGTGACAAGGTTGACGGAGCTTACGTTCTCAAAGATGGGGATGATCTTGAGTTCTTGAAACCCGCAGGCCGTAAAGGCTAGTATCTGAGCTAAGGAGTAGCTCGGTTACTAGTAGTCGGGCTACTCCTTTCTTAAAAGGAGATAGTATGGATGGAGTTAGTGTTGTAGAAGAACATCCCGACTACTATGTGCTTGAAAAAGATGGAGAGCAATTTGAAGCTCTTAAAATTAAGAAAGATGTAGTACAAAAAATACAAGACGAATCAAATCGAAAGGTTGCAGAAAAACTTACTAAAGATGATATGTACCAATTACTTTCTACTCTTACAGATATTATGAATGATATCCCAACAGTAGAGACTTTCGAATTTGTAACAAATAAGCTGGCTGATTATCTACAAGTATTGTATGATAAAGTCGGCAGACCCAACTTGTTTCATCATCCAATTAAGAATCTTCATACTGAGTGTTACGGGAAAGCTCAAACGTTTATGAAGGAAGTGTTACAATTATACGAGACAGCCATCGAGATTGCTGAAATGATGAAAGAAATGGGAAAGTTGTCTGAAGTAGAGACAGCTCAAATACCCTATAAAAAATATACGATTCAATTCAATGGTGAAGGTTCAACATACTTTACATCTGATTTGGTCCAATTATCTGAAAAGCACAGAGATGAAGGGAAAGATGTTAAACTAAGGCAACAAGCGATACATAGAACTTTTACAAAAATCGCTTGATTTGTGAAACAAATTTATTTATAAAGAACAAATAACAAACCTTATAGGTCTAGAGAGAAAAGATGGAGGATACCCGTGGAGAAAGTGGCGATTGTAGGGTGCGGTAGTTTGGGTAGTCATTTAGCACAAAGTCTCTCAGAGCTTGACGAAGTGAAAGAACTCGTGTTGATTGATCACGATAAGGTTGAGAAGAGAAATCTCAGAAACGCGTGTTTTAGAAAAGGAGATATTGGAACATATAAAACAGAAGCAGTATGCTCGTCAATTACACAAAGAAGAGATGATATTGTGTTGACAGCTGTAAATGAGAAGTTTCTTGAAGGACAAACCCCAATACCAGAGTGTGATCTGGTTATTGATTGCAGAGATTATGTATATGATCGAAAGGGTAGCATTCATGTTCGAATGTATATGTCTTCAAGATATCTAATTGTTGATGGCCGACAAGATGTCGAGTATGCTGCAAATCATCAAGGACGTTATTTACATAAACTCACCAAAACAGATCTTAGAGTGGCAGCATTTAGTGCTTCTACTTTAATACAAAAAGGTCTCATTTCAGATATTATCAACAAACAACTTATCCATAAAATTGAGTTGGATTATCTCAATCGTGATATAGCACAAAGTATGGCACTTGTTAGAAGAGCGCCGGATGAAATTTTGGAATATCAAGATGGAGAAAAGAAACTCACCAACCTTTATGAAAATCTACCTCGAATAAAAGAGATGAATCAAATGAATCCAGTCTTCATATTCGTAGGTAGTAAGGATTATCCAATCGTTAAACGAAAAATACCGGCAGGGTCAATACGAGATTCAAATGACGCAATTGCCTGCTTGATTTCCTCACTCGACTTACCTTTTGTATTTAACACTTACATAGTATCACCTGGCTGTGATAATGGTTGTCATTACGTAGAGTTAATAGCAGAAACAGGAGCAGCATAAATAAGGGTATGGAGGAGAACACAAATGATTACTGTCCCGGTTCAAGTAGAAATAGTTCCAGATAGATTGATCTTTAAACAACAAGTAAAACCAATTATAGATGTTGACGAGAAATTTGTGTTCTATGGGTTCACAATGCAATTTTCAGATGATAATCTTCTGAGAAGGGTAAAAATACCTGGAGTGCATCCAAACTGTGACCCAAGCTCTGGTTTACTATGTTTGCCTAAAGATCTTGAATTTCAACAAAGAAGCGAGTTTCTTATTCCAACTGTAATCAGTCTTCTAAAAACTTTTAACTTAGATGATAGCTATTTTCAGCCCTGGAATGAGTTTGAATGGATTGAAAGCAAGGAGGATTAAAAATGGAAGTGAAGACCGCGTTAAAAAATCTTGGAGAAAAGCTAAGACCTGTCGTTGTAGAACTTATTCAAGGTTTGGAAAAACCAATGAAAGAGGGAGGAGAAAAAGCGGCGCAAATTTTGCTAGCTGAGGCACAAGGAAAGATAGCAAAACAATGGGATAAAGGTAAAGACAAAATCATTAAGAAATTAGAGAATGAGGAGGGGGATACAGATGCCCAAGAAAGCGAAACCGCAGGATCTGGAGAAACTCTCTAGCCTGTTTGGTAACCTAATGGATTTGGAGAATGTGGCAACATCATTTGTTGAGGATATCGTTGAAAAGAAACAAGCCAAACTAACCAAAAAAGATATCAAAACAATTTCTCAAGATCTGATGCCTGATTTGGACAAGATGATTTCTAAAAGAGTGAAAGAACATTTACAATTCTTAGTCGATACATTGAATAAAGCAATTAAAAAGGGGGAGTAACTTATGCCATGCCTTCTGGACTATGCACAATTCTGTGAAGAATTACCCGAAGTTAGATCCTCAAAAATCATGGATAAGAAACATTTTCATCCAGAGGGTTTATTTTCGGAGCAAATCTTTGGTCCTCTTAAAAACTATACGTGTCAATGCGGAACCTACCATGGAGTGTCAAAGTCTGGAGGGACATGTGGTGAATGCGGTGTTGACATTGTAAATAGTGATGAGAGACGTCGGAGATTTGCAAAAATTATACTGCCGATAGAGGTTATGAATCCAGTATTTTATGATTTGATTGCTGATGTGGGCGGTAAAGATATTAAAGGTGCGATTGATACACTTTTGAAAAAAGAAGATGCTGTTATGTATATGGATGAAGAAGAATTTGTTGTGACAACTCAAGAGCATCTTCCTGAGAATGTGACCAAATGGGAACGTCTGGAAGCAATTAATGAACTAGTTACTGGTCTTGCAGATAAGTTATGTGTGGAGATGGATGAATGGCAGTTAATTAAAAATAATATTGACAGGTTATTCTTAAGGTCAATTATCGTTCTACCTCCAGATCTTAGACCAGCGGCAAAAGGTGTTGAAAGAAATAGCCAGGTCGTGGATAAGATTAATCGTTTCTATAATCAAATCCTAAACAAAAAAGAAACTATGGAAGCAACGCTAGTTGACGTGTTGCGAGATAAGCAACTTTTCTATAGTTACTTTAAACAATTACAAAAAGACGTCAATGATCTATACAGTCACATAGTAGAAAAAATGTCTAAGAAGGAAGGTTTGATTCGAGGAAACATTCTTGGCAAACGAATTGATTTCTCTGGTCGAGCTGTTATTATTCCTGATCCAACGATTAACCTTGATGAGTGTGTTTTGCCGTATGCAATGGTTTTAGAATTATTTAAGTTGCAAATTGCAAAGAAGTTAATTGATATAGAGAAATTCAAAACCTTGAATCAAGGAATTGATTTTGTTGATGAATGTATTGAATATCAAATACCCGTCTTGTTCAAGATTTGCCAAGAGATGGTTAAAGGTGAAGTGTGTTTGCTTAACCGTCAACCATCACTACATAGACTCAGTATGCTAGGGTTTAAGGTCCAGGTATCTCTTGATAATGTTATTAAGATTCATCCTTTAGCCTGCCCTCCATTTAACGCAGACTTTGATGGAGATCAGATGGCAGTTTATATCCCTATATCCAAGAAAACAAAAGAAGAGGTTCTTGAGAAGTTTCTTATTACAAGAAATTTTACAAACCCAGCTAATGAAAGTCTCACAACCACACCCAGTCAAGATATCATTTTGGGTATTTATACGCTTACAAATAATGAGTTTCCACAGTTGCAGAAAACAGTTGAATTGAAGGGTTCTATGATATCAGAAGGAAGAGCATTGTTCAATAAATGTCTTCCAGAAGATTATCCAGTTGTTGACGAAGTGGTTCGAGCAAAAGATCTAATGAAAATATTGGATCGAATTAAGCGAGAATATAGTTACCAAATACTGGCAGTAGTCCTAGATGAAATTAAACGTCTGGGTTTTAAATATAGTACATTATATGGTTCTTCTATGTCACTACAAGCATCTCGAGTAGAAGGAGCCAATGAATTACAAAAAAGTCTGTATGTAGATGATGATATTAGGGAACAGTTAAATAAAGTTTCTAGTAATGTAACACAAAAATTTCTGGAAGATCACTTTTCATATTCCTATATGATTGAGTCTGGAGCGAGAGGTTCATGGGATCAGGTTAGACAAATAGTACTAACTCGAGGATTTATCTCTAACTTCAAAGGTCAAATTATTCCTCATCCAATTAAACACAGTTTTCTTAACGGGTTGACTCAGAAAGAGTTCTTTGATTCAACTTATGGAAGTCGAAAAGGGTTGCTGGACGTTGCTCTAAATACTGGCTCGTCAGGCTATCTTTCTAGAAAACTAATCTTTGCTTGCACCAATTTGATTCTGAACACAGATGTTGAAGATTGTGGTACAACAGATTTCTTAGAAGTCTTTGTGGCAGATAAAAAGAAAGCAAGGATGTTGATTGGGAAATGGATGAAGACTGATAACGGGTTGGTTGCAATTACAGAAGAAAACAATCAAAGTCTTGAAGGCACAACTATACAAGTAAGAAGTCCTATTTTCTGTAAGAATCCAGGTATCTGCTGTAAGTGTTATGGGGAGTTGTATAAAACCATAGACAGTAGATTTGTAGGAGTTATTGCTGCTCAGTCAATGGGAGAAACAAATACTCAGTTAGTTTTAAGAACCTTCCATACAAGTGGGGTTGCTGTTATTAAGGATCTCCAAGATGAAGATATGAAGCAAATGGATATTGTAAACGATTTGTCTATAGCTTCAAAGTTACTTCATCAGTTTAAAGGTGAAACACACACATCCTTAGTTCATAAACTTTGTGAAGTGTATAATAACAGTCGATCAATACATCATGTTCATTTTGAATGTGTGGTAGCTCAGTTAATGTGGTTTGGTTATACAAAATGGCGATTGTTACATAACAGAGATAAATACGCACCAGAATTTCACTCTGTGCAGACTGTTCCTTCATACGAGAGTTGGTTATTGGCTCTAGCATTCTCCAACCCGAAGCGAAGTATCCTAAAGGGTATTCTCTACAGTGGTCGGTATACTGGAGTTATGGATACAATTCTGAAGGGAGGTATGGTTGTATGATAAGTTATTTACATACAATGAGGCGACCAAGAAAACCAGCTATGAAACCAGGATACAATATCTGGAGTCTTAACGGGTTTTGGTATTGGTCGTATGTTTCATCAAATGGAACAATGATGGCGAAGTGTGGTGCAGGTTTAACATCCAAAGCAAACATACAGAGATCACTGAACAGATTTATCAAGCTAGTAAAAACATATTACACTCCAATTCATTTTCACGACTAGGGAGGAGGAACACATTGAAATTTGTTAATCCGATGTTTAAACCTAAGGAAGATAACATCTTTCTTATACGACAACGGGAATTTGATGCATTAGAATCCACAATTCTTCAAATATTGCAACCAGTTGTTGATATTGGTTTTGAAATTGTGGATTTCGGCATTAAAGATCCAAAAATGGCATCAGGAGAATTACAACCAACCCTTAGAAAGAATTTAATTATCAAATTACAAAGAGGGACGTCAAACATTGATCTCTCTATGCAAATACCAGCTCTAATTGATGACAACTATATTATCATCAATGGAAGAAAGAAAATCCCTCTGTTTCAATTATTTGATATTCCTGTTGTGACAAGGGGGAAAGCAATTAAAATTAGAACTAACGTCGCTACTATGATGTTGTTTGAGGAAAAGAATCCACCCTACGTCTATCTTAGTATATTGGGAAAAAGGGTTCCATTCTGTATGATTATGTTTGCGAAGTATGGTTATGAAGTATTAGATAGTCGATTTGATTTTGCGAATCTCGATCCATCGTTGGATACGATTTACGGAAAGCTTCTATATGATTTGAAACTAATGTATGAAGCTGGAGAATCTACCCAAGTGGACATCTTTCGAGAAATTGGTAGAATCTACTCCAAGTATAACTTCTTGGCGAAGGGTGAAACATTACTCTATGCTCTCGACATCATGCTTGCAGTAGATCCATACTCTGCAAAATTCTTTAAGACAGATTCCGTTATTGAGGAATTTATCGACGTTATGCAGAATCCAGATTACGATGATACCGACTATCAAAATAAAAGAATCAGGTGTTTTGAGTATGCCGTAGCATCAAAGGTTTCCAAAGCTGTATTTGATTTATGTCTTGCTCACAGAACCACAAGAAATGCCAAATTCAATGTCAACTCAACAAAAATACTGACTGAATGCAATGTGTCTGATATTGTTCAGTTCGATTTCTCTATTAATCCAATTGAAGAGTTAACCAAACTTTCAAGAACTAGTTTGGTAGGACCTGGTGGATTTAAACGAGAAAATGTTCCTGAGCATCTCAGAGATCTTAGCGACACAATGTTTGGTCGAATGTGTCCTGTTGATACTCCTGATCGAGATAACTGCGGAGTATTGCAGAATCTTTTAGTTAACACAAAGTTTGACGAGAATCTCAGATTTACAAATGAAACTCTTGTGGATGCACCAATCTCTATCCCAGTATCAATGGTTCCATTTCTCGAACATGATGATCAGACCAGACTGCAAATGGCTTCTTCACAGATGAGACAAGCTGTATTGTTAAAGAAGTTTGATACACCAATGGTCCAATCTGGGTGTGAAGGATTATATACAGATCATACTCAGTTTGTAAAACTTGCTAAGAAAAATGGAGAAGTTGTTTATATCAATGACAAACATATGATCGTTGTTTATGATGACAAATCTATTGACATCTTCAACGTTGGATATCGAAAAATCTATGTTGAAAACATGGATTTAATTAATGTATATGTCAAACAGGGAGATAAGTTCAAAGCAGGTGATATACTTGCTGAAAGCAACTATTGTACCGATGGTAGTATAAACATTGGTAAAAATTTACTTACGGGAGTTATGATCTATTATGGTCATAATTATGAGGATGGTATTGTTATCTCAGACAGGTTGGTAAATGATGGGTCTTTTACATCAGTACATTATAGAGACTTCTCATTCACATTACCACCAGATAAGGTTCTTCTGAGTCTTGAAGAAGATTCATATAAACCTCTACCTGATGTATTTGACAAGGTTACGATTGGTTCTACGTACGCTATTATGAAGAAGGTTCCACAGGGTCCAACAGACTTCTGTTCAATCTTTGAAGAGCCGATTGAACTTACAACAAAAAAGTCCGTAGTAATTACTGAAGTTAACATTTACCCCAATACATGGAATGAAGGTATTCCAGAGTTTAAAGATTGGGTTGAAGCAAAAATTGAAACTCAATTACAAAAAGAGAAAGAAATACAAGACATATTAAAGTCTCACTTACCAAAAGAAGTTGTGTCAAGATATATTAGAGACAATGGATTCGATAAGAGTAGTTTTGTTAGAAAATACAAGGTGAAGAAAGAAAAGGTTAATGGTATACAAGTTGAGATGTATGGTATATACACTCGCAAAATACAAGTTGGAGATAAGATCGGAAATCGGCATGGTAACAAAGGTGTTATTTCAACTATAGTTCCTCATGAAATGATGCCCCAACTAGCTGATGGACGACATGTAGATATTTGCATTAACCCACTCGGAATTATCAGTCGAATGAACATTGGTCAATTATTTGAATTACATTTGAGCATGGCTTTAGATGATCTCAAGAAGAATCTTTTGAAAATGATAGAGAATAAACAAGGTCAAGCACAACTTAAATTATATTTAACTGGTTTTTACAAGGCAATTGATAATACAAAAACTGGTTGGTATACAAAACAATATATGGAGCAAATACCCGAAGTCATTGATAAAGACTTTGTTGAGCATCTTACAGTAATACAACCGCCATTTGAATCTGTTACTGCAACCATGCTTGAAGAAGTTCTAAAGTATACAGAAACATCATTTGAACAGAAACTCTTAGATCCAGTTTCTGGACAACATTTGTTAAATACTGTCGCAGTTGGGTTCATGTACTTCTTTAGAATGGTTCATATTGCTGAGTCAAGATTAGCAGCGAGAGGGATTGGATCATATGCAAGAAGAACATTACAACCGTTAGCCGGGAGAAAAAATAAAGGTGGACAAAGACTTGGTGAAATGGAAACAGCATGTCTAATTGCTCACGATGCACCATACAATATAGCTGAATTCTTAACTACAAAATCAGACTGTATTGATATGAAAAATAGATTTCTTAGAAATACAATTGAAACTGACTTACTAAAAGATGAAAGCAATGGGGATTCAATAGTGGCTGAATCAGTTAAGTTACTTGAAGCCTATTTGCTTGCGATTGGAGTGCAGCCAAATGACAGACGTCAAACACAAACCGAGGATAGCGGTATACGCGGGTAGTTTTGACCCACCAACTAATGGACACCAATGGGTTATCAATCAAGGAGCACACCTGTTTGATAAACTTCTTATTGCAATCGGTATAAACCCAGAAAAGAAATCTTACTTTAGCCAGTTTGAACGTTTGGCGATGATGAGTCAAATGGCTTCAATCTACCCAAACGTTCAAGCTGTGGTTTTAGGAAATGAGTATTTAGTTGACTTTGCAGCTTCACACAAAGCGAACTATATTCTTCGAGGGATTCGTTCTAGAACAGACTTTGCTTTTGAAAATACAATGAGACAATTTAATGGCGGGTTGAAACCATGGATAAACTCGGTGTTTCTTATCCCGCCTGCATCATTAATTAATGTAAGTTCTAGCACCATTAAAGGTTTAATCGGTCCCAAGGGTTGGCAAGAGGTTGTCAAAAAGTTCGTGCCAGAAAATGTGTTTGAAGCTATATCAAACAAACACAAGGAGAAAACAGATGTCTCAAAAGTCCGACCAATCAGTACCGACCCCCTCTTCTTCAGAGCTACCAGACATTCAGGAGACGACACCAAAAATAAAAAGACCGATTAAACAAGTGGGTGTTGAAAACGTTATGGTTCCTTTTGTATTGGAATCTAAATATGGTGGATTTAAATCAATGGTAGCAAACGTGTCAATGAGAACCAATCTTGATGCTGATACCAAGGGCATTTCAATGTCAAGATTGATTAGGACATTAAAGAAATATCTAGATCTCCCTCTCAAGAAAGAATTGATTAGGGGAATTCTTTTAGATCTGATGCATAATGTTGGGTCTACAAGAAGTTATATGAGTTTTGATTTTCAATTACCGATTACAAGATCGTCTGCGCTGTCGGAAAATCATTTTCCAATCTTTCATAAAAGCAGATTTGAGGGACAGTTAATTCAACATGAATCTAAGGACCCTGGTAAGGATGCATTAGAATTTCGATTCTTTCAAGGTGTTATAGTTCAATATGCAAGTTACTGTCCTTGTTCTGCGGAACTGTGTAAAGATCTCTTTGCGAAAGGAAGTGTTGGTTTTCCACATGCGCAGCGATCTTTTGCTCATATCATCACAGAAAAAGATATGATTCAAGAGAATAACTATGTATGGTTAGAGGATATTGTGGAGTGTGTTGAGAGAGCAATTAAAACACTCCCATATCCAATAATCAAACGAGAAGACGAACAAGAGATTGCTCGTATAGCCGGAGAAAATCCTATATTCGTTGAGGATGCGATTCGCTCTATAAGCGATCAATTAGACGCCCTGCCTGGTGTACGTGACTGGATAGTTAAGAGTATTCATGAGGAAAGTATTCACACCTCAGAAGCGATAGCGGTCAATTACAAGGGTGTTGAGGGTGGTTTTGATTACCATTATTTCCTTTAGTGGGGGTGTTGTTTATGAACAGTTGCACGAAAGTTATGATAGGCTTTCTTGTATGGTTCGTTTTGACAATAATTTCCGCAAGAGCCTGGTCTGGTGAGATTCTACATACAGCTAATAAAGGAGTGCCTTACAAAGTTCAAGAGAAGGGTTGGAATTCTCGTTCCTTTGGTATTGTGTATTGTGGGTTGATAAATGTAGGTCGATATTCAGTTGCCGGCACAAGTCGTAGCGCTGTTAATCTTTACTGGGCAACAACAGATAAACTCATATATGTAGATTATGAACAACTAGAAGTTGTACATGTGACTGATTGGTGCATCCAGTTTAAAATCAGGAGCGGTAATTATGAATAAAGTAATGAGATTCGGTCTTATTTTAATGATTGCTTCAATACCTCTAGTGATCTTTGGAGTTGAATATGACCAGTCTTGGTTGAGAATATTCTCAGGATTTATTGGAGGTGTTGGAGCCAGTCTGTTCTTTACTGGGAACTTTAAGACTAAGATAAACTGGCGAGAATTTTGGAGGAAGTGGGGATTTTAATGACATTAACTAGAGAGGATATTGTTAAGAGTAAAATGGATCTACTTACTCATGCAGACTTGATTTTATGTTTCATACAAGGCAAGATGACAATTTATAAAAGTCGATATACACATCCGGATGATGGTTTGACTATTATGGACGCAATAAAAACATTCGCTATAATGCTCAGACCAAATTCTGGTATTGATGTATTTGATGATTTTGCTAGGGAGGAAATCGAAGAGGCAGTCACAAAAATACTATATCGTCATTCTGTGGGAGGTGACCATGCAAATAAGTTACAACGGATTCATGAATCTGGTTAATGAATATTCAATGATCGTTGGATTCAATCGTGGTCGTGCAGCAATTCTCAAGATGCCTTGGAATGATCCAAACGCGGACACAGTTGCAGAATTATCAGATGACGAAAGGATTTGGTTATTGATCCATCTCATAAGACCAGATCTCTACATTGAGCATTTTGATGTTGCTGCTCGGGTTGAACTAAAAGAAAGTATTGTGGAAATTTTAGAGAAACATCGCCCAAGCGGGGAGGTGATTAATGCGTCAGGACATTCTAAGATTAGAGAATTATGGGATCACCCCAAATGAAAGAGTACCAGACATTGCCAGAAGTCATGGAAATATGGGAAGACCAAGACATAACTATGAGTATGAATATGAGTATGAATTTGTAAATCCTAACAGCAAGAGACTTAGTTTAGAAAGGGGGGATGTTTTTAGATTTAGTTCTTCTGTAAGACCAGAGTATGCCAGAAACCAAATGGGAATGATTATTGATCGATACCGGAAAGTCAAACATAAGGGTATTAAATATATTGACTACTGTGCAGTTGTGATGGTAATAACTGGTCCACAGAAGGGCAGGGTTTTTAGATTTTCAATGAATCACGCAGGACAACTAGACAAAACGATAGGAGGACAAATCGATGACTGAAAGGAAACATGTCGCAAAAACGTTGAAGAATGTATTGGATCACCCCGTAATGAAAAGTGTTTTGGACAAAACAGAAGATCCAATGTTGGCTGTGGAGCAGGTCACGAAGTGGTGGGGTTTTGATCTCTACAGTCGTAAACCAGGTGCAGCACTCCGTGATGGAGTATTTGTCGGGACCGATCTTGATCTCGCCTGCTTTCTCAGTGCCATTGCTGACAGAGGCGCCGTGATCAATATTCCAAATTACAAATCCATGCGCCCCAAGACGATCAAGGAAGGAGAAAGGGTTGTATCCAAGTCCAACAGACACGGACCTGTTGTGAATCTGGTCTCCAATAAGGATGTCTTCTCATTCTCAATCCGGATCATGGATCACAACGTCATCACAACTGACAAAGTTGGTGATTACCGGACCTACTCCCTGACCGATCCTTCTGGTGAATGGTATGACGGATGGAGTTGTATTCAATGGGACCCGAGCGCGAAGGAGAATGCTTTTCTCCGAGAGAACAGTCTCTGGACTGGCAACCGAGTCGTATTTAAGAACTTTGTGCATCCCAACCGATGGACCAGTTTCTACGGCCAGCATTATTTTATCACCAAGGCTCTGATTCAGCGCCTGACTGACGAAGCAAAGTTCTACGGTCTGGAGATAAAAAGACTTCAGGAAGCCGGTGCACGTTTTCCTGAGTCTGGTGATGGCGCAAAGAAAGTATGGCCGAAATCTTCCAAGGACGCCGGCAAGTCTGTCAAGTTCCGATCTCTTGAGGTTGAGATTGACATTCCTGAGTATACCGGTGAGTGGCAACAGTGTGATGTTTCACAAACGAATTTGATTGACCTGGATGAAAGGCGTCGACAGATCAATAGTACGATCATTCCCAATCTACGTTTTGCTACCAGGTGTACAGAGCTCGCCTTCTTTAAACATGCGATGAACGACGAGTTACACAGGATGCCAGCATGGTTGGCAGGCGGAACAAAATGGCAAAAAAATTATGTCCCAAAAGGGAAAAGGACCAAATGGGAGAGATTAGTCCTTTTTCAGCCTTCTGTGGGTGAAAGAGCTGTCGCTATCAGAATGAGGGTAAAGGAAAAGTCTGAGATTATGGCGATGAATTATCGTGGTGGTGTATGATTCGATACACCTGTTCAGTTTGTGGGAAGTCTTTTGAAAACAAATATGCTTACTGGGGTCATAAGACTTCCCATGTTTTAAAAGAGTGTCCAAAATGTGGTCGAACAATTCGAGCTTCTACAATGAAACTACACCTAAAATACTGCGGTAAGCGAATTGTAGGATCTAGAGGAGATGTCATAATCTCAGATCAAAACGGAAATCGGGTTCTTGAACACACTCTTGTGGCTGAAGAAATACTAGGGCGAAAGTTACTGCCCGAGGAAGTTGTTCATCATAAAGATGGAAACCACCAAAACAATTCTAGGTTGAATTTAGAAATTACGACACAAGATAGACACGCTAAGAACCACGCCTTAGCTGGCCAATGTAATCGAAAGATGACAGAACAACAAGTTAGAGAAATTCGTAAGTTACTAAATCGTGGACATTCAGCCAGCTCTGTGGCAAGGCAGTATGGAGTTCGTTCAACTACAATTGATAACATTAAACATAACAGATCGTGGAGATGGTTAGAATAGGAGGAATCTAACGAATGGACAAACAAACCCTCATTGACCTTTACGTCAAAGAGAGAAAGTATCAAGAAACAGTGTTCGGAGATTACAAAAACGACCCTGATTTAAGTCTCGCAAGCTTTCTATTGTTTATAGAAGAGTATGTTCTAAAGGCAAAAAGAAAGTTTGTCCAAAAGTGGGATAAAGATCTTCCTATCTGGATGTCAGGGTGTAAAGAGTCAACTGGGGGTAAGGCAGCACCAGTAGGAGCATATGAAGATCTGATAAAGGTTTTCGCTCTTACTGGCGCTGCCCTTGAAGCTTATCTTGACGTGGAGCCTGAACGTTGGCGAGAAGATGGTATTAATCCAAAATGGTTAGAGCAGGAGGAAGCACAAGATGGATGATAAAAAAACAAAAGAAGTATCTGTATCAAAAGACAAAGATATCTATCACAAGTTACCGTTGACTGCCACAGGTGATTTAACGGTTTCAAAAACACCAATCCCGAAAGGAGAAGCAGTTAACGCTAAAACTGGTCTTCCGCCTGTTGGAACAAGGTTTATGATCGCTGGTAAATCCTTCGAGGTTGTATATCTTAACGAAGGTAAGGGACGGTTTACAGCCAAACCAATCAAGGGGCAGTATTAGAAACTTTCTTACTTTCTCCGAACATATTTAAAATAGAAACTTTTATGAAAGGAGATTGAAGTTTATGAACGATAATCTAACTTCAATGATCGATCAGGCTGATCAACACTCTACTGATTTGCCAACAGAAACTGACTTGATGGTAGAGGATTCATCAACTGTTTCTCAGCCTGCTTTAGAACGTTTCGATATTGGAGTCGCAGCATTTCCTGACTGGTTTGATGAAAACCATGTAAGATTTGCAGACATCGGGCACGTCCGTGCTTCGATTGCAGATGTAGATCCTCGTCAAGATCTGATTTTCAAGATTCCAGATCCGAAAGGGGAAACATTCGAGGATGGAAGACTGAAAAAGCGACTTCGATTATTTGAAGATGCGAACAAGATTCCAGTGTTGAATTTGCCTGGGTCTGATATGACTGTTTACAAGAATAACAGTTTCCGAATTGTATATGATCTTGGTGACGGCAAATTCATCAAGAGTTACGGTGTTAAGACAGGATTGATCAATGTGTTTTGTGTTTTGATTAACAATGTTTTGATTCCGTACGCCAAAGAGAAAATGAAACGAAAGAATGATGGCATTAATATTATTGAACCTAACCTAACACGAATTAATTCAAAGTTGGCTGAACAAGTTGATACAGAAGCTCTTCAGTTACATTACAAACAAATCACGAAGAGTATTGCTGAAATTTCGACTGCGCAGTCGGCTGTGAATTGGTTTCAGACCAAGGTCGGTGATGTGCAAGATGTCAATCATCTTCTACAAATTGATGACGTTATCATCATGCTTGTGAACTAGGGAGGAACACGAAATGGCGAATGACAAGAAGGGTGGTCTGCTCCATGAAGTATTGGCTGTGGTTGGTAGTCTCCAAGGTGCGAAGGATAAAATCGCTGCTGAGACTGTTGTGACGTTTACTAAGAAACCAACACATTTTACCGGCCATCATCGAGAATTGAGAATGCTTGATGAAGCCCGAAAGAGTGAAGGCGGTGTCGACCAGCATGTTGAGATGGTCACAACGGTCATGGAAAAACTCAACTATATGACCGGCGCCTTTATCAAATTCTGGGATGCCAAGTTTCAAAAAGAACTAGGTGCACAGGAAGCGAAAGCAGACATTGAGGTGGATGGTGTAGTTTTGGTTCAGGGTGTTCCAGTGTATTTTCTCCTTGAGATGGAGAAGGAACTCGGTGCCTTGAGATCAATCTATGAATCCATTCCAACTCTTGCGCCTGGTGCTAAATGGGATCGAGCTCCTGACAGAGGAGATGGTGTGTGGGAATCCATGCATGTGGTTGAAGATGACAAAACGGAAAAGGTGTTCAAAAGTAATGTTATCGTTCCGGCTACCGACCATCATCCAGCTCAGATTCGGGAGTGGACTGAGAATGTGGTGGTAGGAAAATATGCCCTTGATCGATGGAGTGGCTGTCTTAGTCCTGCTGAGAAGTCAGTCATTATCGGAAGAGTGGACAAACTACGACGTGCCGTGAAGCGTGCTCGACAGAGAGCAAACACCCAGGAAGTTCCGAAGGCAAAAATGGGTAAAGCTCTTTTCGAATACATTCACACAACATAAGATCTGGTTAAGCTTATACTTATACTTATACTTGCTTGGTCGAAGACAATATGTCCCGTAGAAGCCGGCTCTATAAATGAATAAGACCGGTGGAGGGAATCATCTTTGGCCGCTTCATACTCGACCTTATTGACCAGACAAGCTCATACTCGTAGAACATATTTACTACTTGGTAATTAACTCGAATTCTATCTCAGGTCGAAGGTTCAAATCCTTCCTGGGCGTCCATAATGTAATTTCATTAGAAGTTATATTATGACCGCCCAGTAGCTCAGTGGAAGAGCAGAGTAGGTGTCATACTGAAGTTAATTGCTCGAGGAAAGATATGGGTCTAAACTTTCTATAGATGTTGTTACTAACAATAACAATAATATGATAAAGTAGACTTGGGGGAGATGTGGCAGGATAGTCTACATCTCCCCTTACTTATTAATAATAAACTAACGGGGGTAGAAGAAATATATTCTTCTACCCCCAACATCCGTCGGAGGGTGTGATGGGAATACCAAAGGAATGGTTGAAGGAGTTCGAAGATGAAGAAAATTGCCGATACTTTTATATTGTCGGTGTGAGAATGCGAATGAACAGACAAATGGAACCCGAGTATAATTGTGATTTCGTGATTGGATATAACACAAAAGATATCATGAGAACAGAGTTAGCTCAAATGATGTCTGCAAACAAACTTTGTCCTACATCAAGAAAGGACGCCGTAGAGGCTGTTGATTTAAGTAATCTAAACGCAACATTAAACGCCGTAAGCTTAAGAGTTAGATTCAATCCGGAAATCACAGTGCATAAATTTCACTCTGATTTTCCAATCGAAGAAGAATGGTTTGATATGTATATCAAATCCGCAAGTGTTTGTAAGGACGTGAAGCAAAAACTAATTGAATCAAAAATGAAAATATCTGGAGGACAAATATGAAAACATTAGTAGGTTTGTTGGGGATCGTTTTATGTTGCTTGGTGTTGACTGCATGTGATGACTACTCAGAAGGTGATATGACCGCTGGTAACACATGGCCACTTATGACTGTTCAAGAAATGCAATATTACAATGCAGTTCAATCTGTGTGGGGTCAAAGTTATTTGGCAAATTTGAGATCAGCAATCCGCAATCGAACAGACAAACCAAAAGAGGACGAAATTCCATTTATCGATCTTGGACCTATTATCAAAACAACAGAAGAAATTGAAATGGTTACCAAAGATAATTGGAAGAGTGATCATATAAAGAAGGCAAACAACGCTCGGTTTAGTACTATAGATCCTCAGTGGTATAAGTTGATTACAAAGTCAGAACCGCCTGTTTATCCAGATCCAGTGGAGGAAGAGGAATCTCTGGAGAGGGATACGGGAGACGATGAAATAAAGAATTCCCGGATTCAGATGCCTAGGAAAGCATCTTATGAATCCCAGAACAAAAGACAAATGGATCTAACTGACTTTGTTTCTGCTGATGTCTATGATGATATTAAGTTTGATATAAGGAGTTGCCCAGAAGCAAAAACCTTCTTTAATCAAATTGTTCTTAATGAAGGACGGCCACTTACAGTGGAAGATTGCAGAATAATCAGGCAGCATGTGTTATTATGTAAAGCAAAAGAAATAAGTGAATCTATGAAGGAATAGGTAATGGAAATTAACAAGTCTTGTAAGTTACTCCTGAAAGATGTGTATCTTTATGATATATCAGCATGTCATTACCAGATCATTCAAAGACTTGGTTTTGACTTAACTCACATTGATAAAGAAGACAAGTTAAAAAGAAATACACAAATCGGAATAATGATGCGAGACGATCCTCGCCTGACCAGTATTATTCGTGGAATTACAAACTCAACAATCGGAGACTTTCTCACCAAAAACCATGTCAAAGAAGAGGAGTTAATATTACGTCAGTATGATGGTGTGATTACAACGAAACTTCTGCGAGAGACCAGCCAAAATATTCCGCTCGACCTCAGAGCATGTTTCGAAGCAATGTTAATTTCTTCAGATAGGAAAACCTACATCGCGATCTATAACAGAAATGTAATGATCAAAGGAATTCCATATCGTTATCCAGCGATGGATGCGATGTTTGAGAAGTTGATAAAGGTTTGTAATTCAAAGAAGTATAAAATCTTTACAACATTGCAGGAGATTAGAGACGAAATCATTACATCTGAAAATCCGTACTTATATGCAATACCAGTTGCGAATAATATGTGTAATGTATTTTTGAAATACTTTGGTCAAACGCAAATCTCAAAGAGTATGATTAGAATTATGGATCCTGTGGACATTGATAGAGAACGGTATTATGATTTTTACATTCGACCATTTGCAGAAAGCTTGGTTATGGAATTCGCGTAGGAGGTTGTACAATGAAGTATAAAGCAAGTGAGGTTACCAATTCTTCAAGTTCAAGTTTTGTGGTGTGGGGTCTTTATATGGGTCTCGACGATATCAAAGAAAAATATGGACACACCATCTGGGAAAAGGAATGTGTTATTCTTGGACCAGCAATTGCAAACAAATCAGAAGAAGATTTCATGGATGAGTTTGATTCTGAAAGGTTATCTGAACTTTGTGATAAACATGGACTTGATCATTCTAGAATGGCTTATGATGATTATGAAACAATGATTGGAATCTCACCATTTACAATGAAGGAGGACCAAACACTTAGGGAGTTTAAAGAGGAAATATCTAAGAAATTTTCAGATATGGGTATTAATCTATCAGCGGATGAACTTCAACAAATTGAAGAAGCCTGGATGGACAACTAGAAGGGAGGCACTATGTGTGAATGTGGGAGCAACAGAATCATGGAAGTCAGTGGAAAATGTTCGGATCTGTTTCATGCTGAGTCTGGAGATTATGAACATTTCGGATACGTTCCTGATGGTCTTGGAATTGGAAGCGGAGATTACATGGAGTTATCTTACTGTCTAGAGTGTGGGAGAATCCAGGGCAACTTTCCCATCCCAACACCGATTTCAAAGGAGGAAGAGGACGAATGATATCAGTCTTGAATATTGCGGCCGGTAAGATACTATGTCCTTTGAATGAAGAGGATAATAAGGACATTTTCGTTGTCAATCTTGACACGATGTACTACAACGCTTATGAACCAGAAGACATTGAAAGTGTGTACAACTACTGGGTTGAGAAGGACGGTGTATTTGATCCAGAGAAATATCCTGAGAATCGACGGTCAATTAGAAAGATGAATTCCGATGCGATCGAGTTCATGGAAAGAACAACTATTCCGTTTGACAAGATTGTCTGTTACCGGTATTTGGAGCATGTCCCTTTTACAAACGTTTTATATTTCATATACTTGATGTCGACCTCACTCAAAATTGGAGGCGAGGTTGAAATCATTGTACCGGATTATTCAATCCTCGCCAGACGAATCTTAGACGAGAAGGTAGGAAGTCCAGGGTGGGAAGCAGAGAATATCATCACAACTACAGAGATTGTAAATGATCCTGGATGTCCTCATGCTTCTATCTGGACTGTCGCAAGATTGGAGTATTTCTTTGAACTCGAGAAAAGATTTGAAACTGTAGCCATCGAACCAAACTTTGAATTTGATGGTAGGGATATATACGTCCACTACAGAGGAAGGCGGGTTGCATAAATGCCGACGAAGCGGATCGGGAAAAATGTAATTGAAGTTCTTAAATTCTGTAGAAACTGTGGAGAAGAAAATCCTCCAGGCCGTTCTGTGTATTGTTCTAAAACTTGTATGAAGGAATATTACAAGAAGCCAGAAATAAGAAAGAAATATGCAGTCGAGAAAAAGGAATATCAAGATGATTATTGTGGCGTTGACCCTGACTTCAAAACAAAAATGGTGGAGTGTATTTGTCCTAAATGTAGAAGGACACACAAGAAGAAACTGTTATGGACTGGTAGAGGAAAACCAAGAAAATATTGCTGGGACTGTTACGAAATAGCGAATACAATTGATGCGGAAGCTGCTTAAGGATTTGGGGTCCTGTGGGTTTGTGGTGATTGACCCAAGGTTATGCAGGCGTTTTCATGCGATCGTCTGCCGCCATGCGAGTAGGTTCTCAGTAGTCCTGCATGTAAAATTCTGTTGCTACGAGAACGTCCTTTGAGGAAAGAAGCCGGGGGTCTAATCCTGAATGAACAATGGCGGCTACCCCCACCCTTTTGAAAGAGAGGCAACATGTTTAAAACACTCAAAAAATGGTTTGAAAGGAAACCAACAATATATGATCCTCCAAAATCATGTCCGGATTGTGGTTGCATTATGTTGATGGTTGCAGACACACAAGTTCATTGGAAATGTACTAAGTGTCGGAGAGGATGGTGATATGACAGAAGAAGAGCAAAGAAGTGAAAGCTATCTCAAGGATTGGGAAGAGAATGGTGTTTGGCTTCAACTATCAACTTGCATTAAAATAGCTGCCGAGCGCCATGAACACCAACTCGACAAATCTGGAAAACCGTATATTCTCCATCCTTTGAAAGTCATGTCTCATTTTACTGACCCGAAGGATATGATGGCTGCAATACTCCATGACATCATTGAAGATACACCAGTGACAATCGACGATCTATATGGATATGGTATTCCGTATGATGTGGTTACTACAGTCATTGCATTATCAAGGAGAGAAGGAGAAACGGTTAAAGAATATTACGCTCGAATTAAGAAAGATGAACGAGCAGTAAGAGTTAAAATGAGAGATCTAGAACACAACATAGATGTTCTTAGATTTAAAAGACTCTTACGAAAGGAGGACATTTCCAGATTAAAAATGTATCACCAGAAGCATTTAGAATTGTGGGAGGTTGAGAATGAAGTTCAAAGCAAGTGAAATAACCAATTCGTCAAGCACTACCTTCTTACTTGGCATCATGACTGGTGATGGTTCTGTTGACCTCAACATTGAGCTGAGAGTGGTCGTCAATTTGAAGGAGTTTTTGGAACGTACTCTTAAGTCTGTAGAAGATTTGGATGCATGGGTTGATGATTGGTATGGCGACCCAAGCGCTTTACCTTCTAATGAGTACGATAGATGTAAAAATATCTTAGAGAAAGGAGGTGTAGTTCAACTGTTGTATGTTACAGACGAAAGTGATAATCCATTGGAAGTATTTCTAACACAGAATGGAATCGAAAATGTGAATTTACCAGACAACATCGTTGTCATTAGAGGACAAGGAGGATACTAAAAATGGCTAAAGATAGTTACAAAAAAGATGCTCAAGAGCAAATGAGTTGGCAAGAGCAGGAAATGTTGAAGAAACGTGCCTTGATTAAGAAGTTTGCCGGCCTGGCTGTGTTGGTTGTTATTGGTCTTGTTGGGTTGGTGCTGTCGCCAAAGATCTTCGATACGGTTGAAAAAGGCACATACCAGATCAAGCAGGCCGCTGTCACTGGAACAATGTCCGCGAAAATGGATCCGGGTCTTTGGTTGCAGTTGTTTGGTGATATTACCGTATGGCCTACCGCTGAGACTTTCTTCTTCACCAAGGATTCTGATGAAGGTACAGCAGCAGACCAGTCAATTGAAGTCCGATTCAATGACGGTTCTCTCTGTGATGTTTCAGGAACCCTTCGAAATATAATGCCTACAAATCCACAAGATGCAGTCAACCTCGTTACCGTTAGAGGTCATAAGACCTACTACGATGTGCAACAAAAGTTGATTCTCCCTCATGTGAGAAACTCATTACGTTTGACGGCCAACTTGATGTCCGCCAGAGAATCTTATGCAGAGAAGAGAACCGACTTTCTATACTGGGCGGCTGATCAGATTCAGAATGGTATCTACCAAACGGATGAAGAAACAAAGAAAATTATGGATCCGATCACCGGCGAGATGGTTACCAGGACCGTCAAGAGAATCAAGATGGGTGAAAATGGTTTACCGCTTCGACAAATGAATCCTCTGCAAGATACCGGTATACACCTGGTCAACTTTGAAATCAAAGCGTTCGAATACGCGGACAAGGTGAAAGCACAAATCGGCGCTCAGCAAGAGGCTCTCATGGCTGTTGCTACCGCACGAGCCAAAGCACAAGAAGCCGAGCAGGACAAGTTGACCATTGAGGCTCAGGGTGAGGCAAAGGTCGCCAAAGCCAGATATTTGGAATTGGAAAAGAAAGCAACCGCAGTTGTCCAGGCCGAAAGGGACAAGGAAGTTGCTGAGACCCATGCTCAGAAGGAACTCGAAGTTGCTAAACTGGCTAAAGCAGCCGCCAAGGAAACCAAAGAGAAAGACATCCTACTCGGTCAAGGTCAAGCTGAGAAGAAACGTCTAGTTATGCAGGCTGACGGCGCCCTGAAACAGAAATTGGAAGCGTTGGTTGAGATCAACAAAAATTATGCCAATGCTTACAAAGAGAGGAAAGTTCCTCAAGTGTATATGGCCGGCGGTTCCGGTGCTAACGGAACATCAAATCCGGATGATGAATTCAGTCGATTTATGAACCTGATGAATATTCGTAACGCCAAAGAACTGGCAATTGATATGAACATCAAAGGCCAGAAATAGTTATTGAATAAAGTGGGGACTCTGAAACGGGTCCCCACTAAACTGGAGGTGACTGTATGTTTGCGCAAGGATTAATTGTTTTACTAATCTTTGGCTGCATTGTATATTTTGGTTGGAAGATTATTGGCAAACGCCTTACAGCCAAAGTGGAAGAAGAGTTAACGGAGCCAAAGACTCCAGAAGAAGAAGCAGCGGCGTTGAAGCTGAAAATCGCGGCGTTGAAACGATCCAAAATGAAACTGGAAGCAGTTCAAGAAGAAATTGATGTGACTGCGGACCTGACTAAAGTCAAGACTACATTGTTCAAGGCGGAGAATAGACTCAAGACCCTTGACGAGAAACTTGAAAACGTTGGTGTTCAAGTTGCAAAACATGATGACAAGATACAAACGGAGACAACTCCGGATGGCAGTGTGGAAGAAGCACCGGCAGAAACGCCAAAACAATAGAAAGTGATCGAAAGGAGATCAAAAGATGGAAAATTTGGACTTGGAACAAATGGCTGAAGAAGATGGTGCTGTTGAAGGCGCCGTAGAAGAAACTGTTGAGACCAACGGTGAGTTGGTGATGGAAGATGACCTGGACGCAGCGGTAGAGGATGCTGCAGACCCTACCGACGAAGAGACGTCCGCCGAAGAAGCTTCTACAGATGGAGACACGGAAGAAGCCGCGCCAGCAAGATTGGATTTTGAAGCTCGTGCCGAAGCGATGGGTCTGACCCCACTGGGAGCAGAAGGTTGTTTCCATTACGCAGATGAATTTTCAGAAGTCGTATATCGCCTGTTGCAAACGGGTAGTGGCGCCGGCCTGGTAGATGATGTCCAGGTTCCGCCTGTCGGTCTTTTCACCAAGCCTGCCGGAATCGATGGAGAATTCGGATGGGTCGGTATCGTTTCCATGTATTATAAGTTCGAGGGAAACGGAGCTTTGATCGGCCGGATTCGTGAATCTGTTGCCGCAGTTGGGAATCCCATCATGTCCGAGAACACTGTTATGGCGCCCAACCTGGCCAGCATCCGTCACGACATTGTGATTCAACATGCTACCAATGTGCCCGCAGTCGGAGATATGTATCCGGTTCTGATCGTCACCAATAGCTATGACGGCACGAAAGCTGCCAACGTTGCTTTTGGTTTGAGTTTCAACGATGGGGAACAAGACATCCGGTTCTGTTCCCACAAGAAGCTTGGCTCCCTTCGCCAGATCCATTTGGAAGGTGCCGATACGACCATGCAGGCTGAGGTTGGTGGTTACATCACCGCCTTCGCCGGCAATATTGGAGACATGATCCAGGCCAACATGGAAAGCACCATCACGGAAGATGATATGATGAGTGTGCTTGACATGATTGAGAAGCAGACCGGCAAGACCAGGCGCGAGGCAATCTCCGCCGTTATTACCGAAGCTCATCCCACAGAGGGTATTGAGTCTTGGACAATGACCAGCTGGCAGCTCTTCAATGCCATTACGAAGTTCAGCTCCCTTGAGGCGAACCTCAATTCCAAGAAGATTTTGGAGAGTGTTGCCGAACGTGTGCTGATCATTCCGGCGCAAATGGTCGAAGCCGTGGCCGCCCTCAGAACTGCAGAATAATGGTCTGAGGAGTACAAAAAAAATGAGGCGTCCGAAAGGGCGTCTCATTTTTTTGTTGTTAATATCTTCTTGGCTTCCCACCACAAAAGCATCTTACCATATCATATAGAAGCGATGGGAAGAACCAAAGTAGATACACAATTGCTGATATGGTTTGTAATGGTTTAAGTTTCATTTTCTCCATCCCCATCCTCGACGAATGAAAGATCATATTCAAATCCTAGAGTGCCTTTGATAACGTTGTACCCTATTAGTGGTACCCAGAATCCGAGGATTAAACAACTACCCAGCAAGGTTAAAACCAAGCTTGTTAATGAAGGTTCATTCATGACGTCCCGCCTCCTAGTGCCATTATTATTGCAAGCGCAGTACCTGCACACCCTAATAGAAATATCACAAGTGCGACTCTCTGCGCATGTTCGATGCATACTTCACATTCAGTATCATCGATCAATAATGGACGACCACATTTACACTTAGCCAATTCCATCATCGCACCTCCTTTGGCAGTTTTATATTTCATAGTATATTTTAAACAATCTTGCTTCTCTAGTTATTAATATATATAGTAATTCGGTTTCTACGGACGGTTCTAAAAGTATTAAAAATACTTAGTTAATATATAGATGTAATTTCCCGAACAAAATATAAACAACAAGGAGTTTACGAAATGGCTAATACCATACTTGCACCACAAAGAAGTTATCTTTTTGAACTGAAAATCAAGGGTATAGATTATACGCCAGATATTTATCAAGTTCGAGTTACTACATCAATTGCCGCTCCATGGCCAGTTGTTGTTTTGAATATTTTTGTAGATGTAAATGATGTAATATTAGAAGGATTGTGGGGACAGGATCCATGTGAATTAAACATCATCTTACTTGGACAAACAGGATTACAAAGCGACCAAATCAAATTAGATTTGATGGTTGTAGATATGAATCTTGACATCCAAACAAAAGATCAAATGTCAGAAGGAAAACAAAAAGATCGAACCCCAATAACAATTACTACAGTTGCTAGAGATGCCTTCAAAACCATGACAACAATGGTAAATGATGTTTTTGAAAATATGTCCTTAAAAGATATTATTTCTAGTTTAGTATCAACAGCAGGTGGAACATTAATTTATGATGCAAAGAACGAAAACACAGAAAAGATATCACAAGTTGTCGTACCACCAACAACATTATATCGAGTGATTCAATATCTTGATTCAACATTTGGTTTGTTTGAAGGAGTTCCTGTTGCTTTCTGTGATTTAGAAAACAACGTTCATATTTATAACTTGTCAGAACGTATGAATAAAAGTCAAACATTTACCATCACACAATTAGCAAGTGGAATGAATACAACAGATATTGTTGAAAATACATCATCAGGTAAAGAGTTTTACACATATTCTGTAGTGAAGACAAGATATAGAGGAAATGCAACATATGCTGTTTTAGCAAGTAACATGGCTTTTATTGCAAAACCAAAAGATTCATTATACTATCCTGTTGATCTAACCTTAGATGGGATATGTAAAGATAATGGTTTAATATCCAGAAACAGTAAAATACCGACAGATACAAATATCGCTCACAGAAAAACATATTATATTAATCAAACAGGGTACAACTATACAGAAGCTTTTGCTCGTTCAATAATGGCGAAAAGAATATCTTCTTTATCAGAAGTCAATATTAGTATTGAAAAAAATCTACCTGTTTGGAATTTACTTCAAGTTGGGGAACCTGTTAAATTTATTCCTCGAACCGTCGAGTTTATTAACCTTTCTGGAAAATATATTTTAAAAGCATCTGATTTATATTTCAAAAAAAATAAAGACTGGGAATCAACTGCAAATATTTATTTGATCAGAACTAACAGAACTATATAAAAAAGAAACAACAAAATTTGACTAGAGCCTGAGGCTCCAGTCTAGAAGACTTGGATTGATTTTGATTTCAGTTGAGTGTTGAATAGCTTTAGTCTGGGCTTCTTCTTAGCTGCGGGTAGACTAAAACCATCCAATCAGACTGGTTAGTGACGAGTTAACCTCTGAAATCAAAAGCGTCTCTTCCGTGTGGTCGGGTCACGGTAGACGAGGATACGTAATGAATAAGACTAATTGACAACAATTCTCCTTATTCAATAAGTAATATATATAATTCTTAGTTCTAACCAAAAACTATTGGATAAATAGAACAAACTTTAAAGGGATATCTTCCATCGACATTACGCCGGAAAGTAGAGGAAAAAATGGCTAAAGCAACTAGGTCTGTTAAATCACAAGCAGAATTTTATGTGCAAGAATATCTTAAATGTAAGAATTCATTTAAGTATTTTGTACCGAGATACATCCTGCTTGAACTGACCGGTGGTGACCAACATTTTACTCCTTATGGTAAACAGTTTGAATTGATTGATTTAATTCTTTCTAATAAGTTTGTGCTTGTATTGAAGAGTAGACAGATTGGTATTTCAACTGTTATGAAGGCATTTGTTGTTTGGTTAACTATATTTCATGATAACGTTGTAGTTGGAATTATTTCAAAGGATGCTCCAGAAGCTACAGATTTTACTCGTGATATCATTTCAATGATTGAAAAACTTCCAACATGGTTACAGCCAAAATTCAAAAAGAATACCGAAAGAACTTTTATTTTAGACAATGGATCTAAATGTTATGCTTCTCCGGTTGTTCCTAATGCTCCAGAAAAAACTCTTCGAGGTAAATCAATTACGTTCCTAGTTATTGACGAGGCCGCGTTTATTCATCATATTGACACAGCTTGGACTTCCATTATTCCTACTCTTTCAACAAATCAGATGCATGCTAGAAAAGCTGGAGTTCCTTATGGAACTATTTTATTATCAACACCCAACAGAGCAGTTGGAGTCGGAGCATGGTTCTTTAAGAAGTATTCAGATGCAGTTTCTGGAGAAAGTACTTCTCTAACACCATTTGTAATTCATTGGAAAGATATACCAGAGTTAGCAGATGATCCTTATTGGTATAAAGGTATTTGTGATCTATTTGACAATGATCCTCGTAAAATTGAACAGGAACTTGAACTAAAGTTTCTTAGTACTGAAGGTTCATTCTTTAGCGAAATCACTAGTGCTAAATTACAAGACGGTGTTAAGAAACCAATAGAGAAGTTTCATATTTTTAACGGCGAGATTTGGACATGGCAAGAACCAAATAGAAAACAATTCTATTTAACAGGAGTTGATACAGCGCCAGAACATGGACACGATAAGTCAGCTATTGTTGTTTTCGATTATGAAACAATGGAACAAGTTTGGGAATTTAGTGCTAAATGTTCTGTAACTGACTTTATTAAAGTTGTCATGTTAGCTTGTACAAAATATCCAGGTCAGGTTATTATTGAATCCAATTCATATGGAAATCATGTCGTTGAAGCAATGTATCGATCTGAACATGCTCCAATGGTTTACAAAGAGAAAAGGGGACTCAATACTATTGTTCCTGGCCTCAGTACAAACGCTAAAACAAGACCACTAATGGTTGACTCGTTATATTCATTTGTAACTGACTTTCCAGAAATAGTCAAATCTCAAAGATTAGCTTTAGAACTAATTGGTTTGATTACAAAACCCAACGGTAAAGTAGAAGCTGATCTTGGATGCCGAGACGACCTTGCAATTGCAACATCACTATGTACATACGTTCGTAAATATGATCCCCCTCTGTTAATTGATAAGGGTTTTACACATAGTGTACAAAAAGATTTTACTGATATCATGAGCACAAATACAGAGGAATTTTTTGGAACCATGACAAGTTCAAATGTAATGCGACATATTAAAGACCATAATATTGGTGGAATTATTGATATTATGAGTTTTTATAATCTAAGTTCAGGAGTGGCTGAAGATGACAAAGAAGATGAAAACAACAGAACAGGAGCTTAAAGAACTCTTTGTTTTACCGTTTGGTCTGAAAAAGATTGCAACATTAGATGGTTTAGACTTATTCGGGTCTGACCGTTTAAATAAAAGTTTTGTGAAAACAATGAGTAAGACTGGACGAGGAAAAGCCATTGCTTCAACTATTGAATCTATGATAGCCAAACAACAATTCTTACCTGCTTTTGTTAGTAAAAACATTTTTGCTTTGATTAAACGTAAGGTATTTCCAGGTGGACTGCCAAAAGGTATAATGGGGTTCTATTCACTACGACATAAAGTTATTATGTTATGCTTGGATAACAATATTAAGTTTGGATTTGCAAATGATGATTGGATGGCTAGATTAACAATACATGAAGGAATGCATAAAATGGCTTCAGAGCATTCTTCTGCATTTATGTCATTTTTCAAAAAAGATTTAGAAGATTATTATGCAGCTTTGTTTACTCGTTTGTTTTCTTTAAAAACAAGACCAAAAGAAATGGATAAGATAGTAAAGTTTATTTTCTTTAAAGTTGAACAAGGTCAGAAATGGCATGATAACTCTGTTATTATGTCTTACTATAAAATGCTGCAAACAACATTAAAGAAATATACAACTTTGCCTGATGAAGCATTTGAAGGAATGGTGAGGGACTATATTGTTACATGGAAAGTTTACGTTAAAGCACCTTATTTATTGTTTCAAAATATTCAAAAATATGCTCACATTCTAAGGCCAATAGCATACGCATATAAAGACGTTTATGGTAAATTTGTAAACAGAAATTTTTACATACAAGAAATAGGAATACCTTCAGAAGTAATTGCTATTAGATCAGAAATCAAAGGGGATTCTCTGACTTATAAAGCATTTTCTAAACTAGGATAGAGGTAAACTAGTATGGCAAACAATGATGATATCTTAAAAGCGGCGGATCGAGAATCGAAAGAACGACTTCGCCAGATTGACATGGTTACATCAAATGTGTCCAAGTTGCGCGCCGAAATTAATCGAAAAATGACAGAGGTGGATCGCCGATCCACTCAAATGTCTACGATGACTGATAGATCAATAGCAAAGTTAAGTACAGATCTTGGAACGATCAAGAAGGGAATGGCGAGACAGAATAGTGCTATTCAAACAATTGGAAATCAAAAAGGAATAAGAGAAGTTCAGACATCTGTTAATACAATGATGAAGACCATGAGTAAATCTGTTGATTATCTTGCTCGTGGTGTTAGAACTACATCAGCAGAAACTATGAGAATGACCAAAAACGCTATTGGTCAATATGGAAAAGCGATTAGTGAAGATATTAGTATAAACAAACAAAATACAATTGCAATGGCGATGGCCAAATCATCTCCACTATTTGGTTACTTTGCATCAAAGTTTATGGAGACTGAGGTCTATTCTGAATTTACAGATAAAATTAAACAAAAATTTAGTGACGCGTTTAAAGCTATTACTCCATTGTTTACAGGAATCTTTAGACAACTTGGAGAGAAACTTTCGAACCTCCGCTATCTATTTGCTAGAAAACCAAAAATTGAATACTCAGATGAATCCTTACGAGCGATGGGTAATGTTGCAGCAACTGTTCGAGGATATGGTGAAAAAGCTGCTGCTAGAAATAATAAAAAGAAGAAGATTCCTCACCTTGCGTCCGGTGGTACGATTAAGAAATCAGGGTTAGCTAAAGTCCATAAAGGTGAAGTAGTAATGCCAATGGACGAACTCCTGAGAGAAATTGATAGAAAAGCAGAACAGCAAGGGGATTCTAAACTTGCTAGAACTTTTATGGGCGGTTTGACCGTCATGTCTCAGGATATGGCCAACATTGAAAAGTATGTTGCCAGAGCTGAGATGGAGAAGCCAAGAGAAAGAAAGGGACTTGCAAGAACGTTTGTAGACGCATTTAAGAAAGCCAAAGACTCTGATACTTTACAATGGCAAGAACGTCTTCTTAGAGCTACTCTTGAACTAAAAACAGAATTAGTTGGTTCAACTGATAGAATGAAGTTAGCATGGCAAGAAACTCTTATTCAACATCCAACTTTTCGTAATATTCTTGCACTTACAAAAGGTTTACATGCAGCTTTCACACTTCCTCTGAGATATCTTTTCGCAGCTCGTGGTGGGTTCATGGGTCTGTGGAGAAAAGCAACCAGATCTAAAAACATATTTCAAAATATGGTTTCTGGTCTTGGATTGATGTACACTCAGTGGTCGCCTAAGTTTGATTTGATGGCGAAAAGTCTTTCTCAGTTGTCTGATGAGGAATATAAGAAAGCAGCTACAGATAAAACTCATACACAATTCGACAAGTTAAAAGCTTGGGTTGAAGGAAAAGAATCTCCAGGTGGTAAACCAAAGAAGTTTGGTGAAACACTTTTTACCGCGTATACTAGTTTCTTAGGTCTTGATAAAGCAGAACTTGATAAAGCAGGGATAACTACATTTTCTGATATGAACCCAAAGACGCTCATGGAGAAAGCTGGGGTTTCAAAGAAAGTTCTTCAAGAAAAATGGCGTCAATCATTTAGAAAAACAGGTGCTGATGTAGCAACATCTGAAGCAAAAGCTAAATTAAATCCGTTAGCTGATGTTATTAAAGATAGAATTGATGACGTAGTTTTTGATGCAACATTTGCTCTAAAAGGAATTAAAAAGGGTGGTGTTGCAGGTGCCAAATTAAGAGCTCAAGCAGTTGGTACTAGAATAAAAGGTGTTGGTAGCAAAGTCAAACAAAAGATATCAGATGCTGATAAGAAAAAAATGGCTGTTCAAGCTGGAATTTTACTAGCTTCTGGTGGCTGGTCCACTGGTATGGGTCTTGTTGGTGAAGGTGGATCTTTTAATAAAGAAGAATGGGCGAGAAAGAAGCAATCAGTTAAAGATTTACCTGACACATTAAAGGGACTTCCAGAAGAATTTCGAAAAGACCCAAAAGGAATGTTGAAGAAATCTGGTAAGTTTGGATTGAATCATGGCTTGACAGCTTACATGCTTGGAAGTAGATTTTTACCCCGTGCTGCTAAGGGCGGAGTTATACATAAAACTGGAAAACTAATTGGACATAAGGGTGAAGTAATTTTACCTCTTAGAAAAGTTTTTGAACTTATAAATACATTTGCACGCAGTACGTGGGCACTTGTTCAAAAACTTAACCCCTTAACAAAGCTTGGGGAGATTTTCAAAAAGGGACAATCTAAATTTCCATTTCAACTTAAAAGCAAATTAGCAGATTCTTCTAAAATTGGCACCAAGTTGATGGGAGTTTACTCTACCATTTTACAAAAGAAACATGAATTCTGGGCGAGAAGAACATGGAAGAAAGAAGTAAAATTACAAAAAGAAACTCTACGGGAAAGAGAAAGATTTGCAAGAAAATTTGAAAAAATTCGAGACAAGAGTGATACCATTTCTGAGAAGGCTAGAACCAAATTAGAAAAAAGATCTGAAAAGTTTTATGAAAGATCAGAAAATCTTAGAAATAAATCAGCAGAGAATACACAAAAGCGTCAAACGAGATGGGAAAAAATTAGAGCAAGAGTACAACAAAAGTTTGATGCTAAAGTAGACAGAATGCGTGAATATGCTGGCATGAAAGCAGCAAGAAAACAAGCAAAAGTACTTTCTAAATATGATCGATTAATGCATAAGGATCGAGTAACGTATGCAAAAAAAGCTCGAGATTACAAAAAACAACTAAACGATGAAATAATTGGAGAGGCTAAAGCTCTACAAAAACATCATCGTAGAACAATGACATTTTATAGAAGACTTCATGGCTGGTTTGCTGGTAGAGAAGAGCGACGCCAAAAAAGAATGGAGAAATCTCAACAAAAGATAGCGAACCAACGTGAAAAGATAATGAAGAAGACTGCTAAAATTAGAGAAAAAATTGAGAAAGACAAATTAAAATTTGCGTTAAAACTTGAAAGAGCAAAGGCTAAGCAACAAGGTAAAGCTGCAAGAAGACTTCAAAAAATGAAGTTGAAATTAGATCTTCAAAAACAAAAAATACAAGCTAAGAAAGATCAGAAGAAAAATAGAATCAAATTGAAGTTAGATAGAGAAAGAATGAAGGTAGAAGCGATTCAGATGAAGAAAAAATGGAAGATTGAACGCGCTAATATGAAAATAGAAACAAAGAAGATGAAGGAACAATTAAAAGAAGAAAAGAAGACATTGAAAAAAGAACGAAAGGCTGCTAGAAAAGAACGAAGACAAGCCAGAATGGAATATTGGTCAAAGAGATGGGAACAGATTAGAGAATTTCCTAAATCAGTAGAAAAGTTTAGAAGTGATGCAAGAAATGCAACAAGCAAGCAGTATAAAATATTAAAAGACCAAAGAGATAGTTTGTCCACCATCAGAGGTGTGCAATTAAAGATGAAAAAAGTATTTCCAACATTCACAAGAATGCTTGGAGGTATTGGTAAGGGTATAAAGAAACTAGGCGGCGGTTTTTTGAAATACTTAATGATGGGATTTAGTTTCTTATCAAAAATGGTAGGACCTGGAATCATTGCTCTAATTAAATGGCTTCCTGCTATAGCAATATCACTTGGTCAGAAAGCTCTTGGTGGTATTGGAAGTGCTGTAGGTGGGATTGGTAGTAGATTAGCCGCAGGTGGTGCCGGTGCGTTCGCGGGAGCTGCAGCAGGTGTTGGAGGTTTAGCCTGGGGCGCCATGGATGCTTACAAAGGTGTCGGTAAAGCTAAAGAGTGGGGTACATCAAAAACCGGAGCTGGTATTGGTGGTTTCCTTGGAGGAACAGAAGAGCAATTTTCTGCTGCTGGAGCAATGAAAGGCGCTGGAAAAGGCGCAATGATTGGAGCAGGGATTGGAACACTAGTTGGTGGACCTTTTGGAACAGCTATTGGTGGAGCTATTGGAGCAATTGCTGGTGGTATTCTTGGTTTTGTCGGTGGTCAGAATATTGCTAAAGCGATGGATTGGATCGGAAATAAGATTAAATCTCTAGTTAAGGGTGTTGTATCATTCATTACTTGGCCGTATAGAATGATGTGGAAAGCATTGCAATGGGCGAAGGACAAAATGATCTCGGGTCTTTCAAAGATTCCTTTCATTGGAAAGTACATTAAGAAGTGGGCAGTAGGTGAAAAAACCGACGACGAGAAATTTGAAGAAGCTAAAGGAAAGTGGGCGGAACGTAATAAAAATATAAAAACACCAACTATGCAACGAGGTGGTATTGTAAGACACCCAACAAAAGCTAATCTTCATGGTGGAGAAGTAGTTGTTCCTCTCCCACCTGGAGTTGCAGAAACAATGGCGAGATCAGTTATGAGTCCTAGTGAACTTGCTAAAAGACAAGCTGGTATGGATATTGCAAGAACTAGAGCTGGAGTTAACCCACTATTAGCATCTGATGCTGCCACAAGAAACTCAATGGGACAAGGTAATGGAGCAGTTGTTACAAGCGTAAATAATATAGTTAGTGCAGTATCAGCAAATAATTCAACAGCGTCTACTACTGCCAATTCTGGTGTAGGTGGAGGCGCAGGAATGATGAACGGTGGGATTGATTATGCATCACAAGTAGTAATGGGAGATATAGGATAATGGCAACAACAGGACCTACTATAACATCAAAACATACAACAGAACCTAAAGAACAACCTGGCGGATGGTCAAAAGATGACTGGGCGTTTCATCAAGCCAAACTCGCAGCTCGTGCAAGGATGAAGAAAGAAGAAGCTGCGGCTCGGGCAGCACGAGAAGGAAAAGGAACACCATTAGAATCAGTTTTGGGTCTTCCGCCTGGAAACTATACTACAGATGATGTGATTAAAGCTTCTATGCCCATAGCGCGTATAACTCCTTGCGAGCCAGAATTTCAGCCAGGGTTTACATTATTTAAAATCGCACCGAAACAAAGGATGTATCTTGATCTTCTTGAATCTCATGGGTTTACCACAAAAATGCCTCTACAGCTTGCATTCTTAGCGGACAGTTTTCCAACTGATACATTTTCTAATGAATACGGTGAAAGTTTTTTACAGAAAACTACTGATGTTGCATCTTCAGCTGCTGGTGAAATTAATCAAATAATGGGAACTAAAAAAGCCACAGATGCGATGGACAAAATTACAAAAGCATTGGAAGGAACAAAGACAAAGAGTGCAGGAGTTAATGCCGTAGTCGGTGGAATTGGCTCTGCTCTAGATTTTACTAAATCTGGTCTTACCGGTCTTGGTAATATGCTGGCAAATAACACTGGTGGTTTCGGAGGGATGGCCAAAAGCGGAGCCAATCTTGTTGATAGAATGTTGGCTGGAGCAAGAGTTGACTTTCCTCAAGTATGGAAAAATAGTGGATTTGCTCCATCATATACTATGACTGTTAGATTGTATAATCCCAGTCCTGGTAATTTAGAATCTACTCGACGACATATTATTGGTCCTATATGTGCTATCATGTTACTTGGTATTCCTAGAACGATAGATGGGAGTACATATAACTGGCCGTTTTTACATAAAATTCAAGCGCCAGGAATTTATAATCTAGACCCTGCTTTTATCACAAATATCACAGTTATTAAGGGTGGTGATCAACAATCTATTGGTTGGAATCAACGCTTAGCAATGGTAGATGTCAGAATTGATTTTGGTAGCTTATACAATAGTATGATTGCTGGTGAGAAGTATGAATCTCAATCAAGACCAACACTTAAGAATTATCTTGCAGCATTAGAGGAACAAGAAGAAGTTGAAACGGGGTTGATGTATAAGAAAAGTATAGATCATAATTGGCCTAAATATGTACAAAACAATACTGCCGACAAAAATATGGCAAAGGTGTTGTCTAAACAAGATCCAGATCCAGAAACGACACCAGACAATCGAGTAGCGAGTTCTAAGAAAAACAAGGCTCTTGAACTAGCTTTAGCGGCAGAAGGTGCTGCATTTGAACTTTATGCTGTTTAACTATACTTCTTTCTTTTATCTGCTGTTAGTCCACAAAGATCATTGCGTAGAATCATTGTGATGTATAGAGCGAGGTAGGAATTGATGGAGAATTTTGTTTGATTTGTTAAACTATCATATTTTTTATCGTAAGCTATTTCTTTCAATAACATCATGAGTAATTCATACACCTGTTGTTTAAAGTAAATTTGTTCTCTTGTTCGTTTAATACCCATAAGCTTCTTAACATATGGATAAAAACCCTTCCCACAAATAGCGTTTACATTCTTCAAATTCTTTAAAAACAACTGTAAACACATTCTGATATTGTCTGTATATTTGACATTACATAATTTAGCACTAAGCTGTGTTGCAAGAGCGGTGCTAATTTTGGTGTATTTCTTCGCATCCATTATTGCTTTTTTGTCAATTTCTTTATATACAGTTATTTTCTTCACAATATCATTAATAACATTTACATATCTTTCTTGTGATTGAGTTTGATATTGATTCTCATCTTCATTAGGTTCAGGTTCAGTTTTGATTCCCCCGCCTTTAGCTCCTTGATAATAAACAGATGCAAAGCTCTTAATGCTCTGACTAATCCTTGTACGATATTCTGTAATAAATGCTGAAATTTTATCTCGATTTAGAGTTTCTAAACCAATGGTATGTCGTTTGATCATTGCTTTTGATAAGAAATAAATTCCATTACCAATAGTCTTCTCTCTAAAAAAGAGATGTGTTTTTGCTAGATGTTCAAGAGCGTATCGAAAATAATCATCATTACAATGTGGTATTTGTCTATACATTAAATTCGCATATGTTCTAATCCCCATAAATAACATCATGGTTGGATAACTACCACGTTGTGATTTGTTAATTAGAAGATTATGCATACAAAATACATAAAACATTGTAACACGGTCGGTCGGAAGTAATCTCGTTGCTTCAGGCATTCCCTTCCAGAATCTCTTCGGAAAAGGTCTTAAGTCTTCATCTTTCAGTCCACAAATACTAAGAAACTCATGGTAATGTTTATGGTGAGCAGGGTAATAACAAGGCTCACTCATTCTCATTAGTTCCGTACCAGCGGTTTTATTGAGATAACTCTTAAGCCGAGTATAATTTATATTTGCTTTTGATAGTAATATATCCATTATGCTTCCACCGAAGATAATACTCTACATATAATATTTGATTTTGTAAAATACACAAACTCTGGAGCATATTCCAACAATTCTGTTTGTGTAAACTCCTCTAACTTGTAGTTAAAGAATATATTTGAGGTTGGTCTTATGAGTCTACAGTGTTTTACACCATCAACATTTTGCACAACATCGATGATTTCAGACCGATAAATATTAACATTCGGGCCAAAACGGCTCTGAAATTCACTATACAAGCCATTTTTAACACTATCAACAATCTGCGCTTCTGTTGCATCACTGTTTGGATCTCGTATTATTTCAAGTTCAATAATTAGAGGAATTTGATAGCTAGGAACAACCCATCCTCTTTGAGTATAGATATATTTCGTTGCTTTGTCAGTAACTGTTAGGATATCATCTGTGTTTGGAGTTGTGAATGTCCATGTCTGAGCTGTTGAATCTACACATAAAGCAATATCATGATCATGTCCATCCCAATCTCCACCTTCTTTTCCGCTAACAATATATCGATCCCCAACACTTCCAATCGGAACGGAACAATCTCCAAAGTCAATTACAGGCTGCTTTGTTGGGGTGTTTAAAAGCATATTTGTCATCAATCCTGTTGTGTTACTAAACTTAACATTGATAAAATCAGTTAACATTCTATAGTTGACAAAGTCCATTGATTGCATGGTGGCTTGAAGTATTTGGAGTTCGAAAGTTCTCTGGTCAATTGCATCATAGTAAGATTTTTTAACAACAGGAATGTCATAAATGATTGTACTTGTACCATCAATAACAGTATTGGATAACATAAACTCGTCAAGATCTTGTCGAAAAACTAATGATGTTGAGTATTCAGAAATTAATCCACCAGGATTACTCAATCTGAAATAATATGTATTGTTGTTTTCAGGAACGTTAGTGTATGGATTAAATGTATATTCGAAATAACCACCATTAACTCCCGGAACATTTGTCATTGTATAAGAGGTTTCATTTTCAACAATTGACATGGTGCATGTGCATAAATTAAAATTAGATTCATCTGAGTAGTATGATAATCTATATACTGCAGTATTTCCAGATTTGATTACTTCAAGATTATTAACATACAAAGAGTAGGGATTACTAGCAAAACTTTGAACTAAAATAGGAACCAGTTCAACTTCAGACATGATATAATGATAATATGCTGCGGAGTTCATTATATCTACTGTCATATCAAACAATGTATAATAATCGGTTCCATTAATAGATATTACGGTATCTCTTGGAATATATGACGTACCACCAAGAACTTCAAGCAATGCGTTTCTCATTGGGACAAGATCATCACCGTATTCAAGAGTTGTAAATAATTGAACTTCATTAACTGTAAGGTCAGATCGTTTTAACACAGGGATGGAATTATTAGCAAGAGGTGAATTTTCTATTACAACATTTGCATTTTCAAAATCACTTTTGGTAACGAGTCTTCCCAACGCTGTTAGGGATGCAATTGCATTCTGTCTTGTTGCTTCTAAGTCCTCTTCATCACTACCGCCGCTTGCTGGTGATGGATTTGTCAGAGAATAGTTAACTGATTGTGTTAATGGAGGACTACCCTGTTGTGTGTAAATTTTATCTCCTTGAGTAATGGAGCCAGCGATAACGTTTCCATCTGCTCCCCCTGTTTCAAGAATATCAACAACAATTGTAGAACCTGGAGTTGGTTGTATACCAATAAGACCATTACCAAAGAATAACATTACACCTTCATCTGTTCTTCTATAAACATAACCATAATCAGTAGACGACATAAGATAAAGACTGTCAAATGATTCGTATAATCTTCCTGTATCATTGGGCGGTGAGCCTGGTTCTTTAATATGAACTTCAATATCAGAAATTTTACCTGCGAATGGAACAGCAATGTCGCTAAACTGATAAATTTGAAGATCAGAATCCATTTGAAATTCTTGTGTTGTTGTTTTATATTGTCTAACAGGTAATAGAAAACTAAATTGATTTTCTCCTGTAGTATCAATATCAACAGGAATAGGAAACACGCTTCCGTCTCGATTAATCTCAACGTATGCAGAAACATTATTTGTTACTGTAATTGTTGTGGTATAAAATGGATGAAAAATAATTTCTCCAGCTTTAAACTGAAAGTCTTCATCAATAGAAAATGTTACACTTGCATCTGTAAACCCGAAGGGAATTGATACAAGAACATTAGCTGTGGCATACTTAGCTACTGCCGGACGATATCCAATGAAAGCGGCTAAATTCAAAACAGATTCTTGAAGTTGAGCTTTGGTGAGAAAGAATTCTCTATAAACAGAAGTTTGGTAGAATAGAAGATTAGACGTAAGAGTTGCAAGGGTGTCTATTACAAAAGAAAGAAAAGATGATTTCGAAAGATCTACATTCTCTAGTTCTAAATAGTCTTTCATAAAATCGGAGATTTGCAGTCTTATCTGATCTCTCGATAAATAAATTTGTGTCGAAATATCTGTCATATCAATCCTCTAAACTTGGTAAAATCCTGAGTTTGGATCCCACAATGATGTTAGTCTTTTCTTCAAGGTTTCATTTTTTGCCAGTAATTTAGCAAGAGCTAACCCATCATCTAATGTATGAACTTTCTTATCATAGTCAAAAAATACATAAGTGTTCACAACATGAGGTTCAACCTCTTCTAATGCATAACTATGATATGGTCGAATTGTCAACTTCCAAAATCTTTTATCAGTATTTGGATGAATTTCTCTTCCTTCAACAACAAATAGAGGGTATTTGTTATTAGTTGGTCTCATATAAGCTTGTTCTAATTTTACAATGTCTCCAGCATAAGGTGTGATGCCATATGAACTTGGGATTACGAAAGTTGAAACTTGTTCTTTATTAAGTCCAGTTTCTTGAGCATCAAAACCAGTTGTTATTTCATCAAAGAAGTAGCAAGGAAGAAGAAGATACTTGTCCATTCTCACACCTGATAAGTCACCAGTCCATTCGTAAGGACCTCCCATCATCTCTTCATCATCCCAGATAGTATCATCTCTGTTAATGTTATAGTAGTTAACAAGAAACGCCACACCAGTTTTGGAATAGTAATCATAAACAAGTCTCTGATAATCGTGAATATAACTATAGAGCCTTTCCCAGTTTTGCATGACTATCCATCCCCTAATATATTTATGAACATAACACCAGTCCAAGACGCGCTGCTTAGTCTTGAGCAGCCATTTTACGTGCTTTCATTCTAGCTTTCAATACTGCTTCTCGTAATTTTGCCTCTGCTTTAACAAGCTTGTGACGTTGTGCCGACATGAGTTTATAGAGTTTCTTCTCACAATTTTTATGGTGTTTTGGATTTGGTAATTTCTTACATTTATGAAACTCTCTTGTTACTATACGCAATGATTCAGAAACAGCACGATACCTACAATGAGCATAAGCTAGATTTTTATCTGGTGCATTTGAAGCTTCAACTCGTTGGATACATTTATATCTAGCTGAATCCACCATATAGTTAATTACTAAAGCCAATCCTGGTATTGGATATTTAATAGTAGCTGCTGTTAGACCAATCTTAAGAATTAGTTCAATTTTAGGATTGGATTTAACTGGTGGTGGGAGCTCTGCCTCTTTGAGAGTTGCGCATAGCCTTTTTAGTTGAGGTTCTGGCATCTTAGAGATACCGTGATATAGATTCAAATGTTCTTCAAATGATAATTCTTTTCTTATAGTAGGACTGTTCGAGATGACGTTTAATAGGTTTTCTCTATTAAGTTTTGTCATTTTAAATCCTACCCTTTTACTCTATTCATATCTGGACGTTTTGAAGAGGTTAAAGCTGCTTTTGCTTTTTGTAATTTAACTAATTGTTTCTCTAATTTCTTTGACCATTTGATTAACACTTTGTTTAGTTTTTTCTCACAAGCGATTGGTCTTTTTGAACCTGAACAACGACTTATTTGTGATTTAATATCATTGACAACACTCTGTGCTGCTCGAACTTGGCATTCATATTTACAAACTTTTCTTTCAAGTGGCTTACCAAACTTTCTTAAACATACCTGATAACATGGGTCTGTGGCCTTTCGAAAGAAATAATATGTGACCATAGTAATTGTAGGACCGCCTTTTCCCATAAACATTCCGCCAGCGATCGCGGCTAAACCATATTTAAGAAACTTCTTAAATTTAGATTCGAAGTCACGAACACCTACTTCTGAAAGAGGTTGGCAGTTATAAAAAATTGCAGATATAGATTGTTCATAGGACATATCCCTAACCCACTCAGCCATTTTGACTTGCTCTTTAAAAGATAGAGATTCATGGATATGTTTACTTTGAACAACGAGATCTAGCAGAGCTCTTTTACAACTCCATTCAATTAATTTTTTATTAGAACCCATAAGGTTACTCCTACTTTAAAACTTTTCTAGCAAGTGCAACTCTTTGTCGCATTTTACCGGCTTGAAATGTATCAGAGACAAAATCTTCTACTTTGATATCACCTGTCAATTTAAAAACTTGTTCACGAGCTTGACGACTTACCTGTTGATCATACTCCAAAACAAAATCTGCCATGTATTTAGATTTCGGTATTTTAACTTCAAAATTGCCTATGTCTAGCTTTTTTGCTTTACAAGCAGCCGATTCAATTACTACAAATGGATGATCAGGGTTTCGTGCAGTGTATTCTTCTTGTGTATCAAAAAAGTTTTGCATTTTTTGAAGAGGACCCTTCTGTACCACAATCGCCCAGAATGCTTTTTCAAGATCCTCTCGAAGTTCTCCAGCTAAAACAAATACATAAAATTGTTGATTATCAACTGGAGTTACAAGCACAATTAACATGGATTCAAAAGTTCTCTTTTTTGAGAAGAAGGCTTTTTTATAATGTTTGACAGCACAAAGATGAGCTTCCATATTTAAACTCCTATTCTAATAAACTCAAACTATTTGGATCTATTGTAGCACTTAGTTCTCCAATGTTCCCATCATATCGACATTGAATATCAACAACAAATCCTTTTCGGTTTGGTAAAAATGAAACGTCCACGCTCACAATAGTAGCTCTATCATCAAACAAAGGAAGTCGAAAATAAATTTCTTCCTTTATTGTATCAAGAGTGTTCTTATCAGCTGGATCAAAAACGTATTTATATAAGTCACTGCCATAGTTTGGATCAAAGCTTGCTGATCGAAGTGGGGTTAGTAAAATATTTCGCCAGGAATTCAAGATAACATTTAGGTCAGCAATTCTTTTAAAATCCCCAGTTGCAGCAATTGATGACGTATAATCCGCAATGCGTCCCTGCGATCCAACAATATGCTTTTGAAATTTTTCTAAAATCCCTGACATATATTACCTCTTACTTATTTGCTTCCTCTTCCATCATTTTTTGTTTTTCTTCTTCCAAGTTAGATTTCCATTTAATGTAAGCATAGAACTTATAAATGGGCATCATCATAACTTGTTGATAAGATTGTTTACTCATCTCCATACAAGTGAAAATGTTTTGATCGAGATTATTACGAAATTTATCTATAAGATCATACGCTGTAGAGTACTCGAAAAAAGGCAGACACCAAATCGATGTCAATCACCTCCTCCGCCCCACAGTGTGTACAGGAACTGCGCATTTTTAACTCGATTCCATATTGTCCAAAAGATTCTCTATACTGTTTATATATAGCTCGTTTGTCCATAGCTGGAAGAGTTAAATAGGCATCTAGAATATCAGCTCTATCATCATAGATTGTAGGTTCAACTTTTTTCTCAATATCTTGTTCGAATTTAGAAACAATTAAAGTTTCTGTTACAACTTCTGGAGTTGCATTTGGTCTATGTCCAAGAGTTTTCATTGCGTTTGCTTCATCAGCCAGAGTTGGTTGTTTAACAAATGCAGTAACCCCTTGGGATCTTGGAAGTTCTACTTTTTCTGTTTGTGATAATATTGTTTTGCCGGGAAAATGCTTGAAAGTAAATGTATCAGAAGCTTGCACGGTGACAGCATAATCCTTTCGGCATGAAGAACACGTAACATCATAATCTCGTATTTCTCCATACGAAATATGATAGAGACCATATAAAAGAGCATCTCGATCTTTTAATGTAACCCCTTGCATGAAAGCATCATAATCTTTAATTGCAGTGGGTTTTTTAACAATCGCTTCAAATATACATTTATTAAGATGATCAGTAACCTTTTGAGGCGTCATTAAACTTCCCTTCAAACGTTCTTCTTCTTGGACATTTAATGACCGCACTGTAAACGATTGCTTTGTTTGTGGTGTAATAACTTCATACTCTGGATATGTTAGATTAAAACCTTGAAATGACATGATAAAACTCCTTTCTTTCTTGTCTAGTCTGTTATTCACAAAAAGACCCGCTCAAACAAAATGTCTAAGCGGGTCTTTTTAGATTTAATTAGCCTCTTAATTTATTTTGAAGCTTAGCAACTCTTGCTTGAATTCCAGCCTTACATTTTGCTGGATCTTTGGACTTCGCACATGCTGCTGCTCCCTTCTGGGTTGCTGCGATTTGTGCTTTAACAGCTACTTGTCTAGCCTTGGCCATACAACCTGCTTTATCAGCAGCGCCCTTACAGGATTGTGCCGCCTTACTAAAGTAGTTTTTATAAACCTTTGTTCCGGCGTAGATAGCTGTAGCTAATGCTGCTGTAGCAGCCATTGCCTTTGCTCCAGGAACCTTTGATAGACTTTTGACTGCACCACCAACAGATTTGCCAGCTTTACCCATTTGTTGGCCAGCTTTACCCATGTCAGCTTTTGCACCACGTAGATGAGCACCAGCAGCCTTTTTCATTCCTCTTGCTTTTACTTGAGCATCAAAAGCTGCATTCTTCCCTTTCTCAACACCAGCGGCAACAGCTTTCTTTCCAGATGCTACTGCGCCTCTAGCTGCGGATGAAACTTTAGCACCTTTGTGGGCTGCTTGTTTCTTGAGAGCTCTACCCTTAAACTGGGCGTCAAACTTAGCTGCAGATGCCTTATCAGCAACTTTACCAGCAGCTTTCTTTGCACCTTCAACACCCTTCTTAGCGGCGCCAACTACAGCTTTCTTTGCTTTACCAGCTTTATAAGCAGCTCTCTTTTTCAAGGCTCTTGCTTTAAACTGAGCATCAAACGCCATGTCCTTGGGACTCTTTTCTTCTAGATATCCAGACTGAGTCAGAAACTCAAGAACTGGAACAGCAGAAGACAGACCATCACCAGAAATAGGACCGACTTCATAAAGCAAGTTCATTGTAAGTTTTTTACCAAGCCATTCAGAGATCTCGGCATAGTTTTCAACAACCGTTTCTCTGAATCTAGCAAAAACTTCTGCCTCTGCAATGTCATTATATTTTTCTTCAGGTACTTCACCATCCATAACCATTGAGATTACTTGATAGTCGGTAGCCTCGTTAATAACAAAATTACAAAGAGCTGTTTTTGCATCCTTGTCCATGTTTTCATTTAGTCTAATAACCTCTCGTAGAGCTATACGTGCTGAACCAAGAAATAGCAACGAGTCAGAAACATTATGTTCCATTATTATATCCTCCTGTATTTTTTCTTAATTTTATTATGGCGTTGGTTGATATGAATTCACGTGGTTCTTTGCTGTCATGTAAATGCCTTCAGAGAAGCTCTTGCATTTATCATAGACCCATTTCTCATGCCAAGCATAATCGACATTAAATTCAATCTCGATATCTAGTCGACCCACTGTTTCAACATCACTTGTAAACAAATCTTGTGGATCTTTGGATGGGAACATTCCGTCATAACACGCATAGTATTCAATAGTCTGTGCATCCGGTGCTGTAGTCCAGTA